GGATTATATTTTCTAAATAATGTACCATAATTTAATTACTTAAAGGTGCTTTAATTGTTGGGTGAAATTCATAACCATTTAGTTCAAAACAATCTGGTCTATATGATAATATTTTTTCACTAAATGATTTTGGTCCCATATGTTGTTTTACTTTTTCGTGCTGATACCAATTTCTTTCTGTTATTGTAACAGTTGGTAAATCGTATGGTGTTCTATTGATTTGCTCTTTGGCTTGCTCAATATGATTTTTGTATAAATGTACATCTCCCAAATTACCAATCAACTCATCAGGTATCATATTAACTTCTTTTGCAATAATCTCCAATAACAATCCATAAGATGCTATGTTAAATGGTAATCCTAAAAATGTATCTACACTTCGTTGATTCCACATTAGAGAGATTGTTCTTTTTGGGATGTTATTTTCATCCATTCTTTTGAGTTTAAGTTCATCAATTAAATGATGAATAAAGATGTTTTTTTCATTAGAATAAATACCGTCTAACTTACTGATTTGGATTTGGCATCTCTCTTCAAAACTCAACTCTCTCGTATAAACTTGGAATCCATAATGACAAGGTGGTAAAACCATTTGGTCTAACTCCGCCACATTCCAAGCATTCACCATCAATCTTCTACTATCTGGATTTGTTTTAAGGTCATGTACCAATCGTAGTATTTGGTCATACCACAATGAACCTTTCTCATTACCATTCATATCCATCCAACCTTGCCACTGTCTCCATTGTTTTCCATAGATTGGTCCTAAATCACCCCACTCTTTGGCAAATACTTCATCGGTTTTGATTTTGTTGGTGAATTGTTCTTTCGTTAAATAGTGTTCGTGTCCTATTGGTGCGTTATGTAAATACACTTTATAAGCATCACCATCCCAAATGTGGCAATCATAATCCAATAAGAATTTGATGTTAGTATCACCTCTTAAAAACCATAGGAGTTCAGTCACCATAGTTTTCCATGCCATCTTCTTTGTGGTTAGTAATGGAAACCCTTGTGACATTCTGTGGCGAATCTGTCTACCAAATACTGAAATAGTACCAGTACCAGTTCTATCACTTTTCTCAACCCCGTTATCTAAAATATCTTCTAATAAATCTTGGTACTTTTTATCAATTGTGTTCATTATCTAATATATACAAAATTGGTTATACAATATCTACCATATCCGCTATACGGCTCTACCTGTTCAATCATTTTAATAGGTGTTACTTCATGCAATCTCCAAGATGGAAATATAACTAACCTATTGTTTTTATATTCAATTCCAGCATCTAACTCTGGTAATATTAAATCACCACCCTCAAACTTTTTAGGTTCTTTATGACACCAATATAGATATGTTAAGATTGATGTATCAGTATGTGCTTTGTAATAATCTTTTTCTTCATAATAACTTATTAAGGTTGCATCATAGTTGGTGTGGTGTATATACTTAAAGCAATTATCCATACCATCAAAGTTTTCCGTAACCGCTGGTGAAAATAGCTTTCTATTTAAAGTTAGTATGTTTGATAATTCGCGTCTAACATAGATACCATCTAAAAATATAGCAGAGTTTTGTTTTAACGCTTCACCGGTGTTCAAATCATGTGCAGTACCAGTTTCTTCGGGTGGCATTAATTTTCTATCATAGGTTAGAAAATCTAATTCTTTCCAAATATCTATTTGTTCTTCATTTGTATAGAAATCATCTATAACCAAAAAATCTTCTGAATAACTTGTTATTTTCATATTACTTTCCTACCGATGGATATACAAATAAAAATTTTGAGATAGAATATCTACCTTTACCTCGTCCAACTTCACTCATTGATATAGGTGATACTGAATGTACATTGTGTGATGGGAATATAACCAATCTATTGTTTTTCATACCAATAACCTCACCAATTTGATGTAGAGTTAAATCACCACCCTCAAATACTTTTGGTTCTTTATAGCACCAATATAAACAAGTTAGAATTGCTGCATCAGTATGCGGTTTATAGTGGTCATTATTCTCATAGTAATTCAATAGAGTCCTATCAAAGTTCACATAAAATGCATACTTAAATTCAGGACTCATTGTTGAAAATCTCTCATATATTTCTGGACAAATAAACTTATCATACATATTAAGTATTGATGAGTCCTCTCTATTTTCATAGTAATCATCCAAAAATATACCAGAGTTTTTCTTTATAATTGTACCATCATCACCCTTTGCTCCCGCAGTTTCGGATGGTGGTTGTAGTGCATTTTTACTTTGTATAGTATCCAATTCTCCCCATAACGATAGCAACTCGCTTTGATTAAAGAAATCATCTACAATTAAATATTGTTTGGAATTACTTGTAATTTGCATATCCCGCTTTTTGTTTTAGTTTTCGGTTTTCCTCAAAGTAATCTTCGTTTACCTTTTCACTATAATCTTCACTAAACATAGCGTATCTGATAAATTCTTTACGATTAGCTTTGTCCAACCCACTCAAACCAAACTCATACTTACCAACCAGTATTTTTAGAGTCTCAACCTCTTCATCTCTGATTCGGTTTTTCATTTCATACTCACCTTGTAATCCATCTATTACACTTTGCAATGAATCAATTGTACGAGTTTGAATCTCATAGTTTTCTTTACTCATTGCAACAATTGGCTTGTATTCTTTGTATTTTTCAGATAATGCAAGTATAATAATTGAAGCCATCAGTATTAGAGGCGAATATCTTAAAAACTTATCCATATTAGTTTATTTTTTAGGGTTTAATTCTTCTTTATCAATTGCCACTACACATTCAGTAGTAAGTAATAATGATGCGATTGATGCTGCGTTTTCTAATGCTAAACGAGTTACTTTTGTTGGGTCAATGATACCAGCTTCTACTAAATCCTCAAACCTTTCAGCTCTTGCATTATATCCCACATTACCATCATTATTCTTAACTGCGTTGATTACAACATCAGCCATACCACCACCATTTGTTACAATAGTCCGTAGAGGTGATTCAATTGCTTTACGAATAATATCAACACCAGTCTTTACATCACCGCTTACATCCAAAGTATAAAGGATTTTTTGAGCCCTAATCAATGCAGTTCCACCACCTGGCACAATACCCTCTGCTACTGCTGCTCTAGTTGCGTGAAGTGCATCATCTACTCTATCCTTCTTCTCCTTCATCTCTACTTCCGTAGTTGCTCCAATTTGTAAGATTGCTACACCACCAGATAGTTTTGCTAATCGTTCTTGTAGTTTCTCACGTTCGTAATCCGATTGGGAGTTTTCAATTTGAGTTTTGATTTGGTTTACTCTTGCTTCAATATCTTCCTTCTTACCATAACCATTGATAATTGTAGTTGAATCTTTACCAATGATAACCTTTTCAGCCGTACCCAAATCTGCTAATGTAAGTGTTTCTAATGTTACACCCATCTCATCTACAACAACTGAACCATTTGTTAGTACACCAATATCTTCCAATGTTTGCTTTCGTTTATCACCAAAGCCAGGTGCTTTAACTGCCGCAATCTTCAATGAACCACGAACTCTATTTACTACCATAGTTGCAAGTGCTTCACCATCTACATTTTCAGCAATGATAATCAATGCTTTATCGGTTTGTACTACTTGCTCTAATATAGGTAGAATATCCTTCATAGATGTAATTGCCTTATCACACAATAGAATGTATGGTTTTTCCAATACTGCTTCCATAGTTGATTGGTCAGTTACAAAGTATGGTGATAGATAACCTTTATCAAATTGCATACCTTCCACAATCTTTACAGATGTTTCCGTACCCTTTGCTTCTTCTACTGTGATTACACCATCTTTACCAACCTTCTCCATTGCGGTTGCAATCATAGAGCCAACCTCACTATCGTTATTAGCAGATACAGTTGCTACTTGCTCAATTTCAGTTGTAGTTGATACTTTCTTTGAAATGGTTTGTAACTCCGTAACAATAGATGATACTGCAATATCAATACCTCGTTTTAAATCCATTGGATTTGCTCCAGCGGTTACATTCTTTATACCCAAATTAAAAATAGATTGTGCTAACACAGTTGCTGTTGTTGTACCATCACCAGCCATATCTGCCGTTTTAGATGCTACCTCTTTTACTAATTGTGCACCAATGTTTTCAATTGGGTCTGATAGTTCAATCTCCTTTGCTACTGATACACCATCTTTTGTGATATGTGGAACACCTACTTGCTTTTGTAGAATTACATTTCTACCTTTTGGTCCTAATGTAGTTTTAACAGCGTTTGCTAGTTTATTTACACCTTCGTTTAATCCATTACGGACATCCGTATCAAATTTAATAATCTTACTCATATAACCTATAAATTTTATTTTTACAAATATAATACATTTTGTGGAGTTTACCAAATAAAAAAGGGGAAAAATTCCCCTTAAAATGTTTCTTTTGCTTGTTGTACATTTATCCTTATATTTGGATATTTTTTTTGTAATCTTTTTACTGCTTCTACATTCTTTCTGGAATCATCTAAAAAGAATATATCATCGTATCCTTTGTTTATTTGAGTTTCAATCCAATCTGCTTTCTTTTGTGGGTCATTGGATGCAAGTGTTACGATATAAACATTTCCCATACCAATATCTTTTAGATATTTCTTCACAGGTTCATATGCTGCTCTTGCAGTAAGTATAGTTACTCTGTCTATACCTTCATCATTTATAATCTTTTTAAGATACTTTGTAAATGGACGAATTTGTTTTGGTTTGTTTACCTTTTCAAAATCTTTAAAATTAAACACATCACCCGGCTTTTCATTATATACTGCGTATTCCCCCGGCGTTAGTTTAGATTTAGAACCATCTGTGTGTGTGATGTATATAAAGGATTTGGTTTTGACAAGTGTATCATCAAAATCTAAAACTCGTAGTCTTTTCTCTACCAATAAATCCTTTAACTTTATCATACTAATGCGTTTAATTTAGATTGTGCTTTTTGAATTAGTTTTTTAGAAGTTTCAATATCTTGCTTTTTCCAACCTATGTTTCTTTTCTTCCAATAATCTATACCACTTTCTTCGTATTCTTTTTTTTGTTGGTTAAAATAATTCTCATCATTTTTGTAGTTTTTCTTTCCATCATCCGATAACTCTTTCCAATTTGGGAATTTCCAAGGTTTTCCCATTATATTATCTCCGGATTGTATTTTATCCAAAATTTGTTTATCGGTAAGTTTAGAAGCAGCTTCTACTTCTTTTTGTAACATTTCTATTCGGGTCTCATTGAATTTAATATCCTTTTGTAGTTTCTCACCTTTACTTAACTTACTCAACTCTGCTTTTAACTTTTGAGTTTCAGCTGATTGACCGGTTTGTGGTAAGGTTGTTTTGGTTAGATAACGAAAGTGTAATTTCTGAATGTTGTATCCACCCGCGTAGATTACTTCGGTGTTGAATGGGTATTTATTACCATCTCTCTCAATTATACATTTGATTTGAAATGCTCCTTTGGAAGAATTTCTTACATCAACATTACTCATTTTATCGGTAGGTAGAGTGTATTTTTCTAATGCTCTAACCATATCATATTTTAATACAATTTCGGTATAATAAGCATCATATTTGGTAAACTCTCTATCTTCTTTTTTATAACTTTTTTTGGTATCCTCAATAATATTAGCAATCAAAGGTTTTAACTCCACCAACAATCTGTTGATTAGTGGGTTTTTAGTTTCTCCTTCGTTTAATAAATTTTTGAGCTTTATCATAATATATCTTTTGGTACTTACAAATATAAGTATATTATTTGATATTTCCTAATTTCTGCTTAATATTTTTCTATTTTTTTATAGTCTAATATCTCAATTGGCTTTATTATTATTTCATTCCAAAGTGCAGTTTTGTTTTCTTTACACTTTTCCCAATTCCTACATAAATTGTTTTCATTATCTGGATAGGAAAATCTGAATAAATTTGCTGCTCTATCACCATTATCTATCACCAACGATTTAACATCCGATTGAAATGCTGCTACCAATTTACCTCTAATCTTTAGTAATATATTACTTTCAGGTCTAAAGAATGATTTAGCTTGTGTAGTGAATGTAGATATAGAAAATTGTGCTTTATTATCTATACTATCTTGCAAGTTTTTCAATCCGGCTTCATCCGTCCAATGTAGTGATATAACTTCCTCATCCGTAGTACCATATGTATCTTTTGTAAATCTTTTATCCAAAAGGATATATGGTTCAATAGCTCCTCTACTATAAAAGAATGCAAACTTATCATCATTTATATCTACTATGTACTCTGCAAATTCATCTGCAAGTGACCAAACTCTATGATTAACAAAATCTTCAATAAAATCTAATACATTTTTTTGAGTCAAATCATTAAATCTTTGAGTCTCTACATACAATTGAAATCCAAACCATTTATGTACCAATGTAATTAGTTCTGGATTATTATCAATCATACCACCTCTAGTATCAAACCCTTTCTTTTGTAAAGATAAAAACTCGTTAGCAACGGCTTCCCATTCTGCTATTGTAGCAAAACTAGTATATGGGTGAAAATATCCTCTTACTTCCATTACAAATAATTTATTGTTTAGAATTACTTTTCATCATGTATAAAATTGGAAATATATCCAGATAATCTATTTGCTTCTGCTGATAAGTAAGTTAATTGGTCTTGTTTTAATACCTTTGGTCTCGTTACCCATTCTATACCAATTACACCAATGAACTCATTTTTACCCATATTAAATAGTGCAAACATATAGCAAGATTTAGTACCAACTGCCTCTGCCCCACCCTTTAATCCAAATGTGGCAATAGTTTCATCCTTGTAATCATTTATAAATATACTACCATTTTTTAGTAATTCATCAAACGCTCTTGAATATAATGAAGCAGGTATGTTTCTAAATGTATGTGCTATTGGTGATATACCTACTGCGGTTGTTTCGTGAAATATAGAGAACTTTTGTATTGATTTTGTAGAATGTAAAAACTTTCCACCATTATGAAATTGAGAAATCCAAACTCTATCCGCATGAATAGTATCTAAAATTATTTCAATCTCTTCATTGATTACACAACTTTTAGCCAATTCCTTTTTAACAACATCTTCCGGTGTTTCTTTGGACAATTTGGCTTTAACCCACTCAACAACGGCGGGACCTAATGTAGATACTATAAAAGCAGTTGCAATACTAGCTATTATCTCTATATTATTCATATTAGTCTTGGTCAGGATTTCCTTTATAGTATCTGTTTATAGAGTGAAGATAATCACTTGCTAACGCAGATTTTGCTTGAACCCAAGCTGGTACATCAAAGTTTTCACCTTTTGATTGAATTGTTTGTTGAAGACCTTGTGCTGATTCTATTGCAGATGTTATACTACTGATAAACATTCCACTTTCATCTGCGGTTGTATCCATATCTTCTTTAATGATACCCTCAATTCTCAATCTATCTGTAACATCCGTTACTTCATCATAGTCAGAATTTCTCAATTCATCCTCAACATCTCTTCTAGTTGCTTTTGGGTCTTTACAAATAATACTTGCTAATTTCTTACGAGTAAATGAACCACCCTTATCCCAAAGAGACATGATTGCTTTATAATGCCAATCGTTTGTAGTTACTTCCGTTACTTCTTTCTTTTGTGAAAATGGTTTCCACAATCCTCTACTATCAATTTCCTTTGATGTTGATGGTGCAACTTTAGCATCCTTTTGGTGTGGATACTTCATTGGGTTGTATGGTTCTAATTCATCAGTATTTACATTACCATCTGCATCGGTTTTTGTTTCACCTCGTTCATCACCCAATCTTACAATACCAACTGTCTTTGTTCTTTTGTTATATACAACCGAATCTACACCCATATCGTTCTTTGGTGCTTCCGCATTAGCATCTGCTTTCTTTTGTTGAATACCTATTTGGTCTGCAAACTCATTTGATATTTTAACCAAATCTTTGATTGGCATATCAATTACTCTTACATTCATCATAGCAGGTTTACCACTTGCTACTGCTGCCGATGTAACTGCTGCCCATCTGTGATGACCATCTAATACATATCCATCGTTTGATACATAGATAGGTGCGGTAATCTTTGGATGATTTGGTTCTGTTTCCAATGCTTTAGTCATACCTGCTACCTTTGCTCCAACTAATTCAGTTTGAGTTGCTTTCAATTGGTCTGCCGGTACTTCTTGTGGTTCTGATACTGCTACACCATTCTTCTTTAATAGAACTTTGAATTGTGCTTCCGTATCTACTTCACCACCATTATCTTTTGGTAATTTATCTGCAATTGAACCTGGTTTTGCGTATCCTTTGAATTGTGGCATATCCTCACGAGGAATACCTTTGTTTCCTTTACAATATAAGTTAGTGCCAGGAATAGTAATATCACATAGATTAAAGTTTGGTGCTTTCTCACCCTTTGCTTTAGCTTCTGCTGCTGCTTTTGCTAATTGGTCTATTTTCATAGATACCATACTACGGAACTTTTGTGGAATATCTTTGATGTGTGATTGTTTATCTACATCTAATTTAGGTCCTTTAGTTGGTTCTGCTTTTACTTGTCCACCATTATCAGCTTTAGCTTTTGCTATATCCTTTGATGTTGGTTTTGTATGGATTGCTGGGTTTGCCTTCTTTACCGAATATACATTACCCGTCTTTTTATTCTTTACTATCGTATCTTCACCCAAATCAATTGGCTCACCTGCTAATGCTTTTTCAAACGCAGCTTCTGCTCTATCTACCAAATCTTGGTGATGTTGCATTTCTTTGTGCAAAGCAATAAGGTATGGTTTTATTTTAGCTTTAGTATGCGCATCACCAACTTTAAATTGGTCAATTAAAGAACGCTGTTCTTTTTCTTTTGCTTGATATTGCTGAACCGCTCTTTGGTATAGCTCTGATGCTTTCTTAAATTGTGAAGATATATTTGCCATTCTCTATTTTAATGTTAGTAAGTATTTTGTTTTATTACATTTAGCTATCAACTCATCTCGTAAGTTTAATAGGTCCGTATCTTTTCTAGCATCAGTAGCATCTGTAAGATTGGTTGATTTTTCAATCATATCATCAATTGCAGTAATTACATTTGCATCACTAATGTTTACAAAATCATACGATAAACCGGATACATCAACTCTACCATATTTGCCCATTGCAGTTTCAGTAAAATCATCAACTAATTCAGTTACACCATCAAACAATTCACCCAATGCAATATGTTTTGCATAGATTTTAGTTTGCCAATGAAAGAACTTCAATGCATTTGCAAAGTGTTGAATATCAAATATGTATTGTTGTAAGTCTTTATTTTCCATTATCTAAAATTGTTTCTTGTTATCTTGCTAATTAAATCGTAATCTTTTGGGTCTAATTTTTTCTTCAAAACCTTTGCAAAATCTACTGTTCTTGGATGTGATACCGCGTGCTTAATATCTTCATCTTTTTCTAATTCTTTTTCTAATTGGTGTATTCTACTCATATTCTTTAATGAACTCCAAGCATTTTTAACACCCTGAATAATACTCTTTATACCATTCATCGTTGTATCTTTTGATGATTTTAAGAACTCACCAATCATATATCTAATTAAAAATCTTAAAAAGAAACCACCTGCTGCTATACCAATCATTTGCAATCCATTCATTACAACATCCGATATATCTTCGTTTAGTTTAGATTCGGTTTGAACTTTTTTTTTTAAAATAGCTCTAACACTTTCTTTGATTTCTTTTACTTTTTTTCTTTCGTAGTATAATTCTTTTAGTGAGTTGAATACTTGCTCATCACCTTTTACTCCTTCTCTCCAAGCACCACCTTTCTTCTCATACATTTTGATGCGTTCAACAACAGGTCTTCCTTCACATACCTTACCAGTTGCGTTCCATAAAACTCTATTTGTTGGTAGTGGGAAATTCTTTTGAGTTCTGTTGTTTGGTAAATCTTCAATTGATGCCATAGTAGCATTTTGATTTACATCAGCTGATTCGTTTTGTAATTTATCCCAAAACTTATCTACATATGGTTTTAATTCCGCATAATGATTTGGGTATTTATCGTATTCTTTTTTAGAAATAACTTTAAAATCAGGATTAAAATTAAATTGAGAACCTTTTGGTTTTCTCACTTTAAATTTATCTTTGTAATATAGCTGTACTGGGTGAGGACCCATTGCACTATAATCTGCGGCAAATTGTCCTTTATAAAAAGCATAATATATGTTTTCTGGCTTTCCGGTTTTAATTTGCTTTTCGTTATAAGTTAGTTCGTTTACCGATTCACTTCTAAAACACCCACAACTTGCATCATATCCTTTCATAGTGTTTTCTACACTAACGCCTGATATTGCTGCTGATGGTAAATCCTCGTCTTCCAAATCTACTTTGTTTTCTTTCTTAACGTGGTTTGGTAAACCTTTGTGTTTTGTAGATGCGAAATCCCTTGCTGCTTTATCAGTCATTGAATCTGCTGCTTTCTCAACTTCGGGTGATGGGTTCTCTAAATCACCCTTTTGAGCGGCGTGAACCATTCCCATAAATCGTTGTTGTGCTTTTGATTGTGCTGGCATATCTTTTTATATATAGTTTTACCAATATAAATATATAAATTTAAACTTTAACTAATGAATTTTGATACTCCGTTAGTTTATTTACCGATATATCAAATACATCATACCTAAATTTTCCCAATGAATTGTTATCAGTAATAACCATAGGTAACATAGTTAGGAATTGAAAACGATTGTGGTCCGCAAGTAAATCATCACAATTGCACTTAACTACTACATCATTATAGGTTGCTGCATCTAATGGTTTAAACTTTTTATTTATATCAATGTTAGTAAATCGTAATTCGCTGGATAAATAATCAACTGCTATTTCAGTATCACAATGAATTGTTGAAAAGTATGGTTCTAAATATCCAATAACATCTTCTCTTGCATTTTCCAAAACCAAACCAATATCATATTTTGGAATGATTGTTGGGTATTGGTATTCATTATACAATGGAGTTGTTCCCCATTTGCGAATAAACTCTCTAGTCTGCCTCATAGCAAGATGATTCCAATCATCACTTTTCTTTTGTAAATCATCCGTTTGATTCGCGTGTTCAAATTGTCCACCTCTACAAGTTAAATGATAAACTAATGCATTCCAAGGTTGGATGAAATCATAACCATTCAATAAGAAACGATTAAACAAATCCCTATCCTCACTATGCGATTTCATAATTGGGTCATGCCCACCCACCGATAAGAAATCATCTCTATGGATTAACCAAGGTGCAAATACACCTTTGGTTGTTCTATCGTTATCTAAATTATGTTCTACAAAATCATTAAACCTTTGTTTCATAAACCCATCCTTCACATCTTCCTCTGGCCATAACCCAAAGTTCTCAACTATCTTTGCTGGGTCTGATGGGTGTAGTGGTGGTTCAATTCTTGTAGCAGATACTACCATACCTTTATGCCAATTTTTATATAGATTTAAATCCATATCTTTACCAGCTAACATATCTGCATGATATATTACTACAAACTCCGTAGTTGCTTTCTCTACCAATAAGTTATATGCACTACCAATACCATACAATTCAGTATGTGGGTTCTTATGATAATCTACACCATTCTCCTTACACCAATCTTCTGTACCATCGTTATCAGCATCTATGAATACTAATATCTTATGCTCTTTGTTATAGCAGTTCTCTCTAATGTATTGAACCGCATGTTTTAAGTATCGTAAGTTATTCTTACTGGTGATACAAAATGTAAAATCTGGTATTATTTCTATTGTTTCCATTATTCTCCTACGTCTACCACGTGTCTATCCCAACCTATGTGCTTACAATATCCTTTTGTGAATATCATAGCAAAGTATTCTCTTTCGTAATAGTATTTACTTATTTCTAACTCTCTACCAATCGGTGTGTATCCATCCTTTGGATAATCTTTCATCTTTCGTAATGATGGATTGAATGTGAATCCATGCCAATGACCATCAAATCCCCAAATCAATCTACGAACTCCTCTACCATTCACATTGTATGTTGGGTCTATGGATGGATGCGGCGTATCGTTGGGGTCTCTTGTCCATACACACACAATCTTTTCATCCAAATCAATTACATCCAAACATGCTTCAATGAAACCTTCTTTATAGAACTCCCAATCTTCTTCCATATGGAATACATAATCAGTTGTAACCATAGAATATGCTTTATCTATACTACGAACTTGCCCTATGTTTTGTGGGTTATCTATAAACTTTATTAGTGGATACTTCTTGATTAGTTCATTGTTGCACCCAACTACACCACTATCATCAATCACTATAAACTTTTTGATTGGATATGTGTTAAACTTATGGAAACTATCCAAAGTTTTCTCTAACAAATCTGGTCTGTTACACGATGTAACTACAACTGAAACTTCTTTATAGTTGCTCATAGAAATCGTTTTGTTTTCTTTGACGTTCTATATCTTTAATGTGTTTGATTGAATATACTTCTTCTGGTGGGAAAATAGAATAACTTTCATATCCTTGTACTTTTTCATGCACTTTACCTGCCCAAAATATTCCTTGTTTGTTTCGGTACAATCTACCTTGTACATCTGGATAATTTACCCAACCTTGCTCATTGATATTCCATCCCCACTTTATAATATCATCGGGTGTTAAACCATTTACAATGTTGATACGTGGTAACCAAAACATATCTATTTGTGGGTTTCCCTCTAAAATAGTATGTAAATTTGCAATCAAATCGGGTTCCAAATCTTCATCCGCATCTAATTGAAAAATCCAATCACCACTACAATTTTGATTTAGATGTTGTTTGAATTGCCCAAAATCACCATTTAATGGATATGATACTAATTTCTGAATTGAACCATCAATTACAGATTTATTTAGATATTCAACAACCGGAACAGTTGCCGTTGGTGAGTCAAACTGAACTACAATTTCATCCTCCTCACGTTTGTGAGCAGATAATCGTTGTATAAGATTTTGTATCTCAACTAATTCGTTGGATACTGTAACTGCGTAACTAATTTTCATAATCTATTTATTTTCTACCTACTGGTTGTATTGATAAACCTATTTTTTTACCTAATTTTTCATAATTTAGATATACTTCACTAACTCTTTGTAATCCTGGCGTTTTATAGGTTCTATAACAATCGTATGGTTTAAGTAGTGCATTATTTCTAATTCGTTTTTTGTAAAATTGAGCACCCGTCTTATCTATTTTTATAGCCTTTGCTCCCTTATCATATTCATTCTTTTCGGTAATCAAATGATTACTTTCTTGTATATCTTTCAAAAGAGAAGCTACATATACTGGATTTTGTATTTGTATCATCAATTTACTAAAAACTCTCAAAGGTATTTCACTTACTTTAATACAATGTATTAAATCATCATTTGTACTGATACCTACTACTAGCAATAATGGAGTTTTTGAACCACCATATGATTTTTTTGTTCCATCTATATAATCATACCCATACAATCTATAAAATCCACCATTTTTTATTGATGCCTTTGTTGTATTTTTTTCTCTATAAATGTATGGTATATAATAATATAGGTTATTCATCTACTTTTGTCAACTTTGGAATATTCAATGGAATAAATTGCTTTATTGTTGGAACATATTTAGTTAAAATACCATCAAACAATTTAGTCATTTTTTCCAAACCAAAGTTTTGTTGGTTTTGTTTTCCTAATTGAAATGATGCCGTTTTGTACTTATCGTATCCCTTATAAATATCAGTAAATGTTTTAATTGCCCCAGTATAACTTACATAAAACCATTTAGTTCCTTCCAAAATGAATTGGTCTTGTGCGGATGGATGTACATCTTTTAACTCACCATCCAACAATACTGCTCCACTTTTTAAGAAATCCAAATGCCCACTCCAATTAGATGCAATTACTGGTTTACCGGTTAAACTGAACTCCAATAAAGGTCTACCGAATCCTTCACCATGTGTAAATGAAACCATAGCTTTTACTTTTGGATGTTGGTATAATGCGTTCATTTCTTCATCACTTAACTCACCATGTAGTAAATAGATTGATGGAATGTTTTTACCAAACTCTGCCGTAACTTCTTCCAATTTACCCATAGTTGCTTCTCTATCCATTACAGAGAAACCTGCTGATGATGTTTTTAGGATAAGTGCAGGTGCGTTCTTTTGTCCACGAAATGCGTGACAGAATGATTTAATCATCATACCCACATCTTTTCTATCGTGTCCTAATTCACCCTTTAACCAATGTCCTACGAATAAGAATGTAAAATCTTCCTTTACTTTGTCTAATTCGGATAATGTAACCTCTGCCTTCTTACCAAAGAACTTTTCATTATATCCTTCAAACAAAACTTCAACTGGTTTTTCTAATTTATGTTGTTTGATTACATTTCCGGTTGCTCTATCATTTTCATTATATACAGTCTTAATCAGTACCTCTTTTGAAAATTCAGATGGAACTATAACCAAATCCATACGATTGCATCCATGAATAAATTCAACAGAACAAGCAGTAGTTTCAATTCCAGCAGTAATACCAATGTTGTAATTACCCATAGGTTGGAACTCATTTGGTACTGTGACCTGAATATATAAATCTGGCTTTCTATCAACACCCGTAACAATTCTCTGTATAATTTCACTATCATCGGCAGTTAGTGCTGTCATTGGAGTTGCTCCCCAACGAGTTGAAATGATACGAACATCGTACTTATCTAATTGAATTAGGGAACGAACTAAATCCCGTGCATGGTCCCCATATCCACTTCTTGTGGCTACGGGTCCTTGAAATACTAATAATGGTTTGTTTACTTCTGCCATAACTTATTTAATATCTAATGTAAAAATCTCGTGTTTCTTTCTAGGTGTAAAGTTTACCAATGCATCGTTGATACCATCTGTCATAGTTTTACACATATTCTCCAATGATAATCCACCTTCACCCAAAGCCCATTCTCTACCTTTCAATCCCAATGCTTTTCTTTCTTCTCTACCCATATCATAGAACTCACGCAATGCCGATGCTACCTCATAGTTATCCACATGGTCTTCCATAATGTATGGCGTTGGAGGTGAACCTGTATAAGAACGAGCTCTACTCCATACTGGAATTACCCAATCTCCCCAAGTTAATTTATCTTCAAACTTTCTCCAATCGTGCAATGAACCAATCTCTACATAATCTTCTTCGGTTAATTGTTTACCACTATCTTTCCATCGGAAACCACATTGGTCTTGTAATCCACCCGTTACATTTACAATAATCGGTGTTCCAGCCACAATACTTTCAGCACTAGCCAAGCCAAATCCTTCTGCTGATGAAATATTTAGGGTAACATCTGCAATATTGTATAGTTGATTTAATTGTGGTTCATTCCACTTTCTATCATCAAATACTACATTGATATGCGGACACAAATCTTGTACTACTTTTGGTAAATCCGTACCATTATCATCCACTTTTTGTGTATGCATTAGTAATACGCAACCATCTTGCTTTTCTTTTGGTAATCCCTCAACAAACTCTTTGAATGAAACAATAACATCAATTGCCTGCTTTCTACGAATGTTTCGGTTAGACCAATATGCTATGAAATCGTATTTCTTATCACCCAATACCTCTTTATAGAATGGTTCATCAATTGGTGTTGGTTTGTAATCCACATCATTGATACCATGTGGTACATATTTTACTTGCCAATCAGCAGGTTGCTTCCACCGTGATTTATCAGTTGAACCCCATACTCTACGGGCAATGCCATATGTTTGTTTTGAGATAGTGCCAATCCAATCACAACTTTCTAAATAATCTCTATTGTATTTTGGGTCTGGTAAATCATCCCAAATGTGATAAAATAAAATTGGAATGTTTTGACGAATCTCATGCTCAATTTGGTATAACCAAATCCAATACCTAGGGTCTGTAAAGTGTAGGATTGCATCTGGGTTTTCCATATTGATGATTTGCCGTAACATATCCGGATTACCATATCCTGATGATGGATAGATTTTTACAGATGCATCTTCAATACCCGTTCTCTTACGGACATCCTCACATAAATCCATAATCTTACCTTCTTCCGGATGCTTTACTGCTGCTCCAATTTGTACCCAATCAAAATCTTTTAATGTACCTAATACGAATTGCTTTGACATTGTTGCAATACCACTCGCCATTCGTAGGTCATCTGATAGTAACAATATTTTCTTTTTTGCCATAACTTGTTAAAATGCTGAACCGCTTATTTGTAACTGATTGTAATTATTTAATTTGTTTTTGTAATCTTCATCATTCAGATAAAGGTTTATACTCCGATTTACTAACTTTTGTAATGTTATTCCGTTCCTGTCAACGGATACAACCCTAAATGTTTGGTATAAATCGGACATTATCTTTACCGAAGTTAATTTTGTTTCTGTTTTTTTCATAATTTAGTTCCTAACCATTTCAAGTGGATATTTTTGACGTAATATATATTTAGTATCAACCAATAACCTTTTTACTTTGTGTCTGGATATTCCCAAATCTACACTTGCCTCTTCAATTGTATCGTAGTATTTGTTGGTTAATGGGTTTTTACAACTAATTTTTTTTGGATTTTCCAAATTAGTTGGTTTGTATTCTATAATATCGTCAATATTCCAATCTTCTTCCCAAGGGTCTGTTTGTTTGTTTGATAAATTATGTCCTTCACTAATATACTTTTTAATGTAATAATATTCTTTATCATAAAAATAATCTAATATACGCATTTTATTTACAGATGCATGTCCATTATTCTTGTGTGATGAAAATCTATCACTTGGAGTTGAACTTTTTCCAATATAGATAATTTCGTCATCTTCATTTAATAATGCGTATATATAAACCTTTACACCTTGGATAGTTGATTTCATATATATTTTTAACAATAGTAAGTTTACACTTATATATATAAGAAATATATAAAAATATACAAAAAAATGAAAAAAAATTAAATTATTTTTGAAATGCTGGACATCTATCCTTAAACTCACAAAACCGGCAGTTCTTACCTTTCTCACCTGGGTTTGGTGAATAATCTGCGTTTAAGTTATCCGTACCATCTTCGTTGAATACCGAATCTACAAATCTCATAAAATCTTTAACCGCACGAGCCACCGATGGACCACCATTAGCAGGAACTAATTTAGAAATACGTGGGATGGTGTATTCCGTATTCTCACTAATTTTTCGTTTAATGATTTGGAACTCTACCTGTATTCTATCTATGGGATGATTGTACTGCTCTGCGTAGTAATGTTTATATAATAGTAATTGATTTAGTTTTGTTTTATCTGCTTTTTGTTCTTTACTCCAACCGCGTGTTGATGTTTTGAAGTCAATAATCTTTAATAGGTTGAACTCTTTGTGGCGAATTACTACGTCCAAATAACCTAACATACTTACATTAGGTTTTAATTGAATGTTTAATGGTAACTCAATACCTACCAACTCCCAACCTTTTTTTGTGAAGAAATCATCACCATGCTTTTTGAACCACTCCAAACAAATCACACCATCCTCATAGAACTCCATAAGTTCTTCTTTGGAGCATACGAACTTACCTTCCTCAAATCCTTCATGCTCCTTCTTAAAAGTTTCTACAAGCCTTTCTTTGAGTAATTGTGGTAAATCTATTTGATTTGCCTCTTTCTTTGTCTTATTGTAGAATATATCTAAATAGTGTTGTAAGGTTTCGTGAAATGCAGTACCAAAGATTGTGTGAATACTACCAGAGTAAACACCCAACTTATCTATATAGTTGAACTTGTATTGTTGTGGACAGGTTGTCCACATTGAATATCTTGAATAACTTACTCTTGCCATAACATTTTCTTTAAGTACAAATATACAAAAAAGACTTGGAATTACCAAGTCTTTCTTATTTTATTTTTAAAAATATTAAATATTATTTCAAAGTATCTAATTGTGCCACAACCTTACCACTATTTTCGTAAAGGTCTCCATACACAATAACCATATCGTTTTTATGATTATCCAATACATTCTTTATTGGTAAAGTATGTCCACCCATACCTGCTGATTTCCAATCTTTAGCGGTTAGGTAAGTAAATATAACCAACCAACGATTTATAGTATCATCGTATGCTACTAAAATGTATTGACCTTCTCTAATACCCATACCACCTTTCCAAGAAGTAGCTGATGAATTAAAATTGGTTACTTTTATCTCAACTTTATCATCAATATCTTTGTGATAAATATCAGGGTCTGTTGCGTGTCCCTGTGCAGCTTGAACATCGTATCCCTCACTTCGTAATACTTGAGCACCAATCATTTCAGTTAAATGAGAAACTATTCCAGCAGTTGCACCTTTTGTAAAATCTTTAAAAGGAAAATAATCCTCATTATCTATACGAGATGATATGTTTAATGTGGAATTAATTGCATTTGAAACTCTATTAAATATGATTTTAAAAATATCAGTAGTATATATTTCACTCCAGTTTCTATTAGGATTATTTGATTTAATTACTTTTGGTTTATTTCTACCAGTTGCTTCTTCCCAAGCAGTTTTAACCGCCATTTCTCCAGAATCAATCAATAATAATAAATCGCTACGATGCGATTTAATTTCCTGTAGCTTCTTTATAGTATCACGGCTTGTACCTAATTGTTTGATATGTGCATCTTCTTCGGAAGTAGTTCTATTGATACCAAATTCTTTTACATATGCTCTATTCATTTGCTCAAACTCATTTAACTTAACCGAATGAGTCATCTTACGATAAATGTTTGAACTAACTACGGATTGTAAAGTTGTATATGGTTCGTTTTCAAAATCAGGATATGGTTTATCGGATAGTTCAACCCACAAATCAACATTTGCTAATTTAGCAGCCTCTGTTCTAGTATGACCAGCATCAATTAACCCATCCGGCCATATAATTACAGGTTGTTCATTTGGAACTAACCCCATTTCAACACGTTTTTTAAAATCTTCGGATAATTTTAATTGTGTTTCTTTTTCTTGTTCTATGTTTGTATATATTTCTTTATTAAGCGGATTTGGGTTAAGTATTTTTGGGTCTACAAAATTCTTTCCCGCTTTTTTGATTAATTTAATTTTATTCATATTTTTATTGTTTAAATTTTAAAGATTAGTAATTCTTTATGTTTTCAGTATAGGTATGTTTACCTTCCGATTGTGTAGAAATGGTTTCACCATTCGTTGTAAAGTAATGAACACGCCCACCATCAATAAAACGATAGACTTTTACACCATCTTTCTGAAATAGATAATCTACTTTAATTTCACTATCCTTACCAACCCTTTCAGAAGATATTGGTTCGTTTGTACAAGCTCCAAAAATTATAACACCCAATGCTATGAATATTATATAAATTGCTAATATCTTTTTCATATTACCAAGAAGATGAATAGTAAAAATCGCCACCCTTATCAGCCAAAGCTTCTTCCAAAATCTGAATTGTATTATCAATATCTTTGAAATACCACTCATCATATTGAGTTCCACCAAAGAAGAAACCACTCACAGTTGGTAACAATACCTCCGCCAATGAATTATCTGCTTGAACTTTCTTACATAAGTCAAGCAACTCTGCTAACTTATCCGAACTAACATAATATTCGGCGCAGTTATCTTCACCATCCTGCACATTATCAACGAACCATTGGTGGATTTGATTAGCTTTACGCCAATAACCAGCTTCCTCAATAATATACTTAACCTTTTTACGGTCAATCTTTGTAGGTTCACCACCTTTGGTTACCTCTACTTGATAATTTTCATCACCATTGTGCTCCCAATACTGAACATAAGTGCGTTTATCTAAATACATGTCTAATCCCATAATTTTATATTTTAAAGTTTATAATTTTTAATAACTGAAACTACATTTTTTATTCTATTATAAAGTGTCTTCTTTATTTTTGCACCTCTAGCTACTTCAAGCAAATCATCATAAAGGAAGCCATCATATAATCCATACAACATATTCATAAGGTCAAAACCAGTATTGAAATCAACCTCCCCAATAATATCACCAATCTCTCGTAGCGTTTCCACACTCATATTGGCATGTCTATCAAATTTAATATAACCCATAACTTTTATATTTTAATGTTTAACTCTAATCACGTAGTAAAGATACGCAAAATTTAGTAAAATGTCAAGACATTTTTAAAATATTTTTCAATTATTGTAGGGAATATTTATACAACCAGCCACAATCATCATCGTAAAAATCCTCTTCAACAACCGCATTCATACCACCAAGTATAGAGTTTAATTTATCCACATCGACCCGTCCCCAATAACCAAATCGTAAAAACACGTCATAAGTACCACCAAAAGTTTGTTTGATTTCAAAATCACCCAACTCTTCTTCAATCTTTTTCAATGTTGAAATATCTAATCCGTTTCTCATATCTTTTATTATTTATGTTTAACTTTTATTACATAGTAAAGGTACGCAATTTTGCGCAAAATGTCAAGTCTTTTTGAAAATATTTTTTTAATATATTTATATATACATCCGGAGGTTATATGCAAACATCATTTACAAAAGTATTAGTTTATTCAATTGGAACATTAGTTGTTTCAGCTGCTATATTCAGTATGACTATGGCAGGATTGAATCTTGCTGGTCAAACTGATATTACCAAAGAAGTCATTGAAGAAATGGATGATGTTTTAGGAATTTAAAGCATCAATCTAGAACCTATTAAGAAATTACTCAATATTGGTGCTCCCGCAGCAGTTGATGTGTTTATCTTATAGTTGAAACTCAATCCAAACTTACGAGTAATTTTATAATCTACCGATGTTCCCAATAGGAATCCAACATTAGTAGAGTAAGTAACCTCACCTTTCCCAGCATTAAAACTTGCACCAGGCGTCATTACGAATACTTGTGGTGATACTGTAATCTTTTTTGATTTCTGATATGGTTTAGTCCAAAATACAACTGCTGAACTACTCATACTATAATCACTTCCAATAAATAAATTTACCAAACCTAAATTGTAACCATATACACCATATTTTGGATTTGGTATGATGTGTGTATAACCAGCTAATGCCATATAGTTACCCGTTAAATATGCACCTGTTAGTGAATAAGAGTTCATAGAAACCATCTTACCACCTTTCATATTCATTTTTGTAATACCACCACTCAAAGCAAATTGCTTCAATGTAGACCACACCATAGAGTTTAGAGAATAGGTTACATTACCAGCTGCTGATGAACGAGATATACCATTAGTTAGTATAACTGCAAAGTCACCTGGTGAACCTTCTGCTACCGTTAAATCTGATGCAATTAGTAATGGATTTATGTTTTGTGCCTTTTGTTTCTTATCTTCCTTTTTTTCCTCTTTCTTTTCTTCTTTTTTAGATTCCTCTTTCTTCTCTTCCTTTTTAGATTCCGATTTAGATTCTTCTTTCTTTTCCTCACTCTTGCTTTCCGATTTTGATTCCTCTTTAGATTCGGATTTAGACTCGGATTTAGTTTCAGACTTTGTTTCTGATTTGGTTTCGGTTTTAGTTTCCGTCTTACTTTCCGAAGATGAAGATGAACTATTGGATGATGAACTACTACTACCCCCACTTGATGAAGATGATGAACCACTACTTGCAGGTGCCGATGAAGCAGGTGCAGATGAAGATGGGGCAGGTGCTGGAGTTGGTGCCGATGTAGTTGGAGTTGGTGGTGGAGGCGGAACTGCTGCTGATGCCGCTGAACTTGCTGCACCACTTGCAGCAGATGAAGCGGCTCCACTTGCTGCTCCACTTGCAGCAGTTGATGCAGCCGAACTCGCAGCTGAACTCGCCGCACTACTTGCAGCAGATGATGCCGCATTACTAGCGGCTGAACTTGCGGCATTACTTGCAGCTTGTGATGCTGCTGAACTAGCTGCTTGAGCTGCTGCTGCCGATGCTGCTTGTGTTGCCGCTTGAGCTGCTGCTTGCTGTACTGCTTGATTTACTGTTTGTTGAACTGTTTGTTGAACTACTACATTTGTTTCACATCCTTTGGATGAATATGCAGTATAAACCATTTGTAACCATATTTTCATTGCACCACTTGAAACTTCATCTGGTGTGAATACTCTCATTTGGTCATAAAAGGATACAAATGCGTTTCCGTTGACATAAGTAGTAGTGGCGATTTTTACCTCACCACTACACTTATCTATAAATGTTTGTGTAAATGTTTGTCCGTTAGCTTTGGAAGCTAGACAAAATATAAATAATACACTTAATAGTATTCTTAACTTTTTCAATCATTAGGGTATTTGCTACCTATATAAATATAAGATTAGAAATTATATCTAACACCTAATTGAATTTGCCACTTACTATTTATTTGGTCTACTGAATATGGTTTTTGTGTTGGTTTAGTAAATGAGAATGTTTCACCACTTACTTTTGCCAATCCAACCGATGATGTGGAGTTGAATGAATTGGATACAAAATACATTTCTCCCCACTCTTTATTCAATAGATTTGTTAGGTTGAATATATCCGCAGTTAATTGAAAACTCTTACCCACATTTTGTACTATTTTTGCATCTATCGTTGTACTCCAAGGTGTTCTTCCTCCGTTTCTTTCAGTAAAGTTTCCTTTTCTACTACTCAAATATTCATTACTATTTACAAAATCAGTAAATGCTTGTGCTTGAGTTGCGTTTGGAATATACTTTGCCACCTCATCATCTTTGAAGATATACACTAACCCCGCTGCCTGCGGATTGTTTTGTAAAGTTCCATTAACTAATCCCCAAGTAAATGGTGTTCCACTTTGTGAATTTAACACCAAAGATACTTGTGTTGTCTTAAATGATTTTGTAATTTGAGATATGATACGATGTCTAATATCAAAGTTTGAATATGCTAATTGTGGGTCATTAGGAGTTAGTGATTGATTCAATGTCCAATTACTTTCCATAGAGTTACGAATACCATTTGTTAAATCCTTTGCTACTCCGTATGTGTATGCTCCATAAACATCTAAACCAAATGGATACTTTTTAGTTACTGATGTTGTTAGTTGGTATCTATATCCTTTGTTCGTATTTGATAATAGGTATGCGTTTGATAAGTTTGAGTTTATCTTTACCCCACTATATATTGGCATTTGTTTTTGAGTATCAAATGAATAATAAGTTGGATTATCAGTCACAATGTTGATTTGTTGGAATTTCAAATCATTTATTACTTGCGTATATAATCCTTCTACTGAAAATTTGTATCCACCGATTGTTTTATCTACTGCCAAATTACTTCTTAATACGGATGGCATTTTGAAACCATTATCAACTAAATCAATTTGTGTTAGATTCTTTTGTCCATTGTTGAATGCAAATGTTTTAGCACCGTCCGTAATTGGGTCTCCCACATTCTTCAAACTTGCTCTATTGTTCAAATCAAATGAACCAAAACCAATACCATCATTGTAGTATGCGTATCCCAACCAAGCAAATGGTATTCTACCTACGAACACACCACTACCACCTCTTACAACTAAATCATTATCCAACTTCCAATTGAATCCAAAACGAGGAGAGATGTTGATGTTGTTAAAGTAATCGTTTGTATATTGTGTTGGTGTTTGTGAACTTAATGTAGGTTTGTTTGGTAAGTTTGTATAATCAAAACGAATGCCAGGTGATAGTTTTAAGTTTCCTAATTGGATTTCATCTTGCACATATCCACTTAATAAATTTATATCAAATTGTGCATATGGATTATTGAATATATAATCTCTATCGTTGTTTTGGAAACCATAGAAACCTCTTACTCTATTTACTTTTCCAACTAAATAATCATCAACTGATTTGTAAGCAATTCTACCATTCCAACTATTTACAAAACCATAATCAATTTTGTAGAACTCATTATGTGTTCCAATTAAGAATGAATGATTACCAACTGAAAAGTTAAAGTTGTTTGTAAACTCAAATGTTTTTTGTTTTAAGTTAAAGATAGTTGCTTCTCTTTCGTTTCCAATAAAGATAGTTCCACCATTGTATGCAATCTCCGTTTGTGGGAAGCCAAAGTTCTCACTTAAAGGAGTTCTATAATCGTGGATGTTGGTGTATCCCAAAATCAAAGAGTTAGATGCCGAACCTAAATGTGAACGCAACTCCATCACAGTTGATGATTGATTTACATTCTGTCTAAAATCTTGCGAACCAAAACGGAAATTTGCTGCATCTCTTTCTAAATTGGTAGCATCTGAAATTGTAGTATTGTTTCTCAATGTCAATTGATTGTTATCATTGATATTCCAATCCAATCTATTGAAGAATTTTTTAGAATTAGAACTGATACTGTAATCTTTGTAATCACCAACATTGTAACCATATTTAGTTTGAGTGTAATCACTTATCTTCTTTGCAGTAATCTCATCTATTAAACCACCAGAGTTTACCCCATAGAATACAGGTTCGTTACGATGTGTGATTTCTTCGTTAGTAAATAAAAATAGTTTATTTTTGATTAAAGGTAATCCAATACGGAATCCAGTCTGCGCATCTACATAATCCGATGTTGTATTGAATCCTGCTAGCGCCCCATTTCTACCGAATCCGTATATAGAACCTTTAATATCGTTTGTACCACTACGAGTAATTGCGTTGATTGAACCCCCTACAAAGTTTCCAACCTTTACATCATATGGTGCTATATAAACTTGTATATCTTGTATTGCATCTACTGATATTGGAGATGTACGAGTTGATGAACCAGGCATACCAGATGTACCACCCTGTCCTCCCAATGATGGAGAGAATCCAATTGCATCGTTATTGATTGTACCATCTATTGTTACATTGTTATAACGAAAGTTTGTACCTGCAAATGAATTGTTTACCGATTGTGGAACTAACTTTGTGAAATCAGTAATTGCTCTACTCAATGTAGGAACTGATTTAAGTTTTTCTTCTCCCAAATAAATACCAGCACCAGTCTTTGTACCACCTTTGGTAGCGGTTACTACTACTTCATTTAATTGTGTTGTTTCTTCTTCTAATTGAATATCTAAATCATTAGAACCTAATGTTAAATAAACACCATCTTTTTCTAATCCTTTATATCCCACCGATGTTACCTTTATTTTATAAGGTCCACCAGTATTAGCATTAAATATGTGAAAAGTACCATTTACATCTGCGGATGCTCCGTATTTTGTACCAGTAGATGTAAGTGTGATTTGAATTGTGGAACCAGGTAGTGTTTCTCCCTTCTTATCTTTGATTGTTCCGTTGATTGATGAATTTGTAACTTGTGAGATTGCTGATGTAGAAATCAACAATGCTAAAAATAAAAATAGTTTCCTCATTATTGTGTTTTTTGTTCAACAATAAGTAGGAAACTATCTGATTAAAATACCATTTTGTATGTTACCAAATTGTTAAATTACTTCGGAAACTTACCTTTCTTTATCATACGAAGAAGAATACGAGCACAAGCAATATCCAATGCTTTCTTTGTAGATGTACCAATAGTAGATTGGTTGAACTTAACATCCGATAAGTTATCATCATTCAATAGTGATAGTTCACGAGTTGTAGTTGCTTCACCTAAACCAGATGCTCCAAATATCTCACCAGTTTCTGCATCTGTGAATCTAACTTGCAAACCTAAACGAGTAACCATTTTGTTTTTAACACCATCTTTCATATTGATTGTTTCATCCTCACTAACAGAGAAATCATATACTTCAATAGATACAAAATAATGTGCTAATCTAATCTTACCTCTACCATCTAACTTATCTTGGGAAATGCCCGCTTGAGAAGCTTGATATTGTTTAACCATTCTATTTTTGATTTCGGTTTTGTCCTCTGTAAAAGTAAAACGATTGAGATTTTCAAGGTATTCCATAGATATGTTCGCCACACCAAGACCCACCTTCTTTTCTTTAAGTTCCGGATATTGTTCCAATATTTCATCACTAATTCCACATTTTAAGATTTGAATTGGAATCGTTGGACCATCATAGTCCATCAACTCACTTATGTCCACTTTTGTTTCAAAACTCGCTTTGTAGTTTTCCGTAGTAGTCTTCCCAACCACCTGTCCCTTCACAACGAAGGTCATTAATCCCATTGCTAAAATTAGAAATATATTTTTCATTACCTTATAGTTTTTTGTTTTCTATAAGTATATAAAAAAAGGATAAGTTAAATAAGTGATTTGAATAAATTTATGGCTTCTTCAATATCATCTACAATTTTATCACCAACTATAAACTTATTTGTATGTTGATTATAAACAATAGATGGAACATTTCCAATCACTAATCTATTATCCAAATTCTCAATAGGTGTAACAACTCTCAAATTATCTATATTGTTGTTTTTACGATTTCTATCAATATGGTCAACTTGTAAGTTACGAGGTATAATTCCTTGCCATGCTTCTATCACCAATCTATGAACCAATTCCCCCTTTGCTATTTTATCCTTTCTAACATTTAATATTTCATATCCTTTGGGATGCATTCTTTTTTTAAGTATTCTACCTGTTTTATTATTACGAATATTTCCGTTATTTGAAATATCATAATTAGTATATACCGGATGTGTTCTATATTGTTCCATGTATATAAATATAGGTATATAAAAAAAGGGAAACATTTTTTTTGTTTCCCTTTTTCAATAGATTATCCTAATTCTTCTTCTTCTTTAATTGGTTCTGGTTGAATACTATCCAAATGTGCCAATTTATCATTTTCAGCTTTCTTATTAACAAACTTGTCAACCGATGCTATACCAAATGAACCTAATGTTATGGTTAGGAAACCATTAAAGATATACTCATTGATAAGTAATTCCTTACCCATATATCCAGTTATTAAATCAACTGCGATTGCTATTACCATTACACCGAATGATGCAAATCCAACAACTGATTTTTCGTTGATGTTATTATCATCATCAAACAATTCTTTAAAAAAACCCATAGTTACTCCCCTTAATTTTAATTAATCTATATTATGATGTGCTTCATCATTTTCAGGGGATGCTGCTGCTCCGCCTGTGTTTGATAAGGATACACCGTCTTCCTCGTCCATTTTCTGAACTAACATTTTATCTTTGTCTGTATCTGAAAACCAGTAATCTATAATCTTACCATAAGAACCAATAAATGCTCCTAACAATAACATTAACAATTCTTTCCATTCGCCAGCAATAGTAGTTCCCAATGATATAGCAGTAAATATACCAGCTATTATTAACATGAAACCACCCAATACCATAGCAGTGATGAGCCATCTACGCATCATCATTGCATTTAATAATTTCTTAAACCCGTCCGGCTGCTGTTCCATATTTTACCAAGCTGCTGGTTTCTCTTTGAACTCGTCTGCTTCTTTTTTAGGTTTAGGAGCAGGTGCTGGCGCTGGTTGTGCATTTCCACCGGCTGCTTTTTCTTTGATGATAACTGTTTTACCACCACTTGCAGCTTGTTGTTGTGCTTGATTTTGTGTAATGTTAATTACAGGTGCCGCTGCTGGTTGTACAGCTGGTTGCTCACCACCTCCAAACATTTGTGAACCTAACCAAGCTCCGCCTGCGGTTACAATTGTTCCTACTGTGCCTATGATTGTTTTAACCAATCCTGACATTGTTCCATCGTTTGATTCTTCTGACATAATCTTTGTTTTTGTAAGTTGTTATTATAATTTATTAAAATCCGTAATTCCTATTTGTACTCCTTTTTCATCAAATAGTGCAATTCTATATGCAGATGCTGGTAATGCTGATGTATATACTTTAAGTACATTATCTCCCGCCGTTACATCAACTTCTTCTTTTGATACCACTCTGTTTGCTATGTTAAATATCTTTACAGTAAATTTACCATTCTTTTCCGTCTTTACATTCATTGCAACTTCGTTTGTTACAAATGCTGTCTGTAATTTAATACCAACTTTATCTGCCATTTTAAGTTCCTGTGCAACTTCCATTCTTGGTACAAATGATTCTTCGTTTTGGCAAGATACTAATAATGTAGTTATTGCTGCTAATATAAGTATTTTTTTCATTTTATTTTATTATTATTGTTGTTTTTCCTATTTGATTTTTAGCAACATCTTCCAATAACACATATAAATATCTACTTTGTAACGATTTCGTATAAATCTTTTTTACATTTTCTCCAGCTTGCCCAACAAATCTTTCTCTACTGATTACTTGATTTGTTTGATTATCTATTAAAGTTAGTGTATGGATACCATTTTTTGGTAAATTAAAATGTATAGATTGTCCGTTTGTTACCATACTTTCCTTTACACTAAATATATTAGTTTTTGCCATAACTTCCAACATTTCTATTTCAGGTCCACTACATCCAATCAAAAATAAAAACGATATGTATAATAATTTTTTCATTAGTTTACATTTACTTTTAATTGTGTACCATTTTTATTTACCGCATCAGTTACCGATATGGATGTTAAACCCAATGTACCTTCTATTCCAATTAGTGGTAAAAATGTTATTCTATATTCAGTTGTTTTATCTAATGTAGTTGAACCATTGGTTATTAGAGAACCTACATTTATATAAGTTCCCATATCGTTCCCAAAGTTAGTTGCTTTCGCATTAGATTCTACCTTTTCAAATTGTAAAGAAGTTTTATCGTAATTTAATTGAAATTGAGTTCCTACTACGGATTGTTGTAATGGGTCTAATGTAATTGTTACAATAACCTTACCACCAACATTTTCACTAATTATTGATGCGTTTATTTCATTTGTAGTTGATATTGTTCTATTCATCATACCAACACTATTACCAACAACCGAACTTTGTGGCGCAGAATGTGATAAATTTACATCCCCTTTCCAAAATACACTTATATCGTAGTTGTAAGCATATTGTCCAGCAATAGGTGTTATTGGTGCGAATGTATCTCTAGTTAAATTACTATTGCCACTCCAATTTGCTTTGGTTATACTATTATAAGTCGAACTACTCATAAGTTTCATCCAACAACTTAATGTATTACAATTATCAGTAAGGTTTCTTGCGCCAGTTAGGTGTTGTAATAATCTATATGTATCTTCTTCATTAAATACACCATCCCCATTTACATCTGCATTCATATATTGAATACCTGATGTGAACTCATTTCCACCATTACCTAATAATCCTTTGTTAGATAGTTCTCTAAAAGCAAGATAAACATCACTCACACTTACTATTTGATTTGTTAGTGTAGTTAGATTTGTAGCTGGGTATGGTTCAAATATAAATCCCATATTTGTTTTGGTAGTATCAAAATCTGCACTCATATCTACCTTACCCAGCCCACTCAATTGTTTTGGAGTAGTTGATATGTTTGTCCATATATTTGGATTTGTAAAATAAGCAAGTTTACCAGAAAATGTTGTTTCATCAATAGTAGTACCAAAGTTAAAATTAAAGTTTGCACTCTTTACTGCACCATTAGTATGTGATGTACTATTAGTATAAAACTCTGTAAATGTTTGGTTATCAGGATTAGTCCAAGTTCCATATTCAATTACATACGGATTTGCCCAATTGTTTGATAAATCATTCCATTGATTACCATTCCATTTTGTTACCGCATAATCCTCACTATGATTACTACCATTTGGTTCACCAGCCGCCCAGTTATTATATACACCGGCTATGTTTCCGGCAGTTTGACCATTTGATGTTTTCATCACAGTTCCTTTTTCAGGTCCAGCATCAATTACCCATCTTCCATCCACAACTTCATCAGTTGCTGCAAACCATATATTAGTTTGTGGTACATTCGCTTGTATGAATGCATCTTCGGAAGCGGATGTTATAGTTACTAAATAACCCGTCTGCCCTTTAAATGTTGTTGTTAATGAAGCTGCTCTAGCTGCGGTATAAGTTGCACCAGTTGTTACAGGTTTGTAGAAGTGTCCATTAACGCCATTGTAATAAAATCCCGTTGGATTTATTGTTGCTGCTACTGATAATTTTACAGTACCTTTGATTGAACCCGTATTTATTTTTAATGATGCCAATGCAGTATTGATATTAGCCATTGTACCAGTTACTACCAAACGAGTTTTATTACCTGCCAATGTAAATCCACTAGCCGCAGTTAAACCCGTTGATGTGTTTAGATAAAATGTAGTACCGGTTGGAAACTCTACTAAACTGATTGATGTGAGTAAAATATCGGTTGCCGTAAATCCACTCAATGAGAATCCACTAGCATCCTGTCCGTTTGTATTTACGGAAAATGATTTAGCAACCGGAGCAGTTACACTTTGTCCGGTTGCTAAAAATGATAATAATAAAAATAATATAGTAACTAATTTGTTCATATTGTTATTCAACAATTAAATCTATTTTGTTACCTTTGCCATCTACCGCATCTGATAATTCGGTGTAGAATAAACCTGCTGTATTTGTTAAAGGTACTTTTGGTGTAAATACTAATTTGTATGGTGTACCAGTTTTAATTCTAGCAGTTCTAATTTGGTCAATTGAACCAAATGTTAATCTACCATCTTTGTTTGTTGAGAAGTTAGTTACAGTTGAACCCGCATCAAATACCACATTATCCAATGTTAATTTTGATTCATCATATTTCATAATAACTTCCAATCCAGCCAAATCTGCTTTTGATAATGATGTAGTTAAAACAACTTTACCATTTTCAATTTTAGATGATAAACTCAATGTTGCTTGCTCCAATACCTTATCAGCGTAATATGCAGGTGCAATAGTTCTATTCATTGTACCAGTTGATACACTTTGAGCGGCAACTGCAGATGGTGCGGATGAATGTGAGAAGTCTAAATCACCACCCCAAGCATAAGCGAAATCTTCCGTTTGAGTTGCTGCTGTAATTTCAACTGCGTAATTGTTTATAGTACCTGCATTAAATCCTGCTTTCTTACCAGATACAAATCTAACTGATGTAGAAGTTGATGATGGTATCATTGCATTTGCCGATACATCTATACCCATAATGTGTGCAAATATATAGTATGCATCCGTTTCATCAAAAGTATTACCAGTTTTAGAAATGTTACCAACTATCCTTTCAATAGCAGGATATTGGAAAAAATCATTTGTACCACTTAAACCAACATTTGCGATTGCAGAAAATGCTTTATATGCATCGGTTACAGTTACAATGTTATTCATCCAAGTCTTTTGGTATGCCGGTGTTATTATTACTCCAAACTTATCCCCAATCTTAAATTGTGAGAAAGTTGCTTCACCCTGTGCGTTCAATGGTGCAACTGCTAATGGTTGTGGATTAGCTGCCCAATCAATTATACCAGCAGTAGTAAGTGGCATAATTTGTACATTTTGGTCTACAATGTTTGTATGCGATGTTGGGAATACCACTCTAACTCTAAATGCCGATGTACCACCTTTGATTGGCTCAGGTACCGATAATTGAAGAACTTGTGAACCAATGTTTGGAATAGTAGCACCAGCCGCATCAAATGCATTTGCCATATCTAACTTATGTACATTCTGATAGTTTACTGCATCTTTAACTATATACTTTTGAGTTGCAAGTTGTCCATCAATTGCAGCATCAGTTCTTTGTACTGTCAATTGCCCAACATTCCAATCGGAATTTGGTGCATATCCCCAAGGTGTTGAAGCATATTGTTGGTCTAATGCACCAACTCCAATATTTGGATTTTGATTAAACTTATAATTATCCCAATTTGTAAAATAAGTTTGAGATGCATTACCTTGTGAGAATACTGTACTATTTGGTACATATTGTAAATGTTTGTTAGAAAATTGGTATCTCAACCAAAAATAACGAGGTGTTGTAGTACCCTTAACAATATTATATTTTATTGTTAAAGTATCACCAACTTTGAATGGTGGTGTTTGAACAATTGATTGGTCAATTATTAGTTGTCCAAAAGATGTGAATGATGTAAAAAATAACACCAAGCCGAATAATAAGTTTTTCATTATAATAGTTTTTTGATTAAGGTTTCACAAGTCTTTTTAATCGCATTTCTTGCAGATTGTTGGTTGAATTGTCCACCTTCATTAACTAATAATGTGCTAGTAGATACTTCGGATGAACTTTCTTCTGCCAAAAACTGCTTTATTTTCTTGCCGTTTTTGTAAAGCGTACCCTTTATTCGTATAACTACTTCAGTCTCATCTGAATGAAAAACTGATATGTTTGTTTTGGTTGTTAGAATATCAAAGAAAATGATTTCCGTTTTGAGAACGATTGTATTTTCATCAATGGTTTCCACCAATGAATGATTCTCCTGTACTAATTCTTGTAAGATGTTTTTAACACCAAAAGCCAGATTTTTGTTGTCTGTCAATGGTCCTATTTGGATGTTATTGACAACTTTTTCAACAAAAACTGGCTCTGTAATTTGTGCCATACCCATAATAGGTAATAGCACCAATAAAATTGATGTTAATAGTCTCATAATTTCTCCCACAAATAAATATGAGAGAAATCAGAAAACGATATTAAATTTTAATTTTTAAGGAATTGATTTCCTTCTCCGGTGTCCCGTATTTCTTGCAAAGGTTTAGTATTTCACCCTTACCATGTTTAGTAGAATATAAAATATCCAAATATTCTTCGGCTTGCAATATAGATACTTGATTATCTTTTGCTACCAACTCAACTAACCACTTTTCGTAATCAGCTGTCTTTCTACCCTTCATATATTTTAGGTAGTATTTCTTTTTTGGTATCACATCTATCATAACTTTGTAGAATTGTTCGGCTGGTAATGTTTCAACCAATGGTTGTATTTCAGCTAAAAACTCTACAAAATCATAATTCATTGATAAGTAACGGAAAATAAGATAATTAGTCCAAGTTTTCTTATCATCTACTGATAGAGTATTGAAATAATTAGGGTCTTGCTTTTCCGTTACTGCTGATATGTGGTCAAATAAGCCCAATCGGGTTTTTTCCTTCGCCATTTTCTTTTTGCTTTCTTGCTTCTTTTGGTAACAACTCTTCCAATACTTCCCCACACTCTACACATAGGTATAGTTCAATTGGGATTACTGCATCTTGTGGTGTACCAGTTAGTAATCTACTGATTTTCTTAAATTTAAATCCTGGTGCAAAGGTATCACCTCCACACTTTTCACAAACCATATCCTTTGCTTGTGATAAATCTATATTAGGTGCTTGCATTATCTAATTACCATTAAAAGTTCACCTTCACGTAATAACACATATTCGGTATTGTTAAACTTTACCTTTTGAGTATCATAACTATTATGTGGTAACAATACCTTATCACCAACCTCAACTTGCATTGGAATACGAACACCATTGTTTGTATAGATACCAGCACCAACTGATACTACCTTACCAACTTTGTTATCTCCAAATTGTGCGGTTTCTGGTAGGATGATTCCACCAACTGTCTTTTCTACTTTTTCAATTTCTACTAAAACCTTATCACCAATAGGTTTTGCTAATTCTACATTTTCCATATTTCTTTATTTAATAATGTTAATAATTCCAATAATTCCAGCTACAAAGCAGATTTCTTTATCTACAACCATAGCATCTCTATATTGTGATTCTGCTAATGCGAGAATAACACTTGCTGTATTACCAGCTGCGTATTCATCTACCTTTTCATATAAGTAAGTATATAATTCCGTAAAATCATTCAACTTATTATCCAATACCAATTGTCTGATATTTAGGTAGGTGTTTCGTTTATCATCGTTGCCTTTTAGATATTCAACCAATTTAGATTTAACATCTGATTGAATTAAACTTTGAGTATCAATTTTCAATTCACCCTTTGATGATTGTAGTTGGCAGTTGTTGATAACTCTACGAATATCAGGGTAATACTGATTGATAATCTCTGCCAAATTTTTAATATCAAATGTAATACCTTCCGTTGTTAAGATACTACTAACATGAACAGCTACATCTTTTTTTGATGGTGGTGTTACTGCAAATGTTTGGCAACGTGATAAGATTGGTTCAATAATCTTCTCGTGATAATTACAAGTCAAGATGAATCTACAATGTTTGCTAAATGTTTCCATCAAGTTACGCAAGATTGCTTGTGCATTCGGAGTCATATAATCAAACTCATCCAAAATGATAATCTTAAATCCTTTGAATCCAGCTCCACTTGCAAAGTTCTTCACTTTGTTACGAACTGTATCCACATTGTTTTCATCGGATGCGTTGATAATCATATAATCACATTCAATTGTGTTTGCTATGATTTTAGCCAATGTAGTTTTACCAGTACCTGCTTTACCATAAAGTAATAGATGTGGTACATCATTTGTTTCCAAATATCCAGCAACCTTTTCTTTTAGTAAATCATTACCAATATAATCCTTCAATACTTTTGGACGATATTTCTCTACCCACAAACTATGGTTTACGGATACATCTTCTACCTTTTCTGTTTCAAAAAATGCCATTATGTTTTATTGTTTATCTGTTAGTTTATTATGTAATAGTTGTAACATAACATCATTGTTTTTTGATAACTCACTACAACGATTTATAGCCATAACCTCTTTTTCTTTTCTGAACTCTTCATTATCCAATAGATTATCCAACATTTCAAATAAATCTTTTTTGAATTTAAAGAACATACCATCAGGTTCAATCTCTCTATAACAATCTGATTCCTGATATATCATAGGTGTACCATTCATCATACAATCCGTAGCTGCTACACTCCACCCATAATTGGTTTGTCTCATTTGAATACCAACCAAACATTGTTGTAATCGGTTATAATATTCGTGCTTTGGTACTTTTGTATTATCAATCCAACTATGTTCGGGTGTACCATCTAATTGAGGCACCCACACATTGAAGTCTTGTCTTTTTTCCCTATACTCTTCCATTAGTTTAATGAAAGTTGGATACCCCTTATAAGCTGCTGCTCTATGATTGAATACGATAGTTTTAGTTTTATTTGAGGATGGTTCTGAAATAATTTTAGTATCATCTATACCAAGATTCCAAACCGTAAGAATATTATTTAATCTTTCCACAAACCCATCACTATACCAAGCACTAGCTTCTTCCAATACTCTATTCTTTTGGTCTTGTGTATTTAAGAAGCAAGTATCCATTTGAGATACACCTAATAATTCTATGGGCATCCATCTCCATTTGTTCTTTCTATCCTCCGCGTTGCACGATTTCATTTCCCACCAATGTGCGTAACCAACTATTTTAGTATCAAATGAGTTTTTATATCTACCCACTTGCGGCCAATCTGGTAAATGGGAATAAATTACATCGTATTCAACATTCTCCAACACTTTATTCATATCAGGTGGATATGTACGCATCTTTATCATATCACCAGAGAATGGTAGTATATGCTGCTTAACATTTAATAGGTTAAGCTTTTGTACGGGTTTGGGTAATATGATATTCCAAAAGTATTCTCCATAGTTTTCTAACCCTTTAATGTGATTGTAAATTACATCCACAAAAGAATCTTTTTCTATATTGCTGGAGTTAGTGATGTTTGGTATCACTAATACTTTTCTAGCATTATTACTTATTTGTCCTTCCCAAAATTGCATATTACCTTCCTACTTCTGATAAATAAAGTTCTTTCATTTTCTCCCAACTAATACCAATTGCATCTACATAAAATAGAACCTCTGGTTTAATCTTACCTTCATCGTATAATTTAATGTAACGATTTTTGGCTTTCTTTTTCCACCAATCCATTGTATATTGAATACCATTCTTAAACTTGTCTTTCAATACCAATTCATCTTCGGAAATCTTATCACATAAGAACTCATTACCATTCTCATACATTTGTGCGAAATATACACCTCTTTGAAATCCGTGGTCATATGCATCTGATTTAATTCCCAACTCTTTATAGATTGATTGAATAATCTTTTGCTTAATACCACTTACAGGTCCGTTTTTTTCATAACCCATATTAGCACCATTTCTTTCACGTTCTTGTGTAATATTTTTACTATACCACTCTGAACGATTTTCTTTAATCCATTGATGCCAAGGGTCATAAACCGAATCATCTGGCTTTGTAGAAATCTTACCTTTTGATTCACCTAATGTTTTGAAGTGAGGGATACCATTGTATTGTGAGTGAATACCATATAGGGATGTTGTACCTATACCAACTAATGGATTACTATATTTCTTTTTCCAATAATCCCGTATCTCTGGTGCGGTTGCTAATGCTGCAATTAGTTTACCACCCAAAAAGTTATAACCAAATGGTTGTGTTGATACGATAGTAGTTGCAATAGCAGTACAATTCAATTTACCCTTCTTAAACTTATCATCTTTACTCCAACCAATGTATGCATCTCTAACACCCAATGATGTAATATCAGAACCTAAACAAATCTGTCCTAATATTTTACCAGTCTTTCTATCTTTTGCATAGATTTTAACATTACGACCTGGGTTAGCAGAGAACTCCATTGTATGGATAAGTCTACGAATATCAGTCCATCTTGTTGATTCCTTTGGATTATCTTCAACAATTTCCACATAAGGGTCTAACTCATCCAATTCTTTCAGAGTTAGCTCCTTATTGTATATATCGGTTGGTCTCCACAATACATCGTAGAATTGTCCCAAATATGATTTTTTAGGAAATGTTGTTTTTAAATCCGCATTCCATTCCATCCACTTTTTGTATAGTGTTTGTTCTTCAACGGACATTTCTTTAAGATAATCCAAATTCTCAATGAACTTGCGTTTCATCTCATCGTAATTAAAAACCTCCTTTGGTTCTTCGGTATCCCAAAACTTCATATATGATTTGTTATTATGCTCCAGCTTGTACTTCTACTAAATAATATTTTGATGTAAAGTCATCAATTTGGAATGCAATGTGTGCTAATCCTTGTGTTGAAATTTGTAATTTAGCTGAATTTGCATCTTTGTTTGCTACCAATACCTCTTTAAGATATTTAGCGGAAAATGAAATTGCTTTAACTTCTGCACCATACGAAGAATGTACAGTATATGTAATTCGGTTAGAGTTTACATTTGAATAACCTAATACCAAATTCAAATCACCCTTCTCGGTAAGAATTGTAAATGTATCTACATCAGATAATGCATTTTTACCTTTGATAAAACGGTCAATAAATGCGTTATCCAATTCAATCTGAATATCAAACTCTGGTAATGATTTCAAATCAGGTACCGCTGGAATAACTGCCAATTCAGCTAACTGATAATTTACCTTTGTTTTGTCACTTTTGATGTTCAATGAAATACTTTTTTCTTCCATCTTACCAACCTCTAATTCAACATCATCACCCATTACAGATAACATACGATTTAGATTTGATGTAGTGTAAACACCCAACTCTGCTGTATCAAATGTGAAATTTGCTAACTCTACCTCACCCAATAGAGTCTTATCATCGGAAATAAACTTTGTACTCAATGTAGTACCATCAGTTTTCCAAGCAACACTTTCAATAAGCCCAGCCAAGTTGTACTTTTGAATGAAACGATTTAATCTTACTTTGTTCATAATTTATTGTTTTAATTTTTACAAATATACGAAAATTTATTTTAGAATCCAAAAAATTGTGATAGTTTTTTTTCTGCATGGTTTACTTTTTCCCATTTCAATGCTCTATAAAAGTCATTCATTTTGTTTTCCAACTCTGCTTCAAATATTCTATCAACATCAATGTATTTTTTAACAAAATCCATAATAACATCTGGGTCATTATAGTTTTTAAATGCAACCGTATCTAATCCAAACGGATTTTGTTTTAAATATACCCATTTAATCTTATCTCCATCTCTAATTGGTTCGTATAAGAATGGGCAATTGTAATGTTTAAGTAATCGGTTATATGTAATTGCTGCTTTAACGTGGGCAGGTGTGCCAGGTAAAAATGCTCCAATTCGTTTTTCTAAATTTTTGGTATCATATTTACTAATCTCCTTTACTGCTCCACCCTTTGCTATAACTGATACATCTAAATCAGCTAAACTCAACTTAAACTCTCGTAGTTCCTTATCAACATCTTCATTTGTTTTACCAGTTAGGATGTCACGAAGAATACCACTCATAAAGTCTTGAAATGCTTTTGGAAATGATGAACGAACTACATCCAATCCTTTCACATCCAACTTATCACAAGGAATACCATTCTTTAGAATCATCCATTGTGCGTATCTCTTCTTTGCTACCCAAAATCCTGCTTTACTGATATATTCTTTCTTAATTTCAAAACGATGTTTATCCTTTGATATAAAGAAGAACCTTTCTGCTAACATATCATAAAACTTATTTAGGAATGATTGCGTTTCTTCTGCAATATCATTTACCACCGAAGCCATTTGTTTCTCATCAAATGTTTTATACTCCGGAAACCTATGTTTTACCAAAGGTTCTGCTAACATATAGATTGAATCCGTATCAATATACACATTATAATCTTCTTTTGTACCTAATTCTTTTTGGTACTTGATGTTTGCCATCTCTGCCGTTTTCTTAATAACAGTTTGGCCCGTAATCGTAACTGCCTCTGCATTATCAATATCGTAAAACCGAAAGGCAGGAAGACCAAGAACACCATACATAGAGTTAAGAAGAATCTTCTGAACCAACTGCCTTTTAGCATAAAATTCATATTTCTCCGTATCACCCGCTTCACCATATTGCTTTTCTAATTTTCTAAATTCTACCCGTTGTGAAAACCATAAATCTAAAATATCTGCAATAAGTCCAGGTTTACTCTGGTCATACAGAACCCCATTGGCGGCTACACCCAATCCGTGCTCTTTAATCATCTGCTGTACTTCACCTTTACTATAAGTTTCCGTACTACCTTCCGATGTTACATCATATGTTTTATCCACACCTCTAATCCATTCTTCCGCATCCCAATTCTCAATCTTACCCATTTTAGTTTCGGGAGAAATATTTAGGGTCATAATAATAGATGGATATAGCGATGTTAAATCCAAGTCATAAATCCAATCATACTTACCAACGATAGGTTCTTTCACATATGCTCCGATGAACTTCTCTTGGTTATTATCATTGATTTCCTGCATCCGTTCTCTTCTATCCGCAGGTTTGTTTGGTGCTACTAAATTCTTTTGTTTAAGATAGTTCAAACAAGCACCTTCCAAATACTTTGATGAATACACAAAGTCCTCATATGGAACGTGACCCGCGTGGCAGATTGCTCTACATAGTTCAATGAATTGTAGTTTCTTTTCCAAACCAACAACCAACTCAACGTCTACAATGTTATAATCAATGTATTTGTTTATATCCTCTCTGAACAAATCATCCAAATTACCTTTGTATTCCACCTTACCCTTACCCAACTCTTTGGTTGCAATATAGTTTAGAGTATATGATGGTTCTAATGTATAGGTATATGTCTTATATAAGTGAATATAATCCAATGCACTTACCCCAGCAAAACTCCAACGATTACGATATGGCGAATAGAAACACTCACCAATTGGTGAAAGGCGAGTTGCGTTATTTCTACCCAATACATTTGTAATACGATTGAATAGATATGGTACGTCAAATGAGTCAATATTCCAACCCGTAATAATTGATGGTCTGATTTCCTCATAGATTGTTAAGAATGCTCTCAACAAATCTCTCTCATTACTATACGATTTAACAACTCTATTGCCAGTTGTAGTATTTTGTACCTTATCATCTTTATCCAATACCAAAGCATAGTAAATATCAGTTGCACTATCGTGTAATGCAATTGCTGTGATTTCATTCTTTGCTTTTTGGGTATCCGGCAAACCTGATAACATTTCAACCTCAATGTCAAATGTCATCACAACATGCCCTTCGGATGGAATATCGGATGTATGATATAAATCTACTAATATACGAGTAGTTTCTGGAACATCCGATTCAAATAGATTTGGGTCATCTTTTGTAAACTCATATGTTTTGGAAACTTTAACTCCACTCAATGATGTTGCTTCACCGAATGGGTCAGGTCTCCAAGCATATGGTTTGAAATCAAAAACCGTGTAACCGATTTTATCATCCCAAATATGGACTTTATTTTTGCCCTTTTGATAAAAAATATTTTGATACAACTTATTATTGGTTTAATTTTTACAAAGATACAAAATATAAACCAAAAGAACAAATAGTTTAATACATTTTTACTAAACTATCTGCTGCATATGTTACTGCTGCGTTTGTTCCTTTGTGTCTACATTTATAACCCATACCTTCCACCATTCCTACTGCTTGACGGAATACTTCATTTGATTTGAATTGTGGGTCTGGGTTCAAGTCTACATCAATATAAGTTGCCTTTGGTAATCCAGCTTCTCTTAAATACTCTGCTACCTCAATAGAAGACCAAACTTCGTGTATCAAACGATTGCCTGAATAATTTTCTCTGTTTGTATTCCAACGAGTGAATAGTAAGTGAGCTCCTTTGCCTGGAGTATATAATGCAATTACAATTGCGTAGATTGTTTTTGTTTTGAATACTTGTGAATCACACCCAATGAGTATTTCTATACCATCGTTTTTAGATAGGTATTCAGATATATATGCTACTAACTCTACTTTTTTTCTGTCAATTAATCTTCTGAATACCTTTTCCATATCCTTACCTTATTTTGAATTTGTGTTTACTACCATCACTTTTTGAATAAATTACATATAATGGTGAAACTTCAAATTGCATCTGCATAAACTTATTAGTATATTGTTGCCACTTACCTTTCTTTAAGTAAGCTACAGTCATATGTGGATGATATTCTGGATAATCGTTTGAATGTGGTAGTTTCTTTAAGAGTTCGTTTGCTCTTTCCAATCCTTCGCCACTTGCATCAAACTTTAATACATCATAATCTGGGTTATCATCAAAGATAGATGGATTTGTTAGTTTAATATCACCAAATGGAACTTGATTGATAATTTGAGATACTACACCATCTGGTACATTTGTATGTAAACCATATAGTAATGTAACGTGTGGTTCTGTTTCTAAACCATAATGACCGTTCTCATCATCATACAAATCAACATCACTAATTGTACCAGTTAATATAGATTCATCAAAATCCAAATATAACATTGCACAACCATATTGATATGGTGTTTTTTGTATTTCTTTTAATATCTTGCGTAGTTTCATTTTGTTTTTGTTTTGCTGTGGTAGGAGGATTCGAACCATCCAAAGGGAGATTCAGTAAGTAACATCCGCCGGCCGGCTTGGTGGTCTACCCCATATTACTTACCTATTTCTTTATCCCCGCCCCCGAGACAGGAGGGTGTGTCTGCCAGATTAGTGCCGCGCGCTAATCATTTTTCACCATACCACAATTTTAAGGTCTATTGAATGTTATATTATTTTGTAACCGTATATCTTTATTATTTAATACCCAAATTTGTCCATCATCCATTCCACAAGTAAAAAATAAATCGTGCTCTTGTGAGTAATCTATACACATAAATGCATATCCTTTCATTCCATCAGATAATCGGATAATTGGTATTGTTGGGTTTAATTGTATTATCATGCCTATAAATATAAAGTTATGATAATTGTAGAGAGTGAGGGGCTCGAACCCTCGCGCCGGTTTTACCCAACCTAACAGTTTAGCAAACTGCCCCCTTCACCAACTTGGGTAACTCTCTGTGGTGACTCCATCAGGACTCGAACCTGAAACCTACGCATTAGAAGTGCGTTGCTCTATCCATTGAGCTATGGAGCCATATGAGGAGGGTGTGAGATTCGAACTCACGGTCCTGTTACAGACTCCGGTTTTCAAGACCGGTGCAATAGACCAACTCTGCCAACCCTCCTTTTATTATATTACTCTTCGTTTAATTTCAAATCTTCAATAACTTCTTTATGGATTCGTCTTTCCTCTTCCATTAGTTCTTCTAACATTGCATAAACTTCATCTCGATAATCATCATCTCCATAGAATTTATTTGCATCAATATCTTCATCTAAATATTCTTCCGAACCATATTCCGATGAATAATATGCTATACCCATTGGGTCACAACTTTCGTCCTGAAATGTATTCTCAATTACAACATCCTCTTTGATACATATAAGTTTAGAACATAATTGTTTAAGTAATGGATTTACTGCATCCCATGCTGATGTTAGATTGATTGAAATTTCAGTATCCCATTCTCCCTCAATTTGTCCATATACCCATTTAGCACCAACATTATCATTTACCCAACCTCTATCATAATCCTCATCTGTCCAATTCATATCATATACACCATTAATTATATCAATTGTATGTGTATCTCCAATTTCATCCTGCACCGAAAAGATTCTTTTCAACTCATCAATAACTGCTTGGTTACAATTTTTAACTCTAACCATATTATCTACGTGATTTGCCATTAGATTTCTTCGGTTTTAGTTTGTGTTGAATCAGATTTTAATTTAATTTCGGGATATTTTTGGCGAATTTCAACCGAATCTTCAACTGCCCACTTTTGTTTAAGTTTAGCTCTTTTTTCAATATTCTTCAATTGTTCTTTCTTCTTTTGAATATCTTTTGTTAGTTTTTCAATACGAACATATTTACTTGCATAATCTTCATCGGTGGCATCAATCCACTCAATTTTTCTTTTAGATTCTTTGATTTCTGCTTTCAAACTTTCAACCAATGGTGCCTCATCACTAAACTTCGGGTCAATAGTTCCACCCAATGTGTTTAGTAAAAGCATGATAGACATTCCCAATTCTTTCATATGAATTATTTTTTACAAATATAAGATATTTTTTTATTATATCCTAATTTTATTTAACTTTTGTTACCCGAGCTGGATTCGAACCAACCCTAACTGCACCAAAAACAGTTGTGCTACCGCTACACCATCGAGCAATTCGCAGTTCGTACGGGATTCGAACCCGTGGTCTCCACAGTGACAGTGTGGGATGTTGGGCCTCTACACCAACGAACTAAATGTGATTACTGATTTGACTCATTTCGAACTTTCGGGGCTCGTATCATTCAATTTCAGTAATCAATAATTAAAACAAACTTTTTGTACCCGATGTACATCATAACCAATTCGCATTGGTGGTTACATTTTCGCATTTGGGTTAATTACTCCCGACTTATAGTAACTCTCTCCTGACCTGTATGACTATTCCGGCTTCAACAGTACCCTTTTGGATTTTATATACCGAGGGGTTACACCTCAGTCTTCGTTTGTTTTGAGCTTCCAGTCGGAATCGAACCAACAACCTCTCGATTACAAATCGAAGGCTCTACCAGTTGAGCTATGGAAGCGTATTATTTCTTTTTTGCAAAGCTATTTTAGAACCTTTTATACCACCTTCTAACATTCTAGCATAACCTTCTTCTGATATATTTTTTAAACCAAAAGTTGGAGTTTGTGAATGACAATTAGGACACATTATTTTTAGGTTTTCATGTCTATTATCTCTTCTATTTCCATTTATATGGTCAATCTGAAATGTTATTGGTTTTCCATTATATTCGGTAATACCACATTCTTCACATCTTTCACCTCTTATCTTTTTAAGATGAATACCCATACCTTTACTCCAATTAGTATCTAATTGAAACTTTGTTTTAATTCTATCGGCTGCTGAACAATCCCACCCACAATACAATCCTTTTGATTGAGATGGCATATATGTTATTTCTTTTCCACAATTTTTACAATTTGATTTCATAGTATTTTCTTTACTATAAATATTAGGTTACTAAAAAAAAGTAAAGTAACCTAACCAAATGTACTCCGGACGGGACTCGAACCCGTAAGCTTCCACGTGAAAGGCGGATGTCCTAACCAATTAGACGACCGGAGCATTTACAAATATAACTATTTTATTTTTTAATTCCAAACTTTTATGGAATTATTTTGGTGGGGGCAGAAAGACTCGAACTTCCGAACCCGAAGGAGAGCATTTACAGTGCCCCGCAATTGCCGCTATGCGATACCCCCAATTTAGTCTTTTCCTTACCTCTTAATAACCACATTGCCAGTCCGATGTTACTATCGGATGCTTACCAAAATCATACTTTGGAGCGATTACTACATTGAGCAGGTAGTCAGATTCGAACTGACGTCTCCGGTTTGGAAGACCAGAGCACTAACCACTGTGCTATACCTGCAAATTTCCCCACTTGAGATTCCAGATGAGTAGATATTTATAGTTTTTCCTTTCAAAAACCCAATGCATCTTACTGCTTAAAAAGTCAACACTACGGGGAGGAGCCGTGTCCCCACTCCTTTATTCCCACGAGAACGGCGTTTTATTAGTTAGGATGTCCGCTCCATTACCCTATCCATTGTTAAATGAGTCTTGGATTAAAGACTACCGAGTATCTCTTACTCGTTGTGGACCAGGTAGGAATCGAACCTACTACCTTCACATTATGAGTGTGCCGCTCTAACCGAGTGAGCTACAAGTCCATATCGTTTAATCTAACGATAAAATCTAATATCGTTTCTTTCAACGATAAATAAGGTGCCGGAGGAGAGATTGGTTACTCTCACGATGCCCTTCTCGGTTACACCACCACTCTAGAATAGGTACGTCTAATGGTTGTACTTCCCATTTGTTCCGCCACTCCGGCATATTTCTTTTGGTGGAGAAAGTGGGATTCGAACCCACGACCTCTTGAATGCAAATCAAGCGTTCTAGCCAACTGAACTAAATCCCCATTATGTAACGGCTGTGCGGTTTGTGTCTCATTCACTCCTTTATACGAGCTTCAAAAGTTTCCATTTCATACCTAGCGTCTGTTCCGCCATTCTTTCGAATCGTTACATTGTACTTCGGACTGGAATCGAACCAGCACTCTCTTACGAAAACAAGATTTTAAGTCTTGCGGGTCTACCTATTCCCCCACCGAAGCAACTTTACAAATATACGAAACTTTTTTCATATATCCAAATGATTTCAACAAAAAGTTTAATGTTGCGTGTGTGGGGTTCGAACCCACTTGACTTTCCTTATGAGAGATAGCTCTTTTCCACCAAGCCACGCAATATGGGGTGTTTAATGGGATTCGAACCCATACTATCAGTACCACAAACTGATGTGCTAACCATTAACACCATAAACAACGAGGTGAATATTGGATTCGAACCAATGTAAAAGGTTTTGCAGACCTCCACCTTACCAACTCGGTCAATTCACCATTATGTAGTTCCATAGAGACTCGAACTCCAACTTTGACATCCGTAGTGTCAGGTGCTATCCATTACACCATAGAACCATTGCACGTCCTGAAAGATTCGAACTTTCATCTGCGGTTTTGGAGACCGATATGCTACCATTGCACCAAAGACATGTATTTTATTTCCAAAGTAAAAAATTACCTTCAAAAAATTTTTCCAACTTCACCCAAAAGTTGAAAAAGTGTAGAGAAAATAGGACTCGAACCTATAACCTTCTGCGTATCAGGCAAATGCTCTAACCAATTGAGCTATATCTCTATTCGGTAGGGTAAGCAGGACTCGAACCTACAACCTCACGCACCCAAAACGTGTAATCTAGCCATTGATATACTACCCTATATTGTGAACCCGTTGGGAATCGAACCCAAAACCCCTACATTAAAAGTGTAGTGCTCTACCAATTGAGCTACGAGTTCGTTGGTGGAGCAGACAGGTATCGAACCTGTTCCTCTGGATTTTCAGTCCAGCGCAATGCACCTCATCTGCCACTACTCCTTCTAATCCGATTTTGATTTGTAGCATCGGGAACTACCTGTGTCCATAGTAGGATTCGAACCTACACAATCTGGTTTCTAAAACCAACACGGTTGCCAATTACGTCATACGGACATTTATTGTAGTGAGTGAGGGACTCGAACCCCCAACATCCGCCATGTAAAGACGGCGCTCTACCAATTGAGCTAACCCACTGTTTCACCATTATGTCAAAGAACTTATTCTTGCGTTGATGGTAGGATTCGAACCTACGACCAATAGATTAACAGTCTACTGCGCTACCACTGCGCCACATCAACTTATTTTTAATCATAAAAAAACCCCTAACTTTTTGAGTCAGGGGTTGTTTTAATTTAAGTATGTAGTTTGGTCTTATCCCAAGTCTACATCGTTTAATATTGTTGCCCCTAACTGATTTTCAATTCCTTTCGAACTAAAATCACACACGCGATTGCCTGCCCACATCAAATTTGATGTCGGTTGATAAGCTATCGTATGCAGGTTAAGAGTTTTCATTTTCTTTTTTCTTTTAATATATATAAGTTTTTTTTATTTTAAGTTAAAAATCGTAATATCCTTTTACTTTTGTTATATTACAATCGCTATTCCAAGATATAATTGTTTTTACTACATCACTATCAACTCTAGGTGCTCTATGTAGAATAAAACTTGGGAATGTTAGAACATCTCCTTCTTTCACATCCATCTCAATTATTTCATCCTGATTTATTGGATTTAATAATTGTGTTTTTGGAGAACCTTCTGGTAAATCTAAATAATAAACATTAGTCCATTGGCATCCTAAATGAACATGCCAACCATGTTCCGAACCTTTGTTGTATTGTTGAAACCAAATATTTCTTATTTTAATTTCATCATACCCAAGCTCATCAAATCTATGTTGTAATAGATTAGTTATTGGTTGCATTACTGGCTTCAAATAAAGCCGTTCAACTTCCCTACTTACATCCCAATCTGTTCTACTTATATCAGTATAATCATTTGGAAATGTATATCTTGTAGATTCACATTCATTTATTAATTTCAATACCTCATCCTTTATTATTTCATGCTCTGGTAATTTGGAGATGATATATGGACATTGTATTGATTTAATCATAATCTAATTTTTGGAGCGGAGGGATGGAATCGAACCACCTCATTGTACTGGAATGTACACATGCTACCGGAACACTTCCTCCGCTTATAATTTAGAAAGATTTGTGGGGTGGCTCTTTCTAGTGGAACTAGCTACATTCCGTTTTTACCATTCAACTTTTATTCGTATCGTTGAAGTTATTTTATAGGTTAAACTCCCCACCTAAAAACTTGGTATTACTTTTTAATCTGATTTGTGGTTAAAGTGTAAAATCAATCTCGTTACCTTCACGCCTATTGAAAACCACTACGAAGAGCGAAACAAAGGAATTGAACCCCCTCCTTCGACCTGGACGGCCGATGTGCTACCATTACACCAATCTCGCTTATATTATTACGGATGAGAATACTCACGTAAACGAACCAGCTTTTGTTGGATTATTGTTTCCCAACTTTTCCACTATCTTTTGGATAGTACCGATTCAATGCGGGTTAGTTAAGCCAACCACTCATAAAGTTACAAACTACTCTCTCTTTACTCCGCTTCTTCTACTCTGCCGAACAGATTCACACTTGCGGTGTTAGAAGTTTTTCGAAAGAATCACAGACCTCTTGCGGAGGTATCGTGGCAGGGAACATCTCCCTACTATGTACGCACCTTTCGTTTGCAACTGGCGAACACTTTTGCTCTTTTTGTTTAAGATTTGCGTCAAATGCAAAATGAGTTTGGTTTGTAGATGGTTTCAAGTAGTGGTTCACCAACCTGCTCCGTTATCTTTTGAACAACAGAATACTGAACTACTCGATGTGTTATCCCTAACACCATACTTTAAGTCTGCTTCATAACTCCTACCTTGGTAGGTGAAGAGTAAGGATAATAACGACACCACTCGTACTTTATCTTACCTTTCGGTTTTAAGCAAACTCTAATATTGAATCACGCAATTGTTGAAAGGGATTAAGTTTCAGTTTCTCGCAATAACTCTATGGATTATTCTTATTGGTGTTCCCACCTCAACTGAACTATCTACTTTAGCCCAGTCATTTCACCACCCTCTTTACAGTGTTACCCTCAATACTAAAGGTGAAATGATATTCCACTTGCCTACTCAAGCTCCTTTCGAAGCCGCAAATCACTTAAACCAAATGATTCACTTTATCCTACTTTCGTAGTTTATTTCACGACCATAGGCGGCCGATGTACACTATGTAGAACTAGTCTACTATGTGCTAATGCTTTTAATAATAATTGAAATGTTGTACATTTTACGGGCGTCTTATTTACAATTAGTCTACTATCCCACAATTATTATATTTCTCAAAGAACTTTTTATTTGAGTTACCGAGTATCTTTCATCACCTATTGGTCTCAAATCTATAATACAAATATACGAAACTTTTTCCATATATCAAAATTATTTTTACTTTTTTTTAAGATTGGTTGTCTCCGGCTTTTTAACCCCCCGCGTTTGGAAAGATATTCACACATTCGGTTTTATTAGATGTTGGCTTCAACAACCATTCTTAAATATTGGATGAGTAGTGGGATGGTATTTCTACCTCTCGGGTCCTCTTAACACCGGACTTCTCCACACCGGCATACTAACCTCATTTTCAACATTACAAATATACGAAACTTTTTTCATATATCAAAGTCTTTTTAACTTTTTTTTTGGTTGCGGGAGACAGAATCGAACTATCGTAGACCTGGCTTATGAGACCGGTGGGAAACCAACATCCTCCCCGCGATTTATTATGATACAAATATACGAAACTTTTTTCATATATCCAAATGATTTCTCATTTATTTTTTACGATATTAAAAAACTCAAATACATCTTCTTCTAGCATATTACTTTTTAAGTTGTTAGCTGTAAGACTTATGAATTGAATATTATCAATTGTATATGGTTTTGATGAATCAATTCTATCAATAGATGCTTTGTAATTACTTGATATGGTTTTATATTTTGGTTGATATTGTAATACTAAATCTACATTTGTAAGTTTACATTTACCATTTTGATAATTCCATATTTCAACTAATTTATCTAAATCCAATTCATATACAAATTTAGATTTCCTAGCTCTAACTCTTTTAGCAAAATCTCGCATAGATGATTTGATTTTCTGCTCTTCTGTGATGAGTTTGTTTTCACCACCTTTGAAATGATATGGATTTGCAGATAGTTTTATCATTTCAATATTACCATCTCTATTACCAGAACATTTTAGACTACAATAAAAATCGGTCTTTCCCAATTTTATTCTTCTGTTGTATTCGTTTTTTGGTTTTTCAAAATCAACATTACATATTTTGCATTTTACTTTTATCGTTTTCATATCCACTATATGTTTGTATATAAATATAGTGGAGATGAAGAAAACGAATAGTGGAGATGGTGGTATTCGAAACCACGTCCAGATAAGTTTCTAATGTAAATCGTTCACAAGTTTATTCAATTTTTCTAAACTGAAAAAATATAGAGTTTCTATTTTGCCATTGCCACTCTCAAATGTGGAAGATTCACTTTAATAGGTAGAACCTCAAACGAGACCTCACTTCCGTTCACTTCTTTTTAAGTCCCACGAGTGATGCGGGATTGATTAGGCAGCTACTGCGTAATCGAATGAGTTCATCCATGCCATAGCATCTTCGAACGTCATTGTAGATAATTCTACGTCTGCACTTATTGTTTGATAGGTATTCAAAGGTTTCCATCTAACCTTACTTGCATCAATACAACCAGTCTTCATACCTGTCAAAAGCCGGTCATCCCCATATTTCAAATAACTTATACAAATATACGAAACTTTTTTCGTAATTCCAAATAATATATATTATTTATTCAAAGTTTAAAATAACATTACCAGCTGCTACTATTCTTTCTTTTGTAGATTTCGGTGCCAACGATGGTAAATGGTCTAAATTTGCATCAAATACATATAGATAACCTTCTTCTGGAAAAAATGTATGTGTTATTCTGTGGTCTTTATCATCTCTAAAAAATAACTTACCTTCTGGACCTTCACAATTATCTGGAACCTGTACATAATATACCCATGTCCAATCTGTAAATGTTTCGTAATCCGGATGAAACTTTAAATGATTATGATAATGTGCATCTGGTAATTCGGGAACTGCTACATATATCCAAGTTCGTTGATAACCACTTAAATATTTTTCACCATCTAACTCAATGAAAAAATCTCTTACCTTATTAAAGCAGGATGAAAACATATGTCTGGTTTCATCACCACACAATGCTTGTCCATCAATTTGTAAACCAGGAGCCCTCATTTTAGTATCATTGAAACGCTTATCAGGCATCCACATTTCTCTATCAATCTGAACTTCTTTAATAACCTTTTGATTATCAATACCACTAATAGGTATTTTATAAATCTTGTGATTTAAAAAACCAATTTCTTCGTAACTAATCATAAAATTTATCTTATTATCTTACCTTTTAATGCTCTTGCAGTTATAATCCATTTTTTAGCAATTGGATTTGTTATTGGTTGTGCTAAAAATCTAGCTGCTGCTTTTGTTACATCACCATGCTTAACACCTGCTACTGAATTATCTACAATTGAGAATTTGTATCCACCAAATAATCTTTGGAACTTACCCATATTCTCTTGGCATGCTTTCCAACTCTTTACCAATAATTCTTCTGGTACTACTCTACTTCTTTGTTGGTTTCTTTCTTTTGCTACTTCCAAAGATGTATTTACAAAAACCATATAGCAATCATACCCTAATGCTTCGGCATGTGCTTTTTGTTTTGCAATCTTATCGTACTCATGCCCAGTACCATCAATAATCATACCTAATCTACCGGCTTCGTAAAAATCTTTTAACTTTTTTGTTATACCTTTTGCAATATTACGAATTGAATCTGGCGATTTTCCTTGTATTTTATCCCATAATTGTGGGTCTTCTTTTTCAATTTTTGCTAAATCCTTTGGGTCTATACCATTCTTCTTTAAACCAGCTTCAAATGCGGCATCTGAATTTACAACTTTTAAACCAGATGGTGCAAATTTTGTATAATCAACTACACCAAAGATTTCTTTTGATGTATATCCTTTACCACTACCAGGTCCACCTGCTAAAAATACACACTTAAATATACCAGGGTCATCAACACCCTCTGCAATCATTTGCTCTTGCAACTTTTGCTTTGTTCTTTGTAAGTATGTGCTTAAAGTAGATAGTTCATCTACTGCTTCGTTCAATAAATGTTTAGACATATTTAGTTTGTTTATATAGTATAAATATATATTTTTTCTAAATATGAGTCCAAATTTCCCGTTTAACTATCTTACGAACATTTGTAGTTGATACTCCATTGTTTCTCGCAATAACTTTTAAATTACGATGTCCTATTTCCCATAGGTGTCTGATAGATACAACTTGTACATCCGTTAGTTTATGATTTGGATGTTGCTCTCCTTTTAACATTTATTAAAGTCCTATAATATACTATTTTTTATTTTTAATTTGATAATCTACATTACCACGTTTATCAAATACAAATTTATTTTTATAAATCTGATTACAATAATTACATTGTGGGAATACATTATTCAAACTTAATTCTTTTCTAGGGTCACAATGTCCTTTTTCTAATCTAACTATTAATGTTTTATCTTTATAGTGATATTCATTTTCAATTGCGCCACAGGTTAAACATCTATAACCATTTTCTTTTTTCAAATCCAACCATTCTGATTCTGTAAATGTTTGGTTTCTCCTAGTAGGTATAAACGATGGGTGTGGTTTTTCCAAAGTTAATAATCTATACCAACCAAATATTTTACTACCACTTTTTTCAATAAAGTAACCATATTGCATTCCCAAATGTCTTGTTATTTGAAAATCATTTGTCTGTCTACCTATATTATTCCATCCATCCGTTAATTCTTTTTTAGTAACAACTTCACCATGGTATTTTAATAAAAATAATATAGCAAATAATGATTGACTTATCTTTGTATCGTTATATTTAATGAATTTTACACCATATTGTTTAAGATATTTATTATAATAATTAGTATAGTTACTATATAAAGTATCAAATTCATCCAAATTCAAAGATTTCATAATTTTAGTTTTATGTTATAACCCAACACTATCCCAATTCGAATTGATGAACCCAGCATCCCTACCAACGGCAACTGCCATAGCACGTGCGTTTTCGGGCTCACCCTTTGAATTGTTGTTGATTAAAATTCTTTCTTCTCGTCCGATACCCATTACTAACTGATGGTAAAGAATACCTGCGTTTATCATTTGTTGTTTAGTAATCTCTCTCAATGATTCCGGTCTTGCGGTAGTTAAAACAATATAGTGTCCAGCATTAACCCACTCTGTCATCTTCTCTTTTACACCTGGCAACACATTTACTATGTTAGGGTCTAAATCTTCAAAACGAACTTGCTCAATCAAAGTACCGTCTATATCACTAAAAATCGTTTTGTAATTTTGTTCTCTTTTCATATTTTCTATCGTTTAACTCTCACTACTTTGTAAAGATAAGAAATGTTTTTCACTTATCCTAATTTTATTTCATGTATTTTACAAATAAGTTACACCATAAACACCATATCTAGCAGTTCCATCAATGATGTTTCCTCTACTATGTTTAGCGGGCGAAGCGTAAGAAGCTGCTTTTAACAAATCACCTTTTTTAATTGGAACTCCTTTGTAATCACCATCATAACGCGAGATAAATCCCCACACATAACTACCATTTAATATTTTAATAAACTTATTACCAGCCTTTATTGTCAATTTAGTTGGTTCTAAATTTGATAAGTGATTTGCGTAATAATCTTCAATTTCTAAATTAACTTTCTCAATAAATTTATCAACGATTGGGTTATTGTAGTTTTTCATCTTATTGTTGTTTTATGTTTAACTCTTATTACATAGCAAAGGTACGCATAAAAAGGCAAAATGTCAAGATTTATTTGCTTTTTTTTCAAATAATTCTAAAAAAATAAATTCAAATAAACACACTACCGAAAATACAATGATTATTGAAACCATCCAAATATCTTTTAATATTCTATACATAAGTTATACGATTGGAAATCCAGCAGATGAGTTTGTTGTTGAAGGTAATTTCGGAGCCCACCCCTTTGAGTGATTACTATATGTAGGACGAGGAGTATAAGCAAATGTAGGTCTTACACCAATCCCATCCCAAGCCGATTCCCATTTATCTGGCAATATACCATCTTCGATTAGAACAAAAGTACCACCATCGGTTTTTTGTCCTACCTTTTCAATATTTTTTTTATTAAACTTACGAAAGATGTTTTTACGATTTTCTTTATCTACTTCGATGAATAGAACTGAACGGGCTTTAACCTTACATACTTTAAGGGGTTTTGTTCCAATCTTACCATTTTTAGAAACAACCACATCAACAATTTGACCTATTAAATTTTCCATATCTTTATCGTTTTATTACAGATTAAAGATAGGTAAAATGTAGCAAAATGTCAAGTGTTTTGTAAATTATTTTTTAGGTTTTTTTATTGCTGCAAATGCAGTTTTATATGCAGGCGATGTTTTATCGTAACCTAATGCAGTTTTAACTTTGATACTTCTACCAGTTTCTGGATTCTTTATTCGTTTATCTAATGCACCGTCGGGTATCATAGATGATAATTTTTTAATATTGGCTTGCTTTTTTTCCGCACCAACATTTTTTCCAGTTTGTGCTTTTTTACCTTTCATAAATAAGAATGTTTTTTCTTTATTTTTAAACTTTGAAAATGCTTGTGCGGTTTGGTTTGGATGAAATTTACCTATATTTTCATCACCACCTTCTCTGAAAATTAAATGTGCATTTCCTTTTGTATCTTTACCACCATATACCACTGCATCTTGATTGTACTTTTTAGCTATTTTGGTCATAAACTCTTTAGATGCGCCCGGTATAAATAGAGTTTCCTCTGTTGAGTCTACTAATTTATCAGATGGACAATCTTCATATTTTATATTTGAATCTTGACACTCTCTCCAATGTCCATCAATCTTAAAAAATCCCAAACCCTTTGCACGAACTTCTGCTTCTAATTGTTTGTTTAGAGCTTTGTTTTCTTTTGGTGTATTGGAATAACGGTATGCAGTTGCCATTCCCCAACTAGGAACTTTTTTATCTATAACGTGTTGGTATGCTCTTGCTAATGATGCTTCTGATAGTTTGTGAAATTTTTCCATTCTTTATTATTATACTAATAAATATAATAAATTATTCTTTTACCTACCAAATCCAATTTTAGGTTTTACTTCTTCTGTTTTATATTGTTCTGTATTAATATTATAAATATCTGCCAATACCATTTCTTCTTTCACCTCATTATCCATTCCCAAATGTTTTATTAGGATATTAGTATCTTCTACATTTAGTTTACCAAACTTATGTTCGGCAATCAATCTACCTTTTCGCAATAGAGCAGAATCAATCTTTTCTTTATCCATATTAAATGTAGCAATAATACTAATGTTTAGAATATCACCCAATATACCATCTGTTAAATTTAGAATGTTAGATACACCCGTAGATGCATAGGAATTATTTCTATCACCAATAATCTTCTCCGCATCCTCAATCACCAAAATACAATCTTTGTTGTCCATTAGGAATGGAACAAAATCAGGATTAACAATACTCTCTGCTAAAATTGGTGGTAAAAACAAAACCTTTCTCTTCATATGATTTGCTAACCATTTGATGTATGTGGTTTTACCTGTACCCGGCAGTCCATGCAACAACACCAATCTACCTCTTTGTTCCTTTTTAGATGTCAATGCAGTTACAATTGAATCGTTTATTTTAACAAAATCCTTACCATAATTTAATTCTAAATCAATCTTTGGCTTTGGTAATTTAAACTCCTCCGTTTCGAATCCATACGATGTTGCTTTTAATAAATGTATCTTACCCTCTTTACTTTGTTTAGATAACTTCGTAACATCATCCAATATAGTATGTTTTAATATATCTTTTGTACAAGTATATGCAAATGATAATCTATATTGATTCTTCTTTATTGATTTTGAATCTTGTTCTACATAATCTGGCTCATCAAAGTAATCACCATCAATCTCCGATACATTTATTAAAATCAAATCCATACCATCTACCCGTCTTTCATAAGTAGAATTACATTTTGATTCCTTTGGTGATAGAAAATACTCCGATTGTTGGATTTTATTAAATCCAGCATTTTCTATTAAGGATAAAACCTTTTTATCAAACTTTATATCGCTTGAAAACTTTGTAGTGTTATATAATTTACCAGTCTTTAAGGCAATATATTTGCCCATAGAAAAGTCATCACCATGTCCTGCTGTATATAATTTCTCTAATTCTGTATTCATTACCAAAAGTTTTTAGCTATTTCCGTACTTGGTTCTATTGTAGTATGGTGTTCAATTCCTTTATTATATTCTCTTGCATTTTTTGGATACTCTCTGATTGGATGTTTTAATCGTTTCATCAAATCTTTCTTCTCCCGTTTGTCCTGTGGTATTAACTGAATGTATCTATGTTTTGGTGGTTCTTCTCTTCTCCAAAATTCAGTATATCCATCTTTACCAATTTCTCTACGAAGATGTTCTAAATTACCACTACCCCATTTTGTAAATACACTCCTACTATGTATCCATTTATATGGGTCTTTTTGTACCGATATACCATAATTTGGCATCAGTGCAATATCGGTATTTAATCCTTGATAAATCCAATTGGTTGCTTGGTATATTCCACCCAAATGTTCTTGTCCATTATCAGCGTATGAGAGCAAAACTTTGATTGCCTTATCATTTTCTTTCAACCACTTAAACGATTGCCCCAGAGCAAAACTTTCAATGTTAGAACCATACCCATCATCGCAATATAAACGAGTTAATTCCAAAATGTTATCTTTGGTTAAACCCTCACATACAGATGTAGGTGCCTTTGCTCCAACCGGAAAACCATAGATTAAACAACCTATAAGTTTTTCAGTATCACCCAAAGCATTTTCGGTATCCGTTTTATAGAATATACCCAACGAATATCTACAAGCAGTCCAAGCGTGAGTATAGTGTTTCTTTACAATGATTTCTTTTGCAATGGATGTACTAATCTCCCTAACGGATACTCTACTCGTATCACAATAATTTTTATTAGCTTCTTTCAATTGGTTCTAATTTGAATATTTCTTCATCATGCTCTTCACTTTCTTTTGGATATGGGAAAGTTTCATGCTTTAATGATTTAATTAACTGCTTTCTAACTTTTTTATCTTTGGTTAAGATATAAACATAACGATGTTTGCGTGGTTCTCTTTTAATCCAAAATGGAGATGTTACCATTGTCTGAATTATCTTTGGGTCATTCGTTCCGTATTTCACATAAGATGTTCTACTATGATGCCATTCATCTTCCTCACTCCACTTAAAACTCCAACTATCACTCCATCTGATTTTGTTACCCTGATATATCCAATTGGTAGCTTGATAGATAGTCCCTTTATGTCCAACCTTTGGGTCTGAATATGAAATTAGTGCTTTAATCTTTGGTGTATTATCTCGCAACCATTGAAATGTTTGTCCAACAAACCAACTCTCAATATTAGAACCATACCCATCAAATACAAATAGGCGAGTTAATTCCAATACAGTATCCCTTTCCAACATATCAGAAATTGATGCTCCTGCGTTTCTACCAATAGGGTCTCCATAACAAGCTATACCTATTAGCTTTTCATTTACTCCACTAAAAAATTGATGCTCATCTGCCGATTGATAAAACAAACCCAATGCATAGGATACTTTTGTCCATATACCACTATAATGGTTATTTACAATAATATCCTTTGCAACGGACTTGTTTACAGGTCTAACTATGAGTTTGGATGTATCGCAATACTCTTTACCTTCTACTTTCATAGTTACAAAGATAATAAAACTTTTTTATATAACCTAATTTTTTACTACAAACTTTCGTTAATAGCATTTATGTATGCAATCTTTGAAGATACACCTGCAAATCTTTCAACTTCCTTACCATCTTTTTCAATAATTACAGTAGGAACTGAACGGATGTTGTATTTAGTTGCCAATTCAAATGCTTCATCTACATCATACTCTTCAAACTTAACACCACTAACAGATTGTTTAACCTCTTCAAAAATTGGTTTTAAAGTTTTGCATGGTCCACACCAGCTTGCAGAGAATTTCTTTACACTAATCATAATTATTTTCCTTCTTTGTTTTGTTTTTCCTTAAAATCATCGTATGCATCTAATAAAGCATCAACAACTGGATGTCTATGGTTTGTTAGTAAAGTTTGAGAATCCATATCTTTAATCTTTTTAGCTGCTGATAATAAAAACTTAAACCCACTATCTCCTTTATATTTCAAATCCACTTGTTGTGTATCACCACATACCACCATTTTACTTCTCAATCCTAAACGAGATGTAATCATTTCCATTTGGTCATTTGTACAGTTTTGTGCTTCATCTACAATAATAAATGAATCCAAAAATGTTCTACCTCGCATAAATGCCAATGGTACAATTTCTACTTGTCCGTTTTCTAAAATCTTATCAATTTTTTCTTTGTTGTAAAGTTGATAAAAGTTAGAATAGATTGGTTGCATCCACGGCTCCATCTTTTCTCTTAAATCACCTGGTAAGAAACCAATTTCTTCTTTACTTACCGTTGGACGAGTTATAATAATTTTAGTTACCGATTTCTTAAACAACATATCCAATGCTACTTGGCAGGCAAGTAGTGTTTTACCACTACCTGCTTTACCACTTAATATTGTAATTGCGTTGTTTAGGATTTTATCTTTCGCTTCTTTTTGTTCATCATTTAGTTGAACCTGAAACTTAATAGGTCCTTTCGGTTTTTCAATTATCTCTTCTTTAATCTTTTCCGTAATCTCTCTTTTCTTTGTTGAGATGTTCTCACCCATAAAATTATTATTTAGTTTATCCTTCACACGAAACACATTCAGGGTCCATTGCTCTTGCGGCAATATCTCCTCTCAATACACTTTCAGTTCTCATATAGTATAGAGTTTTTACACCCTCTTTCCATGCTTCCATAGTAACCTGATTTATCCACTTTGGTTCTGCGGTTGCAGGGAATGCTAAATTAAGAGAAACTGCTTGGTCTATATATTGTTGTCTAACACCAGCTTGCTTTACTAAATCTAATTGGTTGATTTCTTTGAATGTTTTGAATACATCTTTAACCGAATTACATTTATGCATATGGTCTTCCGCAGTTACTTCGTTACATTGAACTAACTTACCTTCAAAGAAACACCACTCATCTAAAAAATCCAAATCTTGTACTGAACCACCATCTGCAAGAATCTTATCCCATACTTCTTTGGTGTTCTTACTCATCTTCTTTAACACTTTTTCTAACTCTGGGTTCTTACGAATGAATGTTCCTTTTGCAGTTTGTTCGGTAAACACATTAGCTGCCCAAGGTTCAATACCACTACTTACATTACCACTTAATTTAGAGTTTGATACCGTAGGTGCTACTGCTCGTAAGTGAGTATTACGGAAACCCGTATCTCTACACCATAATGGTTCACCATATTCTGAAGCCATGTCTCTACTTGCTCTTTCAGATTCAATCTTCATTTGAGAGAAAATCTTACGAGTTTCAAATTGTGCAGGTAATCCTTCAAATGGAATACCTTTTTGTTGCAAGTATGTATGCCATCCTAATACACCTAACCCTAATGCTCTTCCTTTTACTGCTGAACGAACCGAGTTATCAAATCCAGTCATTCCTTTGGCTCTTTGGATAAACTCCTCTAATACACCATCTAAAAACATTGTAGCTGTATATACTAAATCGGTATCTTTCCACTCATCATATTTAGCTAAATTCAAAGAAGATAAACAACATACAAATGAATGCGATTCATCGGTGTGTAATACAATCTCCGAACAAATATTGGTCATATATACTTTTAAACCATTCTTTTTATATGCTTCTGGGTTTTGTTTGTTTACATTACCTTTGTACATAATATATGGTTCACCAGTTGCCTTTCTCTTTTGTAATAGTTTACCCCACTTTCTTCTTGCTTCTGGTTCTCCCTCTTGCAACTTTCTCATAAACTTATCACCTACTACTGCACATTGGTGCATATTAAGTGATTGACGATTCACATCACCCTTTGGTTCTCTAATCTCCAACCAATCTTCAAAGTCTTTATGCTCAATATTCATATTCACCGAAGCGGCTCCTCTACGAACTGAACCTTGGTTTGTAGCAAGGATAGTTGAATCATAAATCTTACAAAATGGAACTACACCATCGGATGTACCATTACCAGTAATCTTTGAACCAGCAGGTCTAATCTGATTGATACCAATACCAACCCCACCTCCGTGCTTTGCTAATAGCATCAACTCTAAATTCTTTGAGCCAATCTCATAGATACTATCCCCAACATCAATACCAAAACAAGAGATTGGTAAACCTCTATCAGTACCAGTGTTTGAAAGTACCGGTGTAGCTAAACATAACCACCCTTTCCAAATGTAATCAAAAAACTTTGTAGCCAATTGTGGTTTACCCAATCTTCGTGCTACCTTTGTGGCAACTCTCCAATAGGCATCCTTTGGTTTCTCACCGTCTTGCAAGTACCCTTTGGATATAGTTTTTACATATATCTCATTATTTCCCCAGCTTGGGAAATCTACATCTAGCTCCCAGCCTAATTCTTCTCCGTAATTTTTCATAATTTAATTAAAATATATCTCCCCAATCTTCCCCTTCACCTGCTTTTGAATAATCAGTTGGTCTCATTGCAAAGAAATCGGTATGCGTAACCCCACCCGTAAGATGATAAAACCAGTCTAATTCACTTGCCTTTGTATCATCATACTCAAAATATACATCACTACCGGGTATTGGATTGTATCCTAATTCAGCAATCTTTTCATTGATTCTTTTTGTAATAAACTCTTTTAGGTCATCTTTTTTAAGATTTTCCAAATCGCCCATTTCAAACATTTTATCAATAAATTTGTGTTCTAAATCTCTAATCAATCCAGCTGCCTCAACTATACTAGCTTTTGCATCTTCTCTTAATTCTGGATACTCTTCACACATATGATTGAATAATTGACAACCCATTTTAGAATGTAATGATTCATCTCTCACACTCCACTTCATTTGCTGCCCAACACCCTTTAATAAGTTTCTCATTTGGAAACTATAAAGAACTGCGAACGATGAATAAAGTGCAACACCTTCTGCAAATGCTGAAAAAATTGCTAAACTTCTTGCTACTTCCTTTCTCGCCAATGGATTTGTTCGTAAATCCTCCGGTGTCCAATCGGCAGTAGTTTCAGTTAGCATTTCAAATCTAGCCTTTGTAGCGGGTTCATGTAAGAATGCTTCAAAATCTTCTAACCCCAATGTTTCATTTAAGTACGAATATGCAGTAGCATGAATTGTTTCTTGTGAACCAAATAACATTGCCATTTGTCTGATTTCGTGTTTAGGAAACCATTTAGTAACCATACCTGTCCAATAGTCAGAAACTGCACATTCTGTTTGAGCAAAACCCAAAAGAATATTTCCAACTAAATGCTTTTCAGCAGGTGTAAGATTTTCGTTCCAATCTTTAACATCACCTTGCATCGGTATTTCCGTATGTAACCAAAACGCTTGAGCTTGTAGTAACCAACCCTCTGTATAATAAACCGGATATTCAAATGGTTTATATGCCACTCTTTCTGTAAATAATTTGCTCATAGTTTTTATCTATTTTTAATTTTAGGTATAGATAAGTATCGTATATATTTCCTTTTCAACTCAACTTTTCATAGGATTTTTCTATGTAAGTTTGGTAGTATTTTAAGGATGTTAGCCCATATCATTTGGCATGGTTTCCAAGTACTTTTTGTGTAATAATTTCTTTTCTATCTGAACTCCATTATTACTTTCTTTGGATGCCATAATACCATTTGATGATTGTGCATCATATATTTCTATTTCACCTTTCATTGTGTCCATTTTTGTTGGGAATGTTAAACCATCCGGTCCAAATCGGTTTTTCATCACGTGTACTCTCGCAGTATTTGCCAACTTATCTTTATCTTTACGAGATACACTCATAATAAAATCAGCTGTCATTACTTTAGCGTAACTATCCGCAATTGAATCCGCATGAATTACTTCATCTTCCAACGCACCTCTATTGGTTTGTGATGCTGTCCAAATTGGAACACCAACTTCACCACCCATACCACGTAGTTCCTCATACACGCCACCTAACTCTGCATATAAACCATCTCGTTTATTTACAGGTTTAAGTAAGTCTGCATAATCTACTATAATAATATGTGGAATAAATCCAGTTGCTCTCAATTTATCAATGTGAGCTTTCATAGTTTTAACACTAGCACCTCTATTTGGATAATTTTTAATCATCAAACGAGATGAATAGTTTTTCAACTTTCTTTGGATTTCATCTTTGTTGTTTTTCAAATCTGCTAATGGGATACCTGTAAAGATTGTATCATACCTGCAACCTACATAGTTCTCACTCAATTCCAAACTATAATGCAATACATTGAAACCTTTTGCTACTGCATCTGCTCCTAGCTTACACAATAACCAAGTCTTACCAATACCAGATGGTGCTACTACAACACCTAATTCACCAGGTCCTAAACCACCATCCATCAAATCGTTGATTGGTGCCCAACCAGTTGGTACGGAATTTCTCTTTACATCTTCTAAACGATATAGAATATCTAAAAAGTAATCATGTCCTAAATTGTTTTCTAATCCAGCTCTTAAAGCATCCTGAATAATTGTTCCTACCTCATCATACTTACCACTTTGTAATAAGTCTACGGATTGGAAAATTGCAGATTTAAGTTTCTGTCTTTTACAAAATTGTAGATATTCTTTCTTAACAAAATCAGCATCAGGTGAACCAAATAAATCGTAGATTTGTTGTAATCTATCTACAATCATTTTCTTCTGCGCATCTGTTTCTATTGCACTCAATTTAACTTTGAATACATCTAATGTAGGTGCAGCATTGCTTGTTTGATTATAGGATACAATTTCACCAACTATCCATCTATCTGCTTCTAACTCAAAAAAATCTTTTTTGGTTATATCTGAAACTTGATTTAAAAAAGGTTGGGATTCCAATAATGATGCAACTACTTTGGCTTGGTACGATTGTCCGAACTTTTGTAGATTGTCTATTGCTTCCATTATTTTTTATCCTTCTTCTTTCTTGCTAATCTTTTTTCTTCAATTGATAAATTTTTATCTACCTCAACTTTTGGTTTGTCTTCTTTCTTTGGACGTAGGGCTTTCCACTCTGATTTGGGAACGAACACCCATCCATAATTTGCTACCTTTTGGTCAGCTTCTAATTCTGTTACTCGGCGGATTTCTCCTTCTTTACTTTTAATGCACTTCATAGATTTTGTCTCCGTGTTTAATTGTTATTTACTATATTTGTTTATTGTTCCGAAAGTTTTAACCACCCAGCTATTTACATCACCAAGTGCATCAATTACTTTCATACTCATTGCCTTTTTAATAAAAGATAGTTTATCCAATTTGGATACATTCTCTTGATATTTGGCGTTAATCTTCATTCTTGTATTGGATGATATTTCAGGGTTCTCTAATTGCATCAATCTGAAATTTCTTTCTACAATTGGTTTTCCATCTAAAATATCTTTGTAAATTTTAGGTCCTTTTCCAGCACCCCGTTCTTCACATAGTTCAAACAATTTATCAAACTCTACCCTTTCCGATTCCACCACTTCCGGAAATCTTTTAATAATTGTTTTGAGACCACACCCACTAATACCATCAATATTATCAGAGGTATCACCATCAAGACAGCGATATACCATAAAATTGTTGGGATGGATACCAAACTCTTCAACAACCTTTTGCTCCGTATATAATTTCTTTTTGCTTGGAGAGTAAACTTGAACATTTGATTTAACTAATTGTAAAAAATCTTTATCTGATGACATTACTATTGCACCAGCATCTTCCGTAACCAATTGCGATGCAATATAACCAATTACATCATCTGCTTCTATATTATCATATAACATAATATCCACAGGAAGATATTCAAGCAATTCTATTAAACCAATCATTTGGCGTTTCATAGAAACACTCTCATCTTCCTTGGACATCATATCTTCATATTGACGATTTACTCTAAAACGGCTTTTACCTCTATCAGCTTTGTATCCACTAAATATCTTTTTACGGCTGTCCGAACCACCTTTACCATCAAATACAATAATACAACGAGTTGCTTTGTATTCTCTGATTGCGTAACCTATACTTTTTAAGAATCCAGTGATACCACCAATGTGGTCACCATTATCATCCATTGTGGGGTTTACCGTCCATGCTCTGATAAAAGTATTTAATCCATCTACTAATAGAACTTTTGAGTTTAGTGATTGCTCTACAACTTGTGTATGCTCATCATTTACCTCATCTAATAACCTTTTATATAACTCGTTCATATGTTTGTTTATTCATCACCTAATACACTTGTATCTACTAATAGATTATCTGTATCCAATGAATCTTTTTTGTATTGTAGAATAGTGTATTCACAAATTCGTTTATAGATTTGTTCTTTTACCGATGGATTTGCTTCCAATATTTCCTGCAACTCTTTGGCTTGGAACTTAAATTCTTCACCAGTTTCAGTATCAACATATGTGTACCACGCTCCACCTTGTTTAACAAAGTTATAATCCTTCATTGCTCCCAACCATGCGCCATAGTTATCAATACCCCTATCAAAGAAAATATCAAAATCTGCGGAACGCAATGGTGGTCCTAATCTATTCTTAATTACATTGGCTCTTACTTTGATACCAACGATTCTCTCATTCCCCTTGTCATCCTTTGCTTTGATTTTACCAGTTGATGCTAATCTTAACCGAACCGAAGCATGGAAAGCAATTGCTTTACCACCCGATGTTGTCCAAGGGTCTGAAAATGCCATTGCGTTCATCTTTTGGCGTAATTGGTTTGTGAATACTAATGTAATCTTTTGTCTACCAATCACATTTGTGATTTTACGCATTGCCTTTGAAATGATGATTGCTTTATCAGTTGCGTAACCATCTTTATCGTAATCAGCTTCTAGCTCTCTTTTTGTAGATGCTGCTGCAACTGAATCCACTACGATAGTTACTAACTTATCCTTATCACCTTTTCGTACTTGCTCAATGATTGTATCAATTGTTTCAAATATATCCTCAACGGTATCAGCCGTAATATATAATAGTTTGGATACATCTACACCAATTGCATCAAAGAACTCTCTACTTACAGCAGTTTCAGTATCAATCAATACTGCAACACCACCTTGCTTTTGCGTTTCTGCTAGCACGTGTGCTGATAATAATGATTTACCACTCTGCTCTAAACCAGTGATTTCCGTAATTCTACCAACCGGAAAACCTCCGAATGGTCTATTGGAAACCGCCACATCCAACATTGTTGCCCCAGAAGAGACCCACCCACTTATATTAGTGGGTGCGTCCTCCGAGTCATCATCTAAAAAGAACGCAACCTTTTGGTCTTTGTATTTCTTGTTTAGATTATCGGCAATTTGTTGTGCTAAATCCGCTTGAACTTTTGCCATTGTAACTCCTTTTTATTTTATGAATTGAATAAATCTTCAAATGCCGATGCAACATCAACCTTTGTAGAAGCAGGTTTTTCATCTTCTGCATCCCAAGGTAGGGTTGTAACTGGCTCTGCTGATTTAGGTACTGCAACAGGTTGCGGTGCTACTTGCTCCTGAACCGATTGTGGTTTAGGTGATAAAGTTTCAGATGAAACAGATGGAGCAGGTGCATCCTCATCATCATGCGATGCAGTTGGGTTTAACCAATTTTCCAAAACACCCTTTAATTCAGCGTAAGATAACTCACTATAAATGTCAGTAATTTCTGTCTGCTCATTTAATAATTTGTTTTCTAACTCTGCGTTATCAGTTAATTTTGTAATGTTTGGTTTTACTCTGATACGAGTATCTGGATATGTTTTACCAGCCTCTTCTACGATTTCAATTACCACATCACGACCTTCTGTTGGGTCAGTAATATCACCATAATCAGGGTCTGCAATGATTGCAAGAATCTCTTGATATACAGTTTTACCAAATCCCCAAAACTTAACACCTTCGTTTTCTTGTCCACGGATAACCACAGGCGCAAATGTACGCAATTTCGGCTCCATCTTCTTACCTGCTTTCCAATTTTCAGTATCACCCAATCGTTTTAACTTTTCGGCAAACTCTAAAATCGGGTCAGGACGCTGGAACGATGCTGGTGATAAATAAGTTTTGTTGTTGATATTGTAATGAAATAAAAGTTCAATGAATGGATTTTCTTTGTTGAACTTATAAGGAACTATGCGTAATACATATTTTCCTGGTTTTGGTTTCCATAAAGCATCTGTCTTTTTGGAAGTGTTTTGCAACGAATTGAGACGTTGCTTGATTGCATTAATGTTCATAATGTACGCTTTTTGTTTTTAAGTTTTATTTAATTAGATTTTAAGATTATCGCGATAAATCTTTCAGGTATAAATATCGGATTCCTAAAATGTTGAAACAAAGATACGAAGATTATTTCGTATCTCCAAATTATTTGAGGATAATTTCATAATTTTTTATTTTATCAATAACCTGTTGATGTGAAATTGCAATTGATTCGGCATAGTCTATATTTTTTTCATATTGCATAAACCATTCAGCTAATTTATTATCCAAATCATATTCTAAATTTTCGTAATTATATACTGATTCGTCAATTACACCATTACCATATGCAACTAAAAACCAATTATATTCTTCAAATTGCGTAAATAAATTATCCGTATCAATATTAGTTGGAGTCCTTCTTTTCCAACTATTCAATCGTTTTTTCATTTTTGCACTTAATGAAGTTGTACGATTGTAATCTTTCCAGAAACTCGTATCATTTCTATCGGTGTTATAATGAAATTGTAAAAAATCAGTTATACAATCGGATGTATCTGCTATTAATTTATTATAATCTAAAATTTCTTCTTCATTTATATTATGAATAGAATCGGAAGTTAGGTTTCTCAATTGTGTTATTATTAGCCAAATAGATGTTGCTTCAATCGGCTCCGTAAACATTGAACTTAAACCAACTGCTACACAATTTTTTACCCAAGGTGTAACATATCTACCAGCATCAAATGGAATAACTTTGTTAATTTTTATTATTTGGCCAACCATTTCCTCAGCCTCTTTCTTTGCTTCCTCTACATTTATATATCTATCATCAAATACATAACCACATCCCCAACGATTTTGTAATGGTATTTGCCACATCCATCCATATTTCATAGCAATTGCTTTGGTATATGGTGGTAGGGTATCACTTTTTGGTAAAAAGAATGGTATGGCTGTATTTACTTTTAGTTTATCCTGATATGATTTCCATTCTACACCAAAGTGCTTTCCAATAAATAATCTTGCAAATCCAGTACAATCAAATACAAAATCCGATTTTACTTCAACATCGCCACATTTAATAAACCCAAGTCCACCACTTTCATTTGAAATAATATCGGTTATTTTACCCTCAATCCGTTTTATACCACGTTCTTCGGCTTTCATTCGTAAAAACTTTGCCAATAAACTTGCATCAAAATGATAACTATAATTTATAGTAGAACTTATATTACCATTTTCGTTTATAAATGATGATTTATTATTGTATGCTAATTTAGAAGCCAAATTAACATCACCAATCATTTCGCCATTTGCTATTGCATTTATATATGCATATTGCTTTCCATTATCGTTTAACCCAATTGTTAAATTATTATCTTTGGATGTAAATTTGTGAGGACTTAATTTTGATTCCGAAACTGAAAAATTATGTAAATATTTATCACCCGTTCCTCTCCAATTTTCAAAACTAATTCCTATTTTGAAAGTTGCGTTGGTATATTGTATGAGTTCGTTTTCCTTAATTCCCAAACCACGCAGTAACCAAGGTAATTGTGGAGTAGAACCTTCACCTGCTCCCAATATACCAACTTCTTCACTTTCTATAACTGTTATGGTATCTTTTGGACAAATGCGCTGTACATATAATGCAGTCAACCATCCAGCAGTTCCACCCCCAGCTACAACTATATTCATTATTTACCCCACTTTTTGTTTTGAACAATTTGTGCGATGATTCCATACACCGATAAATCTTGGTATGTATCTGTTAAGGATTCACCAACATTATCTTGTGCACCAATAATAATCATTTGTTTTAACCGATTGATTTTATCGTTGATACGAAACCATAATCCCGTAAGAGATAGTTTAATATCACCATCACTTCTACATTCAGTTCCTACTGAAATGTTACCCGGTCCGTAATTTGATTGTTTTTTGCAGAATAGTTCATATTGTTCTACCATAATGCGTTTGTATTCCGCAGTAGTTTCAGGGTATTCTTTTTCCGCTTGAGCCACAATTTGTGGGTCTTTGTAATCGTTCTGTAACATATTTATTTGGTTTTAATTTATTTGTACTCCTTCAATCTCAATCACATCAAATACTCTTGTTGTTATCTTTCTAACTCCTTCTGCATTTGTAAGTAATATACAATTTCTATACTCTTCCCAATCTACCTCATACTTATCATCTAACATACCACCCGTTTTTTCCATTACTAATTGGTTTAGAGCGTTGATTGTATATAAGGTATTTGTTTGTTTTTTTCTATGAACTAAAATAGTTTTTAACTCGCTTTCTGGATGCTGTCCTTCCACAACCACATTATAAGTTACAAACAAATCGTTAGGGACGTTTTTGTTCTGCAATACATAAATGTAATTATATGCTAATTTATAACTTTTTTTTATAAAATCCAAATTATTCTCAATATCTTTTTTTGTTGAGAATGTACATAGTAACTGCGTCTTTATCATATCTTCATTTTATACTCCTTATAAGTATAATAAAAACGGATTATTTAGTTATATGTCTAAACAATAATTTAAGACTTCCAGCATCTTCAGTTTTCATATCTATTTGTAAATATGAATCACCCTTACCACCCATATTAATTACCAATTTAACACCATCAAATTTAACACTAAAAGGCGGCTTTGGTTCACAATAGTAGTTAGGTGCTTTTATTTGTACATCGCCTGTATTTTTGTTTATAATTTGCGTATAAACATCTTTACCACAACCATGTACATCTTTCCACATTTTAACTAATTGTTTTTGTCCTTCTGGACTATTAGCCAATTCTTGCATTTTTTGAGAGAATTGTTGTAAATATTCTTGCTTTAGTCCTTTCTTTTTAGCTGCCTTTTCCTCATCACTCATAGTATTATCCCAACGATATTTCTTTTTAAGAGCGTCAACTGATGCATCAATTGATTTTCCAATATCGCCTAAATAAGTAGCTCCAGCACTACCAACCCCAGCATTTTTCATTGTAATATTTTTAGGGTCTGTATATGTTTTTGCTGATACTTTTATAATACCCTCTTTACCATTTTCGTCTGTATAGTACAATATTAAATCGGTAGGGTCTACTTTTGGGTCTATACCCAAAGCTTTTAATGCGTTTTTACCAATACCACCAACTTGTTGTGCTCCAGTTATTTTAGAACCTTTTGGTAATAATGCTTTTATAGCATCTGCTGCTTTTTTATTTATTTTATCAAATTTAGCTTCATCTCCACCTAAACTTTTGAATGTATCTTGTGTTGATTTATATAAATCTAAATTTTCTTTTGTTGGTGATAAGTATGCAACTACACCGGCTTCATTATGTTTACCACTCATATCAGCTAACGCTCTATCAGCCGCACCACCTCGCATCGGAACTTCAATACCCTCTTCTTGTATAATTTTGTTCATATCAATTGTAATAGCGTTACCATCACCAGAAAGGTGTTTATAAGGTAATGCTGTATTAGCAGATAGATAGATTTTTTTACCACCAGCATGCGCTTCTATTAGATTATTACTAGCTAATTCTCTAACAGCTGCTACACGCTCTTCACGAGTAGTTGCATTTATGAATTTATTCCAATTGGTTTTTAATATATCAGTTCTTTTTTTAGTATCAGTATCTGCATTTTCTACAAATTTATCAATTTCATTAATTTTTTGTTCTGTTGCTTTTACAGTTGCAGGTTTATATTGAGATAAACTTTGTGTTGATTTTTTTTCAGGTTTATCAGATTTTGTTTTTGGTTTTTCTACTTTTGGTTTTTCTACTTTTGGTTTATCACCTTTTTCTTTTGTTTGGTGCTTTTCTATCTCTCCCGATGTAGCAGCAGTGTGAATTGAATTATCAAAGTTTCCTTTTTGAACTTGATAAATATTTCCACTATCTTTCTTTTTTACCCAAATTTTACCAGCATCATCTGCCTCACATAATGATTGTATTACTATATCAGAATATGGTGCTAATTTACTTTCCTTTACAATATCATTAAATATTGCAAAATGGTATGCATCTTTAAGATTTACTATACCTACCCTATAAGAAAGTTCTTCTAAAACTTCTTCATAAATCTCATCTAAATTATCTAAAATCATAATTTTCACCTGTTACTATTGTTGCTGGAAATTCCTTTGAATCTATTATTTTTTCGTATATCTCTTCATATAAATATGTGATTTCGTAATTAGGAACATCAAATACGAATGCATCATAGTTATACATTATTAGTTTCCCCAAGCCTTTATACTTTTCTTTTATTTGTTTTAAAATTTGGATGTTTCGTTCTGTTTCGTATGCTTGTATTACATAGTTTAATACTTTTGCTGGTGGTGGATTATCTTCACCAAACTTTTCTTTTGTGATTTGAATATTATAATGGGGTGTCATTACAAACCCATATCTATCCAAATCTGCTTTATATTTTAATGCTAATAAATTTACCTCATTAAAGAATGGTAACTCTTGCATTTCAGAACTTACACCACCATATATAGATTGGAATACTAATTGCTTTGCCGCATCCCTTGCTCCATCTAAATCAGCTACACCACATATAGCAGAAACCCAATCGTAGAAATCTAATTGAGAATTGAATTTACTCATCCATTCTTTAACTCCGATTTGATTTTTAATCAATTCAATAAGTAAATGCGGGTGATATGCTGAATAATCTATACTTACCAACTTACCATCTTTGAATCTACTAACGAATGCTTTACGCATATCACTCTTTTTTGGTATAGCCGAGTAGTTTACCCCACCATGTCTATTTGATGGACGTAGAGTGGAAGTAAATAGGTTATATTCGGTAAATACTAATCCGTCTTTATTGATGTGTTTTGATGGTAATAAATCCCTCAACTTTTCATCTACAAATATGCCTGCCTTTTCTATCCATTGGAATACTTCGGTTATTTCTTTCACAAACTTAAAAGTTGGGCCATTAAAACCATCTTTTAATTCGTATTGTAATATGTTTTTTATTATACCAACTTGCTTTGATAATGGGATACTATCGTTTAAGTTGTTTTGATATTGGTTAGGTGTGCTTCGTTTGTAGAATGATTGGATTTCTCTAAATGGTTCTTCTTCGTTTTTTACATTTGTAATGAATTTGTATAAATCAATATCAATTGTTTGTTTAAATTCAATCAAATGCCCCACACTCTTACCATTTATAAGAGCTTTGGGTCTTTGTGATTCCTCTAATAGTTTTAATGCATCTTCTCTTAAACTCAACCCATCGGTATGGTTTATATTGATTACATAGAGTTTCTGCATACAACTAACCACAATAAATGATATACGATTGTTTAACGCATGCTTATCCGTATCCGAAAGTTGGATGTATATTCTACTTGGACGAGTATTAAACTCTAATAAAAAATCATTGAACGATTGAGAATCTTCTATGTATATAACCATTTTACAAATATAAGAAAAAGATTTGGCTTATCCAAATTATTCTTTATAAAATTTTGTAAGATTTTGTACATATGTATCTATATTACTTACAGTTTGTTGAGTATATTCTATTGAGCGTTGATTCATTTGCTCAACTTCAAATTTATTTGAACCAGTTATTTTCCAACGCATTTTTACTGCTATAAAAAATGGACTATCTAAAAATTTATCATACATTTCTTTATTTATTTCAGAAATAATACCAAATGGCTCGTTCCTTCTTCTTACGAAATACCGATAAATAAAACCAATTTTGTAATCTTGCTCATTTGGTTGAGCTTCAAATGATGGAAATTTGGATTCCATTCGTTTCCAATTGGTATTTAATGAATTATATACATCTACACTAGTCATATATTTAGTTATTATCAGGTCTGTATCTAAATTTAATCGTTGTTTGCCAAGTATCTGTTACAGAATGTGTTACTTCTGTAACCTGAAATATTCCTCTTTTTTCAAATGGTACTCTATTTACCTTTACTACTTTACCCATAGTAATTCCAGATATACCCAATACTGTCAATTCTAATTCTATTGGTAATAGGGGATTATTTTTATTTACCGCATTATCACCAAAATACAAATTTTTACATAAAGCGGTATCTTTTATTATGGCATATGCATCAAGTGTATTATTATCAAATGAACCATAATCCAAGTATTTAAATATAATACAATTATCATCAATCAATGCCGTTTCCGTTGAGGATGGTAATTTTATAACGGCACCATATCCTCTACCATACTCATCTCCAGTTGCAGCGGCAGCGGCAGCTCTTGCAGCAGCTTCTGCCGCTCTACGAGTTGCTCTTCGTTTTCTGGCCGCATCTTTTCTTTGTTCTACTTTTACAGCATCTCTATATTTTTTTAAATCCAATATATCATATGCATCATCTTGGTATTCAAAAAATAAATTTTTACCAACTTCTCTACTTTTTTGATTCGATAACATTGCCATTGCAATAATTTCTTTTGGTAAATCTGCTGTAAAATTTATATTAGTTATTGTAGTTCTCGGTGAAAACAAATTTATTTCAGTAACTGCTTGTACTTCTCTAGGTACTAACGCATAATCAACTATTGTATAAATCATAACACCATTAACATTTCCTTGAACCTGCGGCGCTAAATCCATTAAACCGCATGCGGCTATGTTTATTTCATCACATAATTTTTGTACAAAATCATTTATTTTTCCAGCTTCTCCCATACTCTTTGCAACATCCAATACAAAATCAACTTTTAGAAATATATTTTTTATATATCCCCACTTACCTGCTTCATATTCGTTTTGAGCACTATTATAAATGTTTGCACCTGCGCTTGATGTTTGTTCTGGAAATTGTTTTCCAGATTTTTGACTAAAGTTTTGGGTTTCATCCACACTTAACGCCAAATTTGCACCATCTCCAGATTTTTCAATTAATGGTCTAGCCATTTTTGCGTTTGGAAATACTACATTTTCAGAATTACTTAACATATTAGGATGTGCAGCCGCTATTGCGTTTCGTATATCCAATTTATAATCAACTTCGGTTGCACCATATTTTTTATTTATAGTATATTCTGTTATATATTCCATACTAACATATACATCTTCTGTATATCCATCATGTTCTTTTGTAACCCAATCCCATATATTTGTAAAAAGATGTGTAAAAAAACTTTGATTTGCATACTGATAGTTTATAACATGGTCAGCTAATTGTGGTTTTATGTTTAAAAATTCTTCATTTTCCAATTCTAATAATCTACACAAACGATTATCCAATATTGAATCTTTATTTGATGAATTGGTAGTATCTTTGGTTTGTGAAGTAGTTCCCAAATATGCTGGTATTTCATTTTTTGTACCTATTACAAATGTTGCATCTATACTTGCATCATTATTTATAGTGTAACTAAAATCAATAAGTGGTCCTACCATTACATCTTTACTACCATCTCCACAATACCTTTCCCATGCTGCTATATTATCAGCCAATGATTTTGCTAATGATGGAGATAGTCCTTGTGGTACTACAATATCATTACCAGTAGCTCTATTTTTAGTCCAACCCCATACAATACCCTTTGGTGTACCAATTCTAAAAAATTGAGTATATTTTTCCATTTGTATCATTGATGCAAACTTAATAGTAATATGACCCTCACGTAATACACCCATACTACCACCAGGTTTTACTTCTAAACCAATAACTAATGGTGGAAATCTTTCTCCATCAAGTTTATTGGGGTCGTATATATAACTAGCATCTGCACCAATTACGACTTCTTGTTTATTTTGATAGGATACAAATCTAATAAATGTTGTTGCACCTGAAAACTTTGATTGAAATGCAGCAGGTGTATTTGATATTGCATTAACTTTATCCAATGGTAGTGGTGCAAAAAATGGAAAATGATTCATAACTATTATATTTTATTTGTAATTTGTGTTGGGTCAATTGGTATTCTTAATTGTAACCCTGGTTCTAATTTTAAATCAATATCTGTTAAATTATTATATACCGCAATTACCCACCATAATCCAGCATCTTTATAAAATATACCCGCCAATATATCCAATCTATCATCTTCTTGAGTCATTATTAAAATATCAGAATCGGATGCTTCGAAATATGGCATAAGGTTTGAATGATATATCAAACCTTTTGTTTTTTGTTGAATATTAATATTATCGTATCTTCCCATATTATTTTATTTTATTGAGGTGCCCCACCTAATGCAGTAGTTGATGATTTTGCTTTTGTTGGGTCAGTTGTTGGTAGTTGTTCACCAAATCCAGTAGCTTCTAAATTAACTCCAGAACTACCCTCACCAAATAGATTAATATTTTTAATTGTTCCATCGGGGCCCAAAGTTATTGTTCCAGTACCAACTTTTTTAATAATATCAGCATTACCTAACTTTGGATTAAGATATGCCTCAACATCATTTCCATCCGTTTGTTGTTGTAGTGTTATTGTATCACCACCAGTATCAACTGATAAAAATGGACTTTCTGCTAATGAACCATTAGGAAGTAAAATTTGTGGTGATAATGCCCCTATAAGTACATCAGGAGCTGGTTTTTGGAAACTTATACCACTTGTTGTAGATATATCAACAGATTTTATACCAGAATAAGAATTGGATTTAGATTTTATAACCTTATAAGTTACATTAATTTCACACATAAATGGTGCTTGAGAAGATTTGTGAATTTCCCAAGGAGAATTATCAGGTATACTAACATCAAAACTACTTAAAAATCCATAATTTTCATCTATAATATTACCAATTTCCAATCCAATTATCTTTCCTTTTAATCCACCTAAACCACCACCTTGTGGTAAATTAAATGAATGAATTTTTTCTATTTTATTCCACAATAATTGTAATTGTAAAGAATTTTTTGCATATAATTGTGCTTTGAATGATATTTCTCTTTCATATGCTTCATAAAAATAAAATTTATAAGGAGAACCAATTGGTTTTGCTTCACCCCAAGTTACAGTTGGTGTATCAGTTAAACCAGTTAAATTTGACATTAAAAATATATCACCAATTTTTATGTTTATTAAATCAGAATCTGTGTTTAATAGTGCTTTAGTTGATAATTCAGCATGAGTTCGTACTCTTTTTTTTCCTCTAGCAGTTACAGTTGCATCATTTAATAATCCACCCTCTTGTAACGCATCTTCACCTTTACTACCCAAAGAAGCTTTAGCAGCTTTTTCTATTTTGTCTTCCAATTCAGCATCTGTTCCTTTTAATTTAGTGGCATCATCGAAAACTTCTTGTCTATCTACAATTAAATCATATTGTATTCCAGCGGTATCTACTTTACGATTTTTGTATATTTGGTCACTAAAAAGTTTTGGTGCTTTTTTTTCTGCTATATTAGGAAATTTATATACGGGGGTAGCATCCGGTTCGTATGGATTATCTTTATATTGTACATAATCAGTAAATTGTGTACTTTCCGTATTAGATGTAATTCGTTTTTGTAAATCAGAAGTTGTATTATATATTTTATGATAACTACTAAATGATATACCATTTTGCCTACCATCCGTAGTTAATTTTAAGGTTTTTAATTCGTCTTCGGCATTTATTCCTTCATATTTTTTATAAAAATCACCACCACTTCTTAATAATTGAATTTGGCCCGTAAGTATTCCATCTATTTTATCAACAGATGCATTTTCAATTGCATATTGTGAGGGAAATTTTGGTGCCGCATTTCCTATTGTTGGATTATTTAATGGATTATTTATTTTATTTACCGATGGATTTCCGCCACCTCTTTTAGCATTTAATCCCGCAGCACCACCAATCGCTTGTAAAGCGTTAAATCCAGCATTTACTGCTAAATCAATAGCAGCTCCACCTATCTGAACTTTACCCGTTGGTTGTATGTTTGCTATATTTTGAGTAAATTGAGCAGGAGTTAGAAATGATGTTAATGCATTTGCTATTGAATTTTTACTATTACTTACACCACCATTATATAAGCTACCATACAAACCATTTTTTGTAGATGGGACAAACCCGGGTAAATTATTTACTTCATCGCTTGGAAATTGTGGAACTGTAAATGAGTTTAGGGCGTTTCGAACAAAACCACCAACTTTGGTATTATTACCAAATGTACCAGCCAATAAACCTCTTGAAAGTCTATCTACCCCACGCTTTGCTAATTGTAATGGTTCTACTGCTCCACGAGTTAAAATTCTAGCAGAATCGGCTCCATATATGTTAAGAACATTTTGTGCCAATTTTTGATATTGTCTATCATATGGCAAACTTACACCTTGAATATTTAAACCAAGTACTGTTACAGGTCCAGTAGTTGGACCAACTTCTTTAGAAGATAGCATATCTGGTGTAACCTGTCTTGGATTAAACTGTGCTTCTTTAAATTGAAACTCTCCCAATAAATCTTTTAATGCCTTTGCCATCTTTTAATTATTCTTTAAAAATTTACGCATTCCTCTTGCAATCTCTCTACCATCTATGTTTACTACCAACTCCTCTCCCATTATTGCATTTGTTAATTTTTTAACTTCTTCAATTAATCCAACAACATCTGTACTTCCGCCAGCTGTTTGGGTTGTGGTTTGATTGGTAGTACCATTAACGGATACTCCCGCCATACCCATTGCGTTTAATCCAGTCAAAATAGGTAATGCTAAAAGACCAGCTGCTGCTACTAACCCCAACGAATACGCCAATGTTGTTAGGGCGGCCGCCATAGAATATATTGGTGTAATATTTAATGCAGACATAGATGTTAATGTAGTTGTTATTTCTGCAAATGGTCCGTTAATAGATGATAATCCCGCCCCAAGTAGTAATAATGATGCGCCAAACATTGCTATCGCAATAGATGCAATACCTAAAACAATTGCTCCAGGTAAAATAACTTCTGCAAGTAATCCAAATGCAGCCAATGCTAACCCAACCACTACCAATGCCCCAGCCATTGATAAAATTTCACTTACACCAACTTCTTTAAATTGTTGTAATGCCAATCCCAATACATATATAGCACCTGCCGCTATCAATAATGCTGCCGCACCTTTAAGTATAGCAGTTGCATCTATGCTAGAAAACGCACTACTTGTAGCACCCGCAGGTGAAGTAGTAGCTGATGGTATTGTTGGCTTATTTGCATTATATCGCATATCAGGTTTACCAGATTTCGTTAAAGGACCTGCCATACTTGTTACAGTAGATGAGCTATCTATTGTTTGTTGTATTCCTTTTGCTTTAAATAAACTTGCTATCCAATCAAAGGTCTTTTTTGTAAGGTCACCCAAATTAATTCCTATTTGGTTCAATCCCATACCAACTTGTCCAAGTGTAGAAAGAGCACCACCTAATCCACCAATCCATTTACCCATACCGGTCGTACCAATATAATCAATTAAAGCTTTTGTTGAATTAAATGATGATGTCATTGCATCAACAGGTTTTAGTGCTTCTTTTTCATTGGCAATCATTTGGGTTAATTCCGAATTTGATACACCAATTGCGGCTGCCAATGCCTTTCTTTCGTATGGTCCCATTGCTTCTAATTCAGCTAAAGTACCAGCGGAATGTAATGCTTCTTTCATAGCGCCTTGCAAATCGCCAGCATATGCTAACTCACGTGCTTTTTGTAAATTTAAATTCTTACCAAGTATAACAGATGCCTCCATTTCAGCAGCAACTGATGATTGATAATCAAGTAAACTATCTGCAACTTTTCCAGCAGTTCCCAAATCTACACCTAATTGTGCTGCACTTATAGCGGCATCTCGTATATTTTTACCACCATCTTTTGAATATACCGCGAATAACTCCGTATTTTGCGCCATATCAGTAAATACTTGAGATGATATTACACCGCTAGCTGATGCTAGCTGTGATGTTGCTTCTAATGAATTTAAAGCAAATTCGTTTGATTTACCAGCTAAATTACCAAATTGGTTTAGTAATTTCCCAGCTTCTTGCCCACTAACACCCAAATGAGTTGGTAGCATTGATAAATCAAAAGCTAAACCATTTGATATTTTATTTACATTACCAATTCTAGCACCAAATTCAGTTACTGCACCAACTGCCTCATCCCCTAATAATAAAGATATTGCAGTTAGTTGTGTTTTAAAACCAACTAAATTAGTAAAACCACCACCTATTTTTGCATTTATTTTTCCAAATTCATCTGCTATATATCCTGCCGCAAATCCTATTACAGTCATTGCTCCTGTCCAACTACTTAAAAATACTTTTCCATAGTTAATCATTTTTTGGAAAAGTTTATTTCCGGTGTTTAACTCCTCATGCATTTCTTCATACAAAGCTTTAACATCACCTTGTAAATTCGCAAATTTAGATGCTTTTTGGAATGCACTATCCAAATAAGCAGCTTGTGCTTTTAATTCAATCAAAGCTTGTTTTTGGGCTTTACCTTCTTTTGTTCTCCCATCCAACTTTTGAGCTTCTACTTCTTTAATTATACCAAGCAATTTAGTATATTCACTAGTATAATTGGAACTATATTCGGCAATTTGAGCAGAATCTTCTCTACTTAATGCAGATAATGATGTAATTGCACTAATTGCTTGGGCTCCCGCCTCATTAGCACTTTTATATTTATCTCTTTGTACATCTGCACTTTTTGAAATTGAATCTGTAAACCCTACTCCTAATTTTGTAACATTTCTTAAATCATCTTTCAAAGAACCCATTGCTGAACTTATTGAACCTATTGATGATTCTACATTTGAATAATAACCAATTTGAGTTTTTAATTCATCTCTTTGTTTTTTTATAGATTCCGCATATATTTTTTGTTGGGATGTTAAATCTCCAATTTTTTTATTTAAATCGGTTAGTTGTTTCTTTTGTTCTTTTGTTAATTTATTTTCTTCCGCAAGTAATTTAAGCTGCGTTTTTCTTGCAGTATTTATTCCTTCAATAACCTTTTTTTGTTCTTCTAAAAGATTATTTAATGAAAGAGCATCGGCATTTTCTTGATTAACAGCCATTACTATTATTTATGATTTTGTCTAATTTGTTTTAATAAATCACCATACTCATCTTCAATATTTTTCATAGCTTTTATTGCTTCGGGATGCATACCAGCTTTATCAGCTGCTGCGATATAACTATCCGATACACCTTTTTGTAATGCTTTGAAAAAATTATCAACAATTTTATTTAGTAGTCCTTCTGATAATACGGCTTTATTTTCTTTTAATTTCATAATGATGTGATTTATCTTATATAAATATCCATAAACAGAAAAAGTTAGGATTTATCTCCTAACTTTACTGTTTGCTCTATCAATTTGTTCCTTCTCTTCTTTTTTAATTTTAATCAACTGATTCACATATAATCTTCGTATATGTAGCGGTAAATTATATACATCCGAAAATGTGAATCCACCACCTCCTCCCATTATCAAAAAGAATATCTCTTCGTGAAGTTTTAGACTATAATCAATTGGCAGGGTAAAAAAAGCTAATCCCAAATGGGATGTCTAGCGCCTCCGTTTCGCCGGTAATTTCGGAAGTGAAATTATATTTAAGGTTCAAATCAGGTGAAATTGATTTAATATATTCTCTAACTGCTCTTGTATCTCTTGCTAACATATTTTTAGCAAACTTATTGATACTACCTTTATCGGTATCACCCTCTACCGATGTAATCATATATTTTAAACGTGTAGATACATCCGAAGCATTATCTTTATTTTTAGATAATCTTTCCATTGTTTGGATTTCAGCATTTATATCTTTTTCATCTTTATGAGTTAATATCTTAAATGTTATTTTCTTTTTAGATGCTGGTAATTCAAACTCATAACGATTTTCCGCATTAAGAATTGATAAATCAATATCTTTTGTTTCAATTTCGGAAAGGTCAATTGTTACTTTTTGTTTTTCACCACTAAATGGGTCGGTAACTTCTACCTCATAATCAGGCCCATATCCTAAAATACGAGTTGCAAGAAATACTGCATTCTTATCACCAATTACTAAATCATCACAATTTACATCTGGTTGTACAATAACAGATTCAAATAATTTATCCAACACTACACCTTTACGAATTAAATTTTGAGAAGAAAGAATATCTTCTTCCTTTGCTGTCATATATTTAATTTCCAAAGTTCCTTTACTTAAAGGATTTGATGGTGGATAACATTTACCTTCCGACGGTAATGAAATAATTTGAGTTGGAAAATCAAATGTTCTCACCGGAGTTGGTTGCGGTGTTTGTTCTGTTTGAGGTTGTGGTGCTTGAATTGGCTGTGTTCCTCTTGAAATGTTTAAATTTTCTTCCATATAACTTATAATAAATTGTTTTTTATTCCTATTTGTTTAATACAATCGGGTCTTGAACATAGTTCATTTGGTAAATTACCACAAGAACATCTATCCTCATCTATTTTAGATGAAAATTTTTGTACACTATCCAAAAGTAATTGCTTGTTTGAGCTAGTTTGTTGCTCTTTTAGTAAATCTCTAATTTCAGTTAGTAGATTTTTGATTACTGCAAATTGTTCTAATTCCATAACATCATTTTTGTATATATAAATATACCAAAACAAAAAAAGTGTGTAAAAAATTACACACTTTTCTTAAATTACCAATTATTCACTTTTAGTATTCTAATACACAATAATCCATTGATAAAGTAACCGTAATATTTACGGGGTCATTTGAACTCCAATCCATTTCACCAAATTCAGCTGCTGAAATGAATGCTCCAATCAATTTCCACTCTTCTACTTTATCACCAACCGGTCCTAATGCGTAAATACTAATATCTTTTTTATAGAAATCCGCATAACCATCACGACCTGTAATTGATTCGTGTGATGTTCTAATCCATTCCATAACCGCTTGTGCGCCAGATGGAACGATTGGGTCATACAATGTGATTGTTAAATCAGACCAATCAGATTTTCCTTTAATCTTACGCTTCACGTTGATGTGGTCTAATACTACAGTTTCACTTGTATATTTTGGTCTATTAGCTGCTTTTACCATAAATGATGGGATACCACCCGCTTCCATTACGAATCTACTAGCTAATTTGGGTTCAAAATTTTGATAAAAAACCTTATCATACCCTAATACGTCTGCCATTTTTTATATTCTCCTTATATCTTTTATATAAATATATCGTTTTTTAATTTATTATGCTCCAAAAGTTGCGCCAGTTGGTAAAATATTGAAGTCAATTTGGATAAATTCAGCAGTTTTAGTAGGTTGTAAGAAAATTGCTCCTTGTAAGATGTTTCTATCAATCACATCCGGTGTGTTATTTGAATCATCCATTACCACTCTAAATGCGTATAAACCTTGTCTTTGTTGGATACCCTCTAAATATGGGTTTACAGTATTTAAGAATCTTCTTCTAGTTTCAGTAGTATTTTGTTCAAACACTAAATAACGAGATGTAGAAGCGATGTATTTCTTAACAGTGATTAACAATCTTCTTACATTGATTCTATCTAAAGCGGATGGTTTAGATTGTAAAGTCTTTTGTCCGAATGCTACGATACCTTGTCCTGGGAATTGAGCGATAGGATTAACTTTTCCTTCGTATAATGTATCTCTATCAGAGTGAGTTAAACGATTTACTACACCAATTGCTCCAGTGATACCACCACGATTTAAACCGGCTGGTGCGAACCATTCTGCTGCTGAATTATCATTAGCTGCGTAAACTGCTGGCATCAATACTGATGGTGGAACTGATACTAATTTGTTTGTATTCAAATCAATTGTCTTAATCCAAGGGTAGTAAGTTGCTGCGTAGTTAGTATCTAATGATTCTGCTACTTCAACTGCTCCAGCGATTGTACCATCTTGTGCTACTGAATCCATAATATAGAAACAATCAGTACGAGATTCACACAAATCAATACCAGCTTGTGCTACCGATGGGTGTAATGTTTGGATAACACCTGGCATAACTACCAAATTAATATCGTATTCGTCTTGATTAGATATTGCATCCAATGCTTTTTGATATGCTACTGAACCACTTTTAGCCGAAGTTGATAAATCAAATCCTTGTGAGTTAGTTGCTGTAATAGATGTACCCTTTGTAATTGTTATTGCCGGGCTCATACCATCAAAACCACCTTGTAATGCTATTGCGAATGTTCTTTTAGCAACGTCTGCTGCCGTAGAACCAGTTAAATCTAAACTAGCACTTACATATCCAGTACCACCGGCATCTAATGCGAAACCAGATGTAGTTGTTGCACTTGCAGGAATTGGTTTTAAGAATTGAGTGTTATCAGCTGAATATGTACCTTCATAATCAAATCCACTTACATAAGATGCAGTAGTTGCTGATTTTGTTTGGTAAGAAACATCAACTAATGAACCAGTGTATAAACCTGCCCAAATTGGGTGTGAGTAACCAGCGTTTGCGTAAGGTGCAGCTGTTACTGGAATTGTATCTGGGTTCGATGGTGTAATGTAGATATAACGAGATTTGTTAGAATAATCACCATATTCGGTAATTTTTCCATTTGCATCAGATGTTACATATCTATCACCAATTGCTCTTGCAATATAGTTTGGAGATGTTGGGTCTAAATTTAAGTTAGAGAATGTTTCTAATACATATTTTCTCTTATCAGTATCAGAGTATTTTCTAACTTGCAATGTAAATGTTGCGTAATCAGTACCAATAACCGAACCAGCAGCTTTAACATCTGAAATTACAATCTTAAATCTTGTGTTTTCAGCGTTACCATCTGAAATTGTATTTACCTTAAACAAGTTATAACGGCTACCACCAATTAATTGTGATTGGATGTATGGAGTTGAAGCTCCAACCGCATCATCGTTAAAGTTTTGTGCTGGTAAAATTACAGCCGAAGCAGTATAGTGTGAAGTTCCCAAAATACTTTCAAATGCAGTATATGCATATGCATTTTTAGAACCTAATGCCGATGTACCAAATACCTTTGTTACTGCGTATGGGTCTGTTGGTGTAATTGAAAATTGGTTAGAATCTCCAAATTCTCCAATTTGAGAACCACTAATAAACATAACATCTTCTCCAGATGGAGTAAATGTAGAACCAGTAAATGATGCAGATGTATTTGAGTTTTCGGTATTGTTTAATGTATAAACTAATTTTTGAAAACCACTACCAGATGCAATTACACCAATTGGTCCTAATTCTTTATATCCACCCAATCCAGCAACTCTTACGATTGTTACTACACCAGTTTCTCTTAAATAGTTTTGTACTGCATTTTCAGTATAATAAGTGCTATCAACAACACCAAAAATATCTTCAAATTCAGATTGAGTGTTTACAATTGTAGGTTTGAATGCTGGTCCTTGTTTGAAAGGTCCGATGAAAGCTCCACCGATTGCACCAACACCCTGTGCTATAAAAGATAAATCATTCTCTCTAGTGAAAACACCAGGTGATACGATTTTTTCAGCCATTTTTAATTTCTCCTTTTAATAATAATTTTTATCTTTATATAAATATATAAGATTGTGATGAAAAGATATATTTGTTTATTGCTTTGGTGTAAATTCTCCAGTATCAATATCTAAATCGCCTTTACCATATTCGGTTTCGATTTTAGTTAATAATTCTATTTCTTCTAAACCAAATTTTTGATATTGTTCTTGTAAATATTTTTCATCTCGTTCTATTGTGGCTTTTTGAATTGCTAATTGTCCTAATGTAATTACAATTTGATTGAAACTATCACGTAATTCAACAATTTTTGTTTTGTATTCTTCTTTAATTTGCATAACTTATATTGTTTATTTTATATATATAAATATATGGGTTTATACTCAAACATCAAAATTTAACCGATTTTTTTCTGAATTTCTTCAATTTGCTTTTGTTGTTCTTTTATTGCTTCAATTAAAAGTGCTACTATTTTTTCATAGTGAACTGCAAGGTATCCCGAATTTCTTTCTACTACAATTTCAGGTAAGATTTCTTGTATCTCTTGTGCTATTACCCCAATATCTTTACCTTTTTGATTGTGTACTTCATCAAATCCTTCTTTCCAATCAAATGTATTTCCACTAATTTTATTTATTTTAGCTAACGCATCTACAATTGGTTCAATTTTTTCTTTCAATCTTCTATCAGATGAAAAATATGCGGTAATATCACCAGTTGCGGTTATTGCTCCTTGTACTGCTATACCTCCCGTAAATGTTCCTCCACCAAATGGGTTTCCAGTTGGTCCAGTTGGCCCCTGCGGTCCAGTTGAACCAGTTGGTCCTTGATTACCCTGCGGACCGTTTGGTCCAGTTCCACCTTGATTTCCTTGTGGTCCTTGGTTACCTTGCGTTCCAGTTGGTCCTTGATTACCTTGCGGTCCAGTTGGTCCAGTTCCACCCTGATTTCCTTGTGGTCCTTGAGCGCCAGATGTTCCCGATGTAGCTGCTGTATATGATGTACCATTTATACTCAAAGGACCTGTAACTGATAATGAACCAGTAACACCCATTGAACCCGTTATACTATGAGTATCATCTAATGAATTACCAAATTTGCTTGAACCTGATATAGATGATTGTGTAACATAATATATTGAGGATGATATAATATATTGTTCAGCGGTAAGGTTTCCTTTTACCACCAAACTACCCGTTATATTTAATGAGCCAGTAAGTGAACTGCTGTGTATTTCCATTATTAACTATTTTTTAATTTTTCTATTTCGTTTCTTAATTCTACAATTTGAGATTGTTGTTCTTTCATTGCTTCTATCAATACAGCAGTTAAACCTCTTTCTCTCACTGTCAAATATCCATTATCACCCATTCTCACTAATTGTGGGAATACTTGTTCTACTTCCTGTGCAATAACACCTATATCTTTCTTAACACCCATAAAGGTTGCATGGATTGCTTTACCATTCCACTCATATTCGTATCCATTCAATCCCATTATCTTATCTAATGCCCCAACTATTGGAGTTAGATTATCTTTTAATTGAATATCAGATGGAGTACCAAACGATGCAACATCACCACTTGCTACAATTGAACCAGAAACTTGTAATCTATCCGTATTATTATCAGATGAAACAGGTCCAATTAAAACATTAGTACCATTATCAGTAATTTGAGTTGCAACTGTAATAGTAGTTGATGATGCGTATTTAACAACTTTATTTGTAGTACCACCAGTTATAGTAGTTCCACCGGGTCCTTGATTACCTTGCGGTCCCTGTGCCCCTTGTGCCCCACTCACACCCGATGTACCAATTGTACCTTGCGGTCCTTGTGCACCCTGTGCTCCCGTAACACTTAAACCACTCGTACCACTTACACCGGATGTACCCGAAGTACCATTTGCGCCTGATGTACCACTTACCCCCGATGAACCAGATGTTCCATTTGCACCACTTGCTCCTTGATTACCTTGTGGTCCTTGATTACCTTGCGGTCCGCTTGTACCCGAAGTACCAAAGAATGTACCATCTATACCAGAAGTTCCCGATGTACCCGATACACCAGTACCTACACCGAATGTAAACATTGCATATCCAGCCTTTGCTACACTAAATGTTATAGTTGTTTGGTTTATTGAATCTGATTTTATAGATTCAGGTATTATTACATATCCATTTTCATCATATACTTCTATCGCTGGATATAAGTTTCCTAAACTATGTGTTATTACCCAAGTTGTATTTGCTACGGATTGAGTATGTGTATATGCCGAACCATTTGTTGTACCCGATGTACCAGTTGTACCCGATGTTCCACTTGCACCTTGATTACCTTGCGGTCCTTGTGCTCCTTGTGCTCCAGTATTACCACTAGTACCAGTTGTACCCGATGTACCACCCGTACCAGATGTTCCGTTTGTACCATTTGCACCCGATGTTCCGTTTATACCACTTGTACCACTTGTACCATCTACACCAGTTGTTCCCGATGAACCCGATGTTCCAGTTGTACCCGAAGTACCACTTACACCACTTGTACCATTTATACCGGAACTACCACTTGTACCATCGGTTCCCGAAGTTCCATTATTACCAACATTACCTTGGTTACCTTGTGGTCCTTGGTTACCCTGTGTACCTTGATTACCTTGCGGTCCTTGATTACCTTGTGCTCCGCTTGTTCCACTTAAACCTTGATTACCTTGCGGTCCTTGGTTACCTTGTGAACCAGTTGTACCTTGATTTCCTTGCGGTCCTTGATTACCTTGTGTACCTTGATTTCCTTGCGGTCCTTGGTTACCTTGTGAACCCTGATTACCTTGCGGTCCTTGATTACCTTGTGCTCCATTTGTACCATTTGAACCCTGATTACCTTGTGGGCCTTGATTTCCTTGTGTACCTTGGTTTCCTTGTGTACCTTGGTTTCCTTGCGGGCCTTGATTTCCTTGCGAACCAGTGTTACCTTGATTACCTTGTGTACCTTGATTTCCTTGCGGGCCTTGATTACCTTGCGTACCTTGAACACCTTGTGTACCTTGTACTCCCTGATTTCCCTGCGGGCCTTGATTACCTTGCGGTCCTTGTGCTCCTTGTACACCACTTGTACCAGTTGTACCCGATGTACCACCACTACCAGATGTACCTGATGTAGAACCAAAGTATGAGTCTATTTGTTTAGCAGTTACAATTACTGATGGTGTATCAGGACGAGTTGGTGTTGTTAAACCACTATATGCTACCATTCTTGCAGTATCATCCGCAGATGAAAACGCAAATTCTACATAATCGTTTGCATTCAAATCAAAAAAGAATGAAACAAATGGTAATATTTCTGCGTTTGCCGATGCAAGTTGTACTATACTTGTACTGCCACTAACCGCTTGTCCATTTACTAATGCCCAAAAAGAAAAATCATCTGTGTTTGAACTTGTCTTTGTTATTTGTGGTGATATAGCAAATTCATATGTTGCACTTGTAGATACTTTTAAATGAGAACCACTCTCTATAACGATACCATTGGATTGTCCAGTAGTATTAAACGTCATAATTGTTGCTATGTTTGAACCAGAAACAATTTGAGTTTGTGTTGAACTGAACTCGCCAAATAAGTTAGTTAATACAGGTGCGTTTATACCCGATGTACCAGCCGTACCAGATGTACCGTCTATACCAGATGTTCCACTTGCTCCTTGATTACCTTGTGTACCTTGAACACCTTGTGTTCCTTGAACACCTTGTGTACCTTGGTTACCTTGCGGGCCTTGATTACCTTGTGGTCCAATATCTCCTTGATTACCTTGTGTACCTTGGTTACCTTGTGTACCCTGATTTCCTTGTGGTCCTTGGTTACCCTGCGAACCCGTATTACCTTGATTTCCTTGCGTTCCTTGAACACCCTGCGTACCCTGCGTTCCTTGTGTACCTTGATTTCCCTGCGGGCCTTGGTTACCTTGTGTACCTTGATTTCCTTGCGTACCCTGATTTCCCTGTGGGCCTTGGTTACCTTGTGTACCTTGAACACCCTGTGTTCCTTGTGTTCCTTGTACACCCTGCGTCCCTTGATTACCTTGTGGTCCTTGGTTACCTTGAAAACCTTGCGTACCTTGCGGTCCTTGATTTCCTTGTGTTCCTTGTACACCCTGCGTACCTTGATTACCTTGCGGTCCTTGGTTACCTTGTGGTCCTTGGTTTCCTTGTGTACCTTGATTACCTTGATTACCTTGAGCTCCACTTGTACCAGATGTAGCCGAAGTACCTGATGTTCCAGATGTTGCCGATGTTCCGGATGTACCATTTGAACCAAATGAACCCTGCGGTCCAGTTGCACCCTGTGCTCCCTGTGCTCCTAATGGAACAGTCTTATAACCTATACGATTTTGAGAACTTGCATCAATAACCAAATATGTATCAGTTGATACGGCTGGAATATTTTCTAAATATAAGTAAGTATCTAACCAAACTGAACCAGTAAATTCATGTTTATCATCAGTTGTATTACCAAATCTAGTTGAACCTGATGTTTGTAAAACCGATGATGATACATATGTTACATAATATTCATTTGCAGTTAATCTACCACCAACTACAACATTACCACTAAAAGTTGCGCTTGATGCGGTTACATTTCCAGTAAAAGATAATGAACCAGTATTACCTCCAATTGTAACTAATGTTGCTTCACCACCGACACCGTCAGTTCCGATTTCTAATGTGTTCTTTGTGGTGTTTAAGTATGGTTCACCTTGCTCTAAATAGCCAGGAGATGTATTTAGTTTATCACTTTGACTACCACGTCTTATCTGAAAAGTTGTTACTGCCATTATATTTGTATTTCTTTCTTATATAAATATCTATACATTCTATAAATATATAGATTATGTTAATTTAACTCTAATAACCGAAGTATATGTTCCCCATGTACTTACCAAAACCTGTTTGTTGTTTACAGTAGGTAATCTTAAACTAAAATCAGTTTTTTTATATCCATTGTTAGTACCATGTTGAGTTAAAATCAATGCCTCCGTACCATCGGCCGAAACTTTGTATGCGGATATTGGTGCATTTCTATTATAGAGATACACTGGATAATTATATTTACCCGTCTTCCACTCATTATTCCAATAAACGTGTGGTTTAACCCAAGGAGTATTTGCTTCAATAATATCTTTATGTTGTACAACTTGTAAGTATCCAGCATATAACCAATCCATGCCACTATTATCAACATGCGAAGTATCACCATACATATAAGCAAGGTTACCAGTTATACTACCATCTTGACCATTCCAACCATATTGATGCTTCCAATAATAATCAGCTCCCTTATCATCATCCTCACCAATCGGTACTTCATTCCACACAAATAATCCATCTGCATATGCAAAGGACCAAACGGCTAACGATTGTAGTAAGCTTGGGCAAACAAAAAGTCTATCTCCAGGATTACCACCCGTTCCAGGTAAAAATCCGTTATATGCAGTACCTGTTCTTTTGTAATATCCATCTGAACCAGCAACTGGCTCATGTCTTCTCCAAAAATATCCTGCACACTGCATTGTAGATGCGGTAGCTTCATTATAAACTTCATTTATTAACTTTCGTGCAATATCATAATTATGAACCAATGCGTAAATATACCAAGGATTTGATACATCATTTACATAATTTGTTATAAAGGAATATTTAACATACTCACCAAATCCCCTATAAAGATTATTTCCAATTATTTGGTCTGCTGTTTTAGAACTACTAATATAATATTCATCATAAAATTTAAATAATTCATAGGTTTCATTTACCGCAGAACCTGTTGGGAAATAGTACCAACCAGCTCCTTCTGCTCCAAACTTTTCTGCTTTATAAATACCCATAGCGTATATAGACCATTCCAAAAAGTCAGCTTTTGATGTTAATTGAGCGGTATTTATTCCATATTCTACTACACTATCATAACAAGCTTTTAATGATTGAGCCACATAATAGTCTTGATTACCATTATAAACTTCATAATCTTCTTGTAAGTGGTCGAACATATATAGTGAAACTGGGCTATCGTATCCACTACCCTTTCCTAAATAGGTTAATAATTGATTTGCAGGACCCGAACTTTGGTATGCAGTTCCTGAGTTCAATTGATATGTCCAATGGTATGGGTTTATATCTTTATATGCAAACCCATAATAAGAACCATTATTCCAAGTTTCATCATCTACAATTAAAGAACGAATCAATGCAGATATTTCTTGTCCTGGAGGCCATGCATTACCAATATCAGGCCTAGCTACAGCCATTGCATCTCTTACTGGAAAATCACCACCAAAATAAAATTTACCAACATCACCATTTTCTTTGTTAAAATCTTCTTCGGTATTCCAATATAAATTTAAATCATAAATCTTTTTGTTTGTATATCTACCCCTTTGAGTTATGCCCTTATTACCTGCTGTTGGTATTCTCCAATCTGTATTTTTAGAATATGGTGGTGTACCATCACTAACAGGAACTCTATCAGCTATTGGATATGCCATATCAATAAACAATTTATCTTTTCCCCATTTATCTTTAATACGAGGAATATGAGGCATCCTTCTTATATAAGTTGGTGATTCATAATTTTCCAAAGCATACCAATAATCAGGTCTAAACGTGTAAGTTAAACTACCAGTTGTAACTACCCTATCAGGGTCAGCTGCTAAATGAACTACACCTTGAACAATACTACCTTCCGCGTATCCCCAATTATAGTTTGGAGTATCGTAATACTGAAAGGCCTTATTACTACCAGTATGATATTCGCCATTTATTACACGAAGGTCATAACCCTTCATATCAGTAATATCCAAACCTTTTAAAGATTGAGATATATTAAAACGTCCAGCCTCTTGTGGTCCACCACCGGCCGAATGTAAAGGTCCATTTTCTATATGATACCCCTTAAATCCTTGACCAACCGATTCACGAAATCTTGCCTTTGTAGTATCCCAATAATCATCGGTTAAATATATTCTACCATCTACGGATTCGGATAGCGATAATTTCATACCCATCCAAGAAATGTTTTCAGTACCATCCCAATAAGATGCCGTTAGGTCCATTTTAGCTGAACCGCTGTAACCAGTACAATCTGTCCAGTTTGTATCAAAACTACCAGTCATTAATTCCAATGGTTGCGTTTCAAATCTACCATTAGAACCAATTGTTGCATAATATGTTTTATAATGAGTTGGAATTACATAATTACCAGCTGGTGCTAGAATTGATTTGGAAACATCCGTATAAAATGTTGTACCTAATGTAAAAAAATTATCACTTGCATAAAGAATAGATGAACTATTATCCAATCTTGGATTGGTTACTCTATTTTTTGCTTGTATAAATGATGTATATCCCATATTATTATTAAATTCCAGTTAATGTAAAGTAAACACCAGGTCCAAATGTATTTAAGCAAGGTACAAAACTACCTGTTGCATCTAATTGTATTGTTACATATACATTTGTATTAGAACCTATTATTTGATTTGATGCCCCGCATCCAAATGAACCGCTATTTTCAGTATAATATGCGGTTATATTACTACCACTAACATCCGATGCAAAATATGATAGATTAGAACCGGATGTAATAGTCATTGAACCCATATTTACATAGGTTGAACCAGTTACAGCCGAACCCGTCATATATCCACTTGTAGTTGATGCATAAACATCACCAGCCGAACTCCAATAGATTTTAGGATTTGTATATGTTGGCGATGCACTACCACTAACTCTTGCAAAAAATGTAACGGTTTGTTGTGATGGTTTTACAGGTGAACTTAAAGTAAATCCAAAATCAGTTGTACTTATTGGCGATTGTACAATTACTACCGAACTCGTTATAGTTGATAATTTTGTAAAACTCATAGTACCAGTTGCTGAACCTGATATTCCATTTATTTTACCACGTTTTTTTAATGCTTTATTATGTAATGTACTACCTCTAAATCCAGTATCAATTACATTTGAACCAGAATATTGTACTATAAATCTATCTGGCAATTCGCCAGCACCATATGTAAGTGTAACTTCACCAAATTCAGAACCCAAATTTACAGAATATGAATATGAACCAGTTACACCAGCTAAATATTTAAGTTCAGCCGTATTTGTTTCTAATGTAGTTAAAGAACCGGTTGCTGGTAAATTATATTGAGATGTATATGTATAAACATCATTTGGAGCATCTACATAATAATAATACCCATCGGGTGTGGGAAATGTACCACTATCAGGAGCAACTAGTCCTCCAAATGAAGATGATACCCATCCAAAATATGGAACTAATGTACCATAAGATGCACTATATAAAGTCATTGCACCATTTATAAGCATTTCCGCACCTCTTGGTAAGAATGCATCCACACTTGAAGAATATGCGCTTGCTATATTTGCAAATCCAAGGCCCGCTTGTTGCTGGCACATCCACCATTTATTATGGAATCGTCTTACTTTGAATGGTACATTTGCTCCCAATACATTCCAATATCCCAAAACTAACCCATCATACATAACACCTTGTCCATCAGATGCAGATGTATGATTATATCCACCAAATTCTCCAATTTTTACGGGATAAGTATCGTTTGCATTTGGTGCACCTATTATGTTTAGATTTGTATAAACATCATTTTGAGCTGCTGTAAGTGAAAATGGGGCTTGTGAACCAAGTCCCATCTCCGTTCTAATGTCTCCTAGTGATATTTTTGAACCTGATGATGTTAAAGCCATTTGTAAAAGTATTATTCAACTAATATAAATATCAGTTTAATACCTTTTTCAATTCTTTAATTACATCTTTATAGTCTATTGACTTTGAACACTCAAATTGCCTTTCTGTACCTTTGTGGTCAGGACACCAATTCCAATCACCTGGGTCCAATTTATAACGATTGAAACATCCACTACATTTATCTTTTTTTGCGGTTATTCTATATGTATCCAATTGAGTTTCGGAATATGCTTCGGAAAACCCTGATATTAAAATTGTGGGCGTTTTAGTTGCCCAACTTACCCAACTCAAACCACTACCTATTCCTATAAATGCTTCACTTTTTTGCAATTCTTCAATTACATTTTCTATTGGTCCGTTTGGTAATTGCCATACACCATTTGGGTGTTTGTTACCCATATATCCATCGCCCTCTCTACTTAAAAGAACAACTCTATATCCTTCCATATTTAACCAATGAACTACTCTTTGCCAACCATCTTCATTATTCCAATACTTTGATTGAGCAGTACCGTGAATTGCAATTGCTACTTGTTTTTCACGTTTGATTTCTGAATTTAATTTTAGTAATGGCCTTACTTCATTGTATTCTAAATTTAGAATAGATGTTGCGGTTTGTTGTAATGGTGATTGTCTGAAATCTATACCAATTCTAGCGGTATCGTATTCTGTACTATTATCATCTTTATAAAACCAACCAATACGATACATAGCGTATAAGTTTGGTACAGTTTCACCAGGCTTTATAAATTGTAAATTAGGATATTGTTCTTCAAAATATTCATTTAAAAAAGTAGATACAATAACCTCACAATTCCATTTTTTACGGAACTCTTCTGCATATGGAAACCAAGCTAATGTATCACCCAATGATTTGGATTCTAATGCAATATAAACTCGTTTACCATTTGGATTAAAATCATGTTCAAAAATAAGATTATTTTTATCATATACCTCAACTCTCCAATCTACACAATATCTTTTTCCAGTCTTTGCCCAATATCCATCTTTTAATTTAGTTCCAAATTCTACTTCATTTGTAGATTTGTTTATAAATTTAATTTCGTATTCATCATTATTTGGTGATTTAACATCAATATATCCACCATCTACAAAATTTACATTAAATGTTGGTTTTGCTAAACTACGTCTTTTTATTAAATTATTATAAATAAATTTTTTTATATTTAATTTTCTTACTAACTTTGTTAAATTTTCTTTCTGATTATCACTTATATATGTTGCAACATCATCATAGTAATCTTCGTAAGTGTGCAGTTTTTTAAGAAATAGTGGTAATCTATAAGATATTGCCTCTTTAACTGCTAATGGGTTTAGTTCCCACTTTGATGGAAAATAAAATAAATCAGCTGCTTTGTAAAACTTTTCAGTATCACTTTGTTCTCCCCATATTATACAATTATCAGGTTTATTTTGCATTAAAGGTCCCCAATAAAATTGAAAGTTACCAGCTTGATTTCCTACAAAATGAAACTTTACTTTGTAGTTTTCTTTTTCACATAACCTTGCTAACTCAAATATATCACCTTGATTTTTACCATCGGTAAATAAACCAACATGAAGAATGTGTTTATATTCTTTATCAAATCCAACTATTTCCTTTGCTTCATCTTTATCACCATTCCAATACTCAATAGGATACTCCCAAATATCACATTGGATTTCAGTAAAGTATTTGGCGAATTTCTTCCTACTCCATTCACTAACCAATACAAATTTATCAGCTGTGTATAATAATTCTTCCGGTTTTGTATAAGATGAATGTGTTGTTATTATAATATTATATGTTCTACCTTCATCAAATATTTCATTCAAATATTGTTTATCTACAAATGTTTCTGGTGTCTCTTGGAAATGAATAATATCAGGTTGTTCTTTACGAACAATACCAACTATATCACTTTTATGTTCCCCAATTGTAATTACTTCACATAATTCTTTTATTTTATTTCTTTGGACTACAAAATCCATAGATACGCAATTGTATTCAACAACAACTATTTCAAATTCATCCTTAAATGTTTGAATTTGTTTTAATAGATATTGAGGCATACCACCCGTTGAAAGATGTGGAACTATGTATAGTAACTTCTTTTTATGCATTTTGTAAATTTCTTATAGCTTCTTCGTAGTAGGGTAATTCTTTTTGTATTTCATCATTGTAATCTTTACTTGTTGCACTTAACTCACCCAATGCTTTTAGATTTTCAATAACATATATTGGTCTTCCATTCTTATCTTTGTTCCACCAATATAAAATATCATCACCAAAGAATATTTTCAATCGTTCATCTATTTTTATATAATTTTCTTTGCGAATAAACATCATACATCCAAAACCCAAATATCTACATTCAGCTTCTTTGAACTCAAATACATCTATATTTGTGTTAAAATCTGTACCTAGATTTTTATTTGCATTAAAACCAATTATTCCAAAATCTAAATTGTTTATTGCATCTAAATTATGTTTTATTGTCTGAAAGTTTATTTCTATATCGTCATTCAATAAGCAAACTATATTATTTTTTGCAATATCAACGCCGATATTCCACGATTTATTTACATATAGATTTTCTTTTGCAATTAAAATTGTTAGTTCGGGTTCCAAATAACAACCATGATTATTATCAATTAAAATAAATTCTGCATTTGGAATAGCTGCTCTTTTGTAATCATGTATTATATCACGCAATCGCATTGGATTTCTCCACATTGTAGGTACTATAAAACTTATCATATTTTAAATATTTTATGTGCGTTGTTTTCATTTTCTCCAATGTTTGATGGTACATCCAATGGATTGTTTGGGTTTAATCTGTAACAATAATCATCCAAACCCAATTCCTCAAATCGTTTTGCAATTCTCTCATTGTAGTAATACATAATAGTCCTTACTCTTCGTTGAATATCTGCTCTACTTAAATCGTGTGTGTTTCGACCAGTTGTGTTATTATAGATAAATTGAACATAACACATTCTCGGTATTCTCATCATTAGTGTTCCCAAAAATGTTCTTACTAACAATTCGTAATCATCTGCTATTGCTAAATCTCTATTGTGTCCACCGATTTGGAAATACACATCTCTTCTCCAAGCTCTAATATGGTTGGGAACACCTACAATGTGGCGAATTGTTTTTGGATTTATTGGTGGTGCTATACACGAATCAAAATTAAATCCATTTACATCAAACTTTTCATATTTACCATATCCAAATGCAAATCCATCAGGATAATGTAATGAGTTCCAGTTCTCATCACATTCGGCATTATCAGTATAAAAGAAACCAATCTCTGGATGTTCCTGTGATGCTTTGTGTAAGTAATATGTACAATCAGGCGTTAGATAATCATCGTGGTCTAATTCTGCAAGTAAATATCCTCTACATAAAGTTGCTGCTCTGTATTTACTTTCCCCAATAATCCCACCACTCTTTTCTCTAAAATCATATACTTTAACTCTTGGGTCATTTTTTGCAATACCTTCTGCAATTTTAAGTGTTTTACCACCGTCCGTTGAGTCATTTACCAATACCCATTCCCAATTGTTGTAAGTTTGTTCGTTTAATGATTTGTAAGTGTTTAATAATTTCTCACCAGTATTATATATTGGAGTAAAGTATGAAACAAGTTGTGAATTATCCATTCTTAACATAGTTTCCATAGCACATTGATATGCATCTTGTCCAGTATTTTGATTTATCTCCGTAAATGCCAACCATTTGTTACGAACATTTAATGGTTGTTGCGCTAAATTAGGAAACTTTCTCCAATCATCTGCAATTGATACAATTACATCCGGCTTTTTTTCAGCCAAAACTTCACTTATATTGACATCGTTTGTTAAATGAATAGTATCTAAATTGGCATCTTCATAATCAGCTGCTATATAAGATTTTAATTCGGATGGTTTATCACTTATTAGTAAAACTTTTGGTAATTTTGCTTTTGGTGTTTTTTCCAAATAATTGTAATAACATAATTCTTTTGTTATATACTTAAACCATTGTGGATTTTCGTTGTGAATTTTTTCTATTAAAAACCCATCACCAGCATAATGACCTGTAAATTGGTATTGATTAAATATACTATGGTGAAATATCATTTGTGCAATATCTACACCTTGATATTTCATATTTTCGGGTTTAGCTTCTCTTACTTCTAAACCGGTAAAATCTTTACCACCCACAAGTTGATTTACCGCAAATATTTTGTGTTCACCATCATTTTCTTTGATTGTAGTATCAACCTCATTAAAGAAATGTGGATGAACTATATTATCATCATCTACAACTACTACATATCCATCATTTAATTTAGATGCAATTTCACCCATTTGTGGATAAAGATAATCAGTACCATTACTTTCTACAAAGTGTAATTGTATCCTTTCATCATTTAACCTAAACAATAAATCGGCAGGAATATCTTTTAATCTAGCCGTATCAAATATGATATGCCATTTTATATCTACACCATAATCCGTAAATATGGATTCTTTTACTTTATCTAAATTATTTAATCTACTACAACGTGTTATTATATGATATATCATTATCTTAAACTAGCTTCAAATCTCCAATTATGCTCTTCCAACTCTTTAAAATCTTTTGTACTATCGCAAAATGTGCAAAACTCTTCTCTCGGAAAAGTAAAACCATACTTGCAGGTTATAGCAGATTTTGTTTCATACCCACAACCTTTTATTTCTTCAACTACTTTATCAAAGTTATCATCATATTGCCAATGGTCACAATGAACCATAATACCATTTTTTAACCAAGCTGATTTTAATTGTTTACCCAATGCTTCTGCTGCTATTTCAGCTTGTCCCCATTGTGTAGATGTTTTTAATTCAGTTGGATTGCCATCTTCATCATAAAATTCTTTTAGTGGTAATATACCCAAATCATAATATACTGAATTTTTACGAATATGTGGATTATTTGTGTAATCTCTTTCTTTTAAAAATACAAATTCATCAGTTACACTTTCAACATTTCTATCAGCAATCCAATAGCCAAATCCAAATTGCCTATCATCGGTATCGTTTTGGTATTTTCTTAATTGTAGTTGCTCTATACCACCTTCTCCCATCATTTCCAATGAACGATTTAACCAATCTTTATCAAATCCAGCAATATTTTGGGGTAAAGTAATCCAATCTCCTTCTAAAAATAAAGTATATTTGTAATCTCTACAATAATTATTTAATCGGTTTATACCAGCTCCAACTCCCAAATTTATATTTGATTGAATTGGGATAATATCTACTTTATCTTTCCATTTAGTACGAAGATTATCACATACATTAAATATGGATTCACTTTGACCATTGATAAAGATAAACCATTTTACAAATGGAATATTAGTATTTTCTAAAAATGTATTTATTGTAAGCTCTAACTGTGTATCACGTTTTACACCATCATGTGTTAAAGTTGCTATACAAAAATGTAATTTATTCATATTATTTATATGCTTCTCCACCAACCCAAAGAACTAAACTTCTTCTAACTCCTTTGGTTATTGGTGTTACTCTATGTAATGTAAATGATGGAAATAATATAGCTGAACCTTTTTTCTTTTCCATTGTTCTAAATTCACCACCATGCCATAATTCAAAATCACCACCCTCATATTCATCTGGCGATGATAATTGGATAGTTATACTAATTTTACGATGACTTATTGAACCAGGTCCAATATCAGTATGCCAACCATAATGCCCACCATTTGCATAATATTCAGTATATTGGATTGAATCTAAAATACTATGCAAATTAAATTTCCATATTGAATTATTTGCTTCTATTGATAAATCTCTAATTCTATCATATACCCATGCGGATTTTTCGTCGTGATAAATCCATTTTATATTAGATTTACGAATTTCTTCATTTGGATTGGATTCATCGCTAACAGTTGTAGCAGTTTGAAATGGATATAACTCCTTTAAGTTGTCAATCCATATCAACTCTTGCTCACTAAAACCATTATCAAACGAATAATAGTTTGTTTGATTTATTGAATCATCTATATTGTAAATGGGTGCAAATCTCATATATTATATATTATCTAAAAACACTACCACCAACCCAAAGAACTAAACTTTTGCGAACTCCTTTTGTTACAGGTGTTATTCTATGCATTAAATAACTTGGAAACAATACTACTGCTCCTTTTTGACGAGGTGCCTTAATTGGTTCTGCTCCACCAGCCCAAATTTCCAAATCACCACCTTCATAATCGTTAGGGTCTGATAATTGGACTGTAATACTAATTTTACGATGATTTAACGGATAAGCCCCAACATCCAAATGCCAATCATATCCACCTTCTTCCTCACCATTATATTCCGTATATTGAATAGCATCTTTCCAATGTGATAAATCAAATCTCCAATAATTAAAATTTGCTTCTAATGCCATATGCATCATTTTATCATACATCCACTCTGTTTTATCAGCTTCAGGTGGCATCCATTTAATATTTGATTTACGAATTGAGTTTTCTGATTTTTCTCCATCGTTTTCTTCAATCTCACTTTGTGTAAGTGCTTCTTGAAATTCATACAATTTTGAAAGACGTAATACATTACGAATTTCTACATTACTAAATCCTTTTTCAAACCAGTAATAATCTACCTGATTCAATTCACGATTTATTGGAAAGGTTGGGTAAAGTTCTAACATAATAATTATATTTTATATTTAAAGTAATCGTAAAACCATTTATAGTTATCAACTATATATTGGCAAGTGTAATCCCCCAAAACTTCTTTAAAATCTTCTTTTGGTGGAGTAAATGTACTTCGTATAGTGTGGTCTGCATATGAACCACCCAATTGGTCATTTTCGTATGTTAATTGCTGTATGTTATTAAAGTCGTGTTCGTAGTAAGGTATTTCCAAATAGTCATATAACTCTTCCATAGTTTCCATTGGAAATTTACAAAACTCCTCAAACTTTATAAAATGAATATGCTTATCATTTTTTTGTAAAATACAATCCCAAAGATTTTCCAAAGGTATATTAAGCATTGGTTGTTGAACCATATGTTGTAACCTAGTTACTGTTGAATTACCAATTGGATTATAATAATCGGTAACATTAAAATCTTTTAAAGGATTATTTCTATATCGTTTTTCCATTGAAGAAAAAATACTTCTTAAATCCCTAACCATAACAACTATTTTTGGATTTGGGTCATATGAATTTACAAAATTATATTCACCAATCCATCCTCTAAATTTATCTATTGCGTATGGTTTATCTGTTAAACTACCATAATATGAATTTATTCCATTTTTTAAAAAAGAACTAAATGCTGGTAGTAATTCTGTTTGATTTTGTGCTTGAAAATGTATATGATTTGTAAATATTCTGCGAGTTTCCAATAACATAGTAAACATGCCCGATGTGGGAGATGGATATATATCTGGATTCTGTCCTAGTATATTTTGTAATAAAGTAGAACCACTCCTTGGAAAGGATGCATTATAAAACACTCTTTTAATCATAATTTATTTGATATATTATTTACAAATATACCACATTTTTATGTAATAACCAAATTATTTAAGTATTATTATTCAGTTGGTGGTGTATAATCCGGTTCTTCCCATACCCATTCTAACCTCGACTCAGCCCATACCCAACAATCACGTCCGCCAACAGGTGTTTCAGGCTTTGCATATTCGGGTTTTAATTTCCATTTATAATCCGTTGTATCTAAATAATGAGATGGAATCTCTGGATTTGCATATGTAGGTTCTGGTGCATAAAATGCATCTGCTTCATAATCATAATTACCACCTACCCAAGCATAATTGTATCTTAAAGCAACTCCACCATCTGGCAATCCATCTTGTCCATAGTGTACACCACCATGTGTATTATATGATGTTTGTATCCACAAAGCAGGGTCACCAACTGCACCAGAATCTATAAAATCTTGCTCTGCTACAATTATTTCCGTTACTATACCATCTACTACTTTTGCAAAATGTGCCATATTATATCCTAAACTTTACTATCTATTAAGTCCATCTAATAACAACTCTACCGCTACCACCGGCACCGGCTGGATTTCCACCACCAGTCCAAGCATTTGTTGGTCCACCGCCTCCGCCGCCGCCGTTATTTGTACCACCCGCTTGTGCATTATTACCCGCTGGGTTATTTCCGTTTGCACCACGGCCGCCACCACCTGGTCCACCATATCCGGAGTTGGTGTTGTTAAATCCACCACCTCCGCCTCCGCCGCCGGATGAATATCCAGTTGGGCCGCCGTATGGAAAATAAGGTCCACCACTACCACCGGGTCCTCCACCATCTCCTTGTCTTGCATTTCCAGCTGAACCACGTCCTCCTCCACCGGAAGAACCTTCTCCACCGTATCCACCAGGTCCACCAGGATTACCCTGCGAACCATTACCAGCTGCCCCACCATATGGTGCTCTACAGCCACCGCCACCTGAACCGCCGTTTCCAGCTGGCTCAAAAAGACCAGCGCCTGCTCCACCGCCAGTTGCTCCAACATTACCAAATGCTGAACCTTGTCCATTTGCGCCACGACCAGTTCCACCTGAACCTCCACCTCCGCCACCAACGGTAACACCTACTGGAGATGCTGCGTAATATGTAGTTTCAACTACACCACCTGCACCTCCTCCTCCACCTCCAGATGGATTTGAACCCCATCCACCTCCGCCACCACCGGCTACCACTAATATACCAAAAGTTTTTCCACCACCAGTTAATAATGTACCACTACTATTCCATTCTGCAAAGTTATGTCCACCTGAATTGTATGTATATGCACCTTGTGCTTGAGCAAAGAACGATGAGTATCCCCAAAACTCACTCATTGAGTCAGGAGTCGTTGTTTTACCTGCTTGCTGCGATAAAGTATGTAAAGAACTATTTGCCGTAGTTGCTCCACGTCCTAGTTCTACATTTATTTGTGATATTGATATTGTTCCCGATGGTAATGCCATAATCTAATTACTTTATTTAACTATAAATATAAAACTTTTTTAATTTCTCTAAATGTTTCACGTGGTTCACCATCTGTACATATTGAAATGAAGTCTTCCAATGGTTCTTCATAATCAGTAACAAAGTATGATTCTCTACCTCGTTTTTGTTTAGTGTAAAGATATATCTCCTTTACTTTACAATCACGTTTTAACTCCTCTCTTAACTCTCTATATGGTGCTACCATAGATATGATAACACTATGATTTTCAGAGTCTAAATAACGAGCTACATCAAATGCCTTTTGGATATTTCGTAATCTACCTTCTTTTGTATAATCGGTATTTGGAAATATCGTTCTCATCTTATCACCATCTATGTGAAACATATGGTTTCCAAGATATTTTTTTAACATTCCAGCCATTGTAGTCTTTCCACTTCCCGGCTGTCCTATGAACAAATAAATCATAACTCTATAATTTTAATAATAAACATAAAGTTACGATTTATTCTCCATTTTTCCAAATTATTTAAGATTTTAATGAGTCAATTTCAGCTTTTAATTCTTTAATTGCCTCTATAATCAATGGTATAATTTTTTCGTATTTAACAGTTAAATAATTTTCACCAGTCTTTGATACAATTTCACCACTTTCTAATACTAGTCTATCTATTGGTGCTAATACTACTACCTCTGGTAATACCGATTGAACCTCTTGTGCTGATACTCCGACTTGTGATTCATTTGTTGTATAACCCAAAGATTTAGCCACATCACTATTTGTATAATGGAAACCATTTAATTGTTGTACTTTTGATAATGCGTTTTCAATATTACCAATTCTTACTTTCAATCTATCATCGGATGAATATGCGGTAATGTCACCAGTTGCTGTAATAGCACCTTGTACTGCTATACCACCAGTGAATGTACCACCACCAAATGGGTTTCCAGTTGGTCCCGTAGGTCCAGTTGGGCCCGTAGGTCCAGTTGGTCCAGTTGGTCCTTGTCTACCTTGAAAGCCTTGTGCCCCAACTGCTCCCTGTGGTCCAGTTGCACCCGTTGGTCCTTGGTTACCTTGAAAACCTTGTGCCCCAACTGCTCCCTGTGGTCCGGTAGGTCCCTGTGCACCCTGTGGTCCATTTGCACCATTAGAACCAGTTGCTCCCGATGTACCTGATGTTGCTGCGGTGTATGATGTTCCGTTTATAGTTAAGTTACCAACTACACCAATTGAACCACTAACCTCCAAAGAACCAGTAATTGTTTGATTTGCTATAAAATTATTTGAACCAGTTGTTGCAATTGTAACATCGCCAGCATCTAAACCAACTTGCAATGTTTGTAATGTTGTATTTACAAACGGCTCTCCGTATGCCAACGAACCTGATTTTTGTGCGGTTGTCCCACGTCTAAATTTAAGTGCCATCTAGTTTACCTTTCTTTTAGTATGTATGTGTATAAATATAATCTTTTTATTTATTAAATGTTAAAATCCAAATCTCCACTATTATTTATATATTTAGCAAGATGCATATAGTTAGATGTAATACTACCAGTTGTTACATTCATCGTATTTGCACTCATAGATAAATAAGTTGTACTTGCAATTATTACTTGCATTGAATTTGTTTGTGCAACTATTTGAGTGTTTGATGTTAAGTCTTCCACAAACGCAACCGTACCCGCTACCGATGGTTCTAAATTAAAATCAAATGTATTATTGCCACCAGATGATGCACTTATAATTCTAGAACTTAATGATGAACTAAAATCTGTTAAGTTACCAACGCCATTAAATGTGGATGCTGATATTGCACCAGATACATATACACTACCAGTTATGTTTAAGTTTGAACCATCAAATGATAAATTACTTTCAACCGTTACATTTGGAGATGAACCATTTAATGTAACCAATCCATTATCAGTTGTACCGGATACTGAAAGTGCCCCAGTAGCTCCTTGGTTTCCTTGCGGGCCTTGGTTTCCTTGCGTCCCATTAGAACCATTTGCTCCTTGGTTTCCTTGCGGTCCCTGTCTACCTTGAAACCCTTGAGTTCCTTGCGTACCTTGATTACCCTGCGGGCCTTGGTTACCTTGTGTACCATTAGAACCATTAGCTCCTTGATTACCTTGTGGTCCTTGATTACCCTGCGTACCCTGATTTCCTTGTGGTCCTTGGTTACCTTGGAAACCTTGAGTTCCTTGTGTACCTTGGTTTCCTTGCGGTCCTTGATTTCCTTGTGTACCTTGAAAACCTTGCGTACCTTGTGTACCTTGATTCCCCTGCGGTCCCTGTCTACCTTGTGCACCAGATGTACCAGATGTTGCTGCTGAATACGATGTACCATTTATAACCAAAGAACCAGTTAATTGTAAAGAACCAGTTACACCCATAATATCATCCATAGAATCACCAAATTTTGATGAACCCGATTGATATAAAACCGATGATGAAATTACATTTATATTAAATTGCTTCGCATTTACCGCACCCAATACAGTTAAATCACCAGTCAATGATATTGAACCAGTTGTAACGGAATCCGTTGTTACTAATGTTTGTATGGACTCTACCGAACCTGATTTTTTTAAGAATACTTTACCATCGTAAGTATTTACAGCTAACTCACCAAGATTTAATGATGAAGTTGTAGGAGTTTTACCACTCTGCGAAGAGCGTTTTAGTATAATAGATTGAGCCATATATAGGTTCTTTGGGTGCTTATATAAACAAAAAAAGGAGTAGTATATACTACCCCTATAAATATAAGTTTTTTAATAAAAGATTATTTTTAGAACTCTCCAGCATCTGAACCAGCTTCTACTGCCGCTAATCTACTTGCCACCGAGCCAGAAAATGCTAATACATCACCAATTCCATAAAGAGAACCACTAAATCCATTTGTTATTGATATTTCTGCAAACTTTGTACCATCGTACTTTATATCAATCGCAGTTGGTGTTGGTGTGATATTGTGAATATGAGAACCACTATTTTCTAAATATCCAACATACCCAGCAGTTGGGTCTGTATTAAAATCATAGTTGTTAGCTGCCGATACTACAACATTTGTTAATCTACTACCATCTCCTACAAAGTAGGAAGCGGTAACCGAACCTCCAAAATCAATATCACCTAAACCAACAACATCACCATTTACAAATATACTACCAGTTACATCCAAATCTTGCTTCACAACAAGTTCATCAAATGAACCAGTACCCAATACCGTAATATTACCAACAGTTTCACTATTAGTAGTTACTAATTGTTCAATACTTTCAGACGAACCCGATTTATGGATGTACGCTTTACCATCGTAAGTGTTTAATCCAATCTCACCAACAAATAATGAAGATGTAGTTGGTACACTTCCTGATGTATTCGAACGTCTTTGTAGTATTTTTTGATTTGGTACAGCCATTTTAATTGATGTTTTTCGTGTCTATATAGTTTATCAAATTAGCCCCGAAGGGCTAATCGTTATTAAAATGAACCACCATCAATTGTATTACTCATCACAAAATCAGTTCCGTTCCATTGTGCAATATCACCAGCCGTTGTAGGTGCTGCTATAAACTCAATGTTATCAGTTAAACCTCTAAACGCCAATCGTTTAGTTGAAGAACCTCCCGGCACATTTAGTGATGCCGTTACCGCAGGTGCTATAATATTTACAGATGAACTGAATGATGTACTAGCATGCACATACTTCAATGATGCACTTGCCCCTGCAATCTCAATACCAGCTCCATCGGATGTTGCTGATGATGTAGAACCACTTGCTAATGTGATTAGTTTGTCTTCTACATAAAGTTGTCCAGTATTTAGGGATGTAGTATCACCTTGTACTATTAAATTACCACCAACTATTACATCATTGGTTGTTGTTAAACTATTAAATGTTACATTATTTTTAGTTCCTACTGCTTGGATTGAACCAGAACCTTCTAATGTTACAACTCTACCTGCTAACGATGCACTTAAAGTAGTTTCACCAGCTGCACTTGCAGAGAATTGTGTATAAACTGAACTACTCAAAGTGTTTAACGCAGTTGCTGCACTACCACTATAAGCCGATGCCGATGCAAATGCTCCAGCAGCCGCTTGTGTAGCTATTGTAATGTTATCAGTTTGAGTGTTGTTCGTTGTTGCGATTGAACCACTCAAAGTGTTTAACGCAGTTGCTGCACTACCACTATAAGCCGATGCCGATGCGAATGCTCCAGCAGCCGCTTGTGTAGCTATTGTAATGTTATCAGTTTGTGTATTATTTGTTGTTGCTATACTACCACTTAAAGTGTTGATTGTAGTGTAGAACGAACCACTATAAGCGGATGCAGAAGCAAATGCCCCAGCTGCTGCTTGAGTGGCGATTGTAATGTTATCGGTTTGAGTGTTGTTCGTTGTTGCAATTGAACCACTCAATGTATTGATTGTAGTGTAGAACGAACCACTATAAGCGGATGCGGATGCAAATGCCCCAGCTGCTGCCTGTGTAGCGATTGTAATATTATCAGTTTGAGTGTTGTTTGTAGTTGCAATACTACCACTTAAAGTTGATATTGATGTTGCCGTTGCCGATGCTACCGAAGAACTTACTGCAAATCCACTTGCCGCAATACTAGCTGATAAAGCCGTTTGAGAAGCGATACTTGCAGAGAACGATGTTGCTGAACTTGCTGAGTTAGCCGTTATTGTTGCTATACTCGCAGAGAACGATGTTGCTGCACTTGCAGAGTTAGCCGTTACCGTAGCCGCACTTGCACTAAATGATGTTGCTACCGAAGCACTATCGGTATAGTAAGATTGTGTAAATGCTAAATATGAACCAGATATAGTTTCTAAATTAGCAACCCGTGTTCCTAATGAACCACCACCACCAATTGAACTTTCAATTGTATCCAATCTACTACCAACCGATTGTGAGTATGCGCTTACATTACCAATACCAGTAATTGTAGATGAACTAATTAAACCAGTTGTATATAAATCACCAGCAATATTTACAAATGCCGAACTAGCTGAAATAATTGAGTTACCAATATGGTCATCCCCAGTTGCTACTGGAACATATCCAGCAGTTAAACCAACTTCCTGCCCTAATGAACCCGTATTTTTAGGTCCAGCAATAAGTATAGCCGAATTATATGGTGCACCACTATCGGCCGGATGTTCGTATAACCAATGATTATTTACACTATCCCACCAAAGAGAACCCGTTCCACCTGCGGAGCCAGAGTCTCTAACAGATATACCACCAAATCTAATAGCAGGGGAGTCTGTATTTAGTAATACAGTATTTGTACCAATATCAACTGCAGATGCAGTAATATTTTGTAATGATGATTCACCTTGTACAATTAAATTTGCACTAACATAAAGAGAACCCGTAATAGTTTGAGTTCCAGTAAAAATATTATCACCAGTTAATTTAGCGAATGTTGAATATGCACTACCACTATATGAATTTAATGCGGTTGCCGCACTACCACTATAAGCCGATGCCGATGCAAATGCTCCAGCTGCTGCTTGCGTAGCAGTTGTTATATTATCGGTTTGTGTATTGTTTGTAGTTGCAATTGAAGCAGATAGAGCAGTTACACTAGCCGCACTTGCGGAGAATGAAGTTGCTACCGAAGAACTAAAATTACCAGTTACACTTGCTACCGATGCACTTAATGCAGTTGTTGTAGCAGTTGATGCGGAGAATTGTGTATAAACCGAACCACTTAAAGTGTTGATTGTAGTGAAGAAACTACCACTATATGCACTAGCCGATGCAAATGCCCCAGCTGCTGCTTGTGTAGCTGTTGTGATGTTATCAGTTTGGGTATTATTAGTAGTTGCAATTGAACTACTTAAAGTATTTAATGCAGTTGCTGCACTACCACTATATGCAGATGCGGAAGCGAATGCTCCAGCTGCAGCTGCCGTAGCAGTAGATATGTTATCACTTTGAGTATTGTTTGTTGTTGCAATTGAACCACTTAAAGTATCTAATGCAGAAGCGGCTGATGCACTATTTGCAGTTATAGTTGCTAAACTAGCAGATAAACGAGTGTTTACCGAACCAGAGTATGTACCATCAAAATATGATTGAGATGCTTCTAATGCATCTACTCTCGAACCAATACCAGTTCCACCGCCACCAATTGATGATTCTAAACTATCTAATCTACTATCAACTGAACTTGAGAATGGTTGGATGTTACCAACTAAATTGATTGCTTCGTTTCCATCACTACCAAGCAAATATAATGTAGAACTTCCACTTGCGTAGTAAGGAACACCATTTAATAAACCGTTATATACGGAAGCAGAAAATACATTTGGATTTCCAGCACCACGTAAGAATCGGTTAGCTGCTACTACCGAACCACTTTCTGGAACGATAAATGCAATTGCAGTACCATTGGTTAGTGTTAGATTTGATGAACCGGTTGCAAATACCAATTCACCTTTTTGTAATGAACCGGTAACCGAACTCAAGTTCTCTAAACTACCGCGTCTGTGTTTAATTATTTGTGCCATCTTTGTCTGTTATTCCCAAATTTATTAGTTGTATATAAATATCATAAAAACCTAATAATAATCATTTTATTTTTAGAACTCACCAGAGTCCATAACGGAAGTTGTAACCTCTAATTCGTAATCAGTTGCGTAAGTAGTGTTCAATGATGCGGTAAATGTTCCGTAATCGCCTGCTGCCATCAATTCAACTTGTGCCGATGAGGAAATTATACCATCAGGTAGTACACCTACAACCGATGAACTTACAATTGATATTACCGATTGAGAAAAATCCGAACCGATTTCAGCTGCTGCTTCTAATGAAGAACCACTTTCTATTTGTTTTAATGCTATAAATGTTGCCATAGTTATATTCCGTAAGTTGATTTTATTGCGTTGTAGTTTTGTGTTATTTCTGCGCCTGATAATGCTTTATTATATAATCTCATTTGATAAAATACAGGATAGTTTGCTGAATTTGAGTTATTCAGTTTATCAGTTGCACCCGTTCCTGCATTAGTATGTCTTGCACCAAATAAAAATTCAGATGTAGCATAAGTACTAGGATTATTAAGTGTAGCAGTTGTACCTAATTGACTTCCATTTAAATATAAACTTTTACTTGTCCCATTTATAACAAATATCCAATGTCTAATAGCATTACTTGCAGTTATAGTTGCAGCAGTAGTATTTGCAGTTGGTGAACCCCATGTTATTGTAGTTGCATTTGGCATATAAGCAAAATAACCTCTACTAAAACTGTAAGCTTCATTACCCCAAATTGTTGCCCAATGTGATGTTGGATTAAATGATGCTACAATTTCAATAGTAGATGTTGTACTTGCTACATTATATGGAACGCTGATATAATCAGTTCCCGTATATGCAGCATTGTTTAATCTTATACCACCCCCATTGTTTGATACATAAGTTGGAGTTCCTTGTAATGTAGCATTGTATCCATTTCCACTCACATCAGTCCAAGTTGTTCCAGATGATGGTGCAGTTTGTAAATTAAAAACCAATCCGCTAGTAACAAATGGAGATGATACTACATTTCTTGTTACCGTATATCCATTATCAAATATCAATGCCATAATGTTATTTTATATAAACTGCTAATGTATTAAAGTTTGTTGTAATTGCATTTTGAATTGTTGTTACATTTGCCAAACCATATACAGTATTATTTAATCTGTTTGTCCAACCTCCCGTTCCTAATGCATTTCCACTTCGACCATAAGGTGCATCAGGATATACATTTGTAGGTCCTGCTACTGTCCACCAGTTTGCCGCATCATACAACCAATCACAAGGTGCCGCTACATTATATGATGATGCAGTCATAAAAGTATAACCCTTTATAGCAGACCAACTACCAGTTAGTGGAGCCGATAGTTTTAATGTATAAGTACCACTACCCGTTGCTAAATCCAATGCGTTTGGATTTGAATAAACAACCGAATGTGCTATACTACAACTTGCCAAATGTGGTTGAACCGATGCGGTTGATGCCATTCTCATTACTCTACTACATTGTGCACTACCAGTTGCACTATACCATAATTTTTCAGTATCAGCTATGTGTTTATTAAATGAACCAACACTACCACTAAACATATTTGGATACGGATAACCAACAAATGAAGCATTTGAACCAGATGGATTATATGCTACTAACATCCAACCCCCACCATTATCGGTTTGATTACAATAAACTTGCATAGAACTTGTCATCATTCCCGTTTGAATGTAATACCAACCATTTGTAGTTTGCCCATTATTATACAATTGAACTGCCGATGTGGCGGGATTATCTATTGTACCCAATGTAGTTGTTCTACGAAGTATGTTTACTCCACCTGTAAATGTAATACTCATAACCTTATTATCCTATATATGCTACCGAAAAATTATCGTTTGAATCAAATGAAATTTCACCCGTTGCTACTACCATTTTAAGTGTATCACCCACTGCTAATTTGGAAATAGTAGAACCACCCGTATGATTCATAGTAGTATTTGTACCAAATTCAATCATTACCTGTGGAGTTCCAGTAGTTCCAGTTGTATTATTTTTATATACAATAAGTTGAGATATTGTACCCAAACTATTTGAGTTTGTTCTACAAACCAAATTAACTTGATATAACCCAGCAATTGGTGCAGTAAAGGTACCTGTTGAATTATCCCAACCACTACCTTGTTGATAATCTACATTTAGATAACTACCCGTTAATGGTGTTACTGCTACTTTTGCTCCACCAGCACCAGTTACCCTAAATGCAGGTCTATTTGGCATTGTGATTGAACCACTTGCTATACTCAATGAACCTGTTACAAATGTTGAACCAGTTATCAATAATGAACCAGTTATTTGCTGTGAACCACTTAATATAATTGTACTACCACTTGTCAATATCAATGATGAGCTTGTTGCTATGATTGATGAATCACTAACAAATGTAGAACTTACAGTCAATGAACCAGTTATACCAACTGAACCACTATATTGAGATAAACTAAAAGTTGTACCTTGTACACCCTGTGTACCTTGTACTCCTTGTGTACCTTGGTTTCCTTGTGGGCCTTGATTACCCTGCGGGCCTTGATTACCCTGCGCTCCACTACCGGTTGCCCCTTGGTTACCTTGCGGGCCTTGATTACCTTGTGTACCATTAGAACCATTAGAACCTTGATTACCTTGAGGTCCTTGAACACCTTGTGTACCTTGGTTTCCTTGAGGCCCTTGCGAACCTTGTGTTCCTTGTGAACCTGCTGAACCTGATATATTTCGTATTCTAGTATCTAATGATGAACTGAATGATGTTAGTGAACCAGTTAGTTCTGTGAAGTTTGTAGAACCAGATAAAATTAGTGAACCAGTTATTTCTAATGTACCACCATTTTTAATATACAAATTACTACCACTTGTCAATGTAAATGATGAAGTGTTTGTTAGTAATGCAGAATCACTAATTCCAATTGAACTTACAGTTAATGAACCAGTAATACCAACCGAACCGCTGTATTGCGAAATATTAAATGTTGTACCTTGTGTACCCTGATTTCCTTGCGGTCCTTGATTACCCTGTGGTCCTTGGTTTCCTTGCGTACCATTTGTACCATTAGCTCCTTGATTACCTTGCGTACCTTGTGGTCCTTGACTTCCCTGTGGGCCCTGTGAACCACCTGAACCAGATATATTTCGGATTCTATTATCTAATGATGCGCTAAATGATTGTAATGAACCAGTTATTTCAGTAAAATTAGCAGAACCAGATACTACCAATGAACCAGTCATAATTTGATTACCATCAAAAATATTACTACCTTTTGTAGCTAAATTTGGTGCACCATATACATTACCTGGTACAGTCAAATCACCATTGTTATCAAATTCCCAAGCATAATCACCATCTCCGGCATCGGTAGTCAATACAATACTATCGTTGATACCAACTACAATATTTATATTATCACCAGATGCACCAGTTATTTGGTTTATTAACCCGTCGTGGCTAAACACAACACCACCTACTGATGTGTAAAAATTACCATCATTACCAAATCTATAATTAGAATTGTTTGATGTAACTCTAATATCACCAGATGAAGATATATGAATATCATCATCATTTTGATATATTTGAGTTCCGTTATTGAAAATTACACTTCCACTCACATATTGTGAACCACTAAATTGATTTGAACCAGTAGTTGCTAAATTAGCTATTGATGGTATTGAATTTATTATATTTGTTAAATTGTCTGTAATAGTATAACCCGTTGAATTATTAACCACATTAGTATCACCAATAACTCCTGCTAAATATCCATCAGTAATTATACCATTTCCCGCATTAGCAGAACGAAGATAAACATCACCATCTGCATCAAAAACAATATCACCAGAAGTTGCTACTAATGTTATATCCGAATTTGTAATTGTATCAGTTGTAAAAGTAAAATCCGCAACATCAGCTGCTGTACCACTTGCACCCTGATTACCTTGTGGTCCTTGACTACCTTGTACACCAGCAGCTCCCGATGTTCCTGATGTACCATTTCCACCTGCAGCACCATCTAAATTAGTTGTCCAATTTGTAAATGAACCTAATGCATTTATATTCGTAACATTTAATACCAATACACCAGTATTACTATCATAAGATACAACATCACCATGAAAATGTTCTGTTAATGAATGCGCTACAATAATGTGTTGAGCTACTGTATATGATAAACCAGCCGATGTTGTTAGTGTTTTATTTACACCCGTATTTAAGGTTGATAAATCAATAGTATCTGTCGATGTTCCAATATAGATACCACTTTCACCCGATGTACCAGATGTACCAGTAGTTCCAGATGTTCCATTTGCACCTTGATTGCCTTGAGGTCCTTGTACCCCACTACTACCAGCAGTTCCATTTATACCTTGAGGTCCAATTGGTCCTTGATTGCCTTGCGGGCCCGTTGCTCCACTTGTCCCACTTGTACCAGATGTTCCCGTTGAAACTGATGATGAAATTTCGTTTATTCTACTATGGAACGATGCAGAATTTGTATTAAATATTGTGGTAGCTAATTTAGTATCAAGTGAATTACTCAATGCAGTTGTTACTAAATCCGTTGCAAATGTAGTATCTAGCGAAGATGTTAATTGGTTTATTGAAATTTTATAAGTTGTACTACCAGATATACCAACCACAAAAGTTGTATCTAATGTAGCAGGACTTAATGCAGGTAATTCCGATATTTTTTTTGTTGGTGTAAATCTCATCTTATATTACTAATCCTAAATCGTTTTCAGTATCTATTATATTTGTATTTAATTCAGTTACAAGGAATATATCATTAAATGCACCACAAATTAAAAAGTTATCTTTCACTAACCCATTTATTAATGAAAATTTTTCCATTGTAACAACCATATTTGATTTATCATTAAATGAAACTTTATAATCAGTTACATCCAATCGCATTCCACTTACATAAATATCAAAATCTTTTGATGTCAAACTATCATATCCTTGCATTGGTGCTTTTGTTGTTATAGTTGCAACATAATAAGTATCATATTCAACTAACAAATCCGGATGTAGTTTAGTATCACTTGCTATAAAATCAAACATATCCAATTTATAATCCAATATTTTATCCAAATAATTTGGTTGTACATTTGGTATCGGATTACTTTTTGCTTTTGATGGAGTTGGTAATGGTTTATCTGCTAATACAGAACCAGTCTCATCGTTCAACACCATATTTACAAACATAGTTGTTTTATCTAATTCTTCATTTTTTATTAGATTTAATATTGGTGCCGCTCCAATCACTTTTGTTTTTGATGGAATTGGTTCGGGTCTTTCTGCCAATGTAGAACCAGTTTCATCATTTAGAACCATATTACGCATTTTATCAAGCATATCACTATATTGATTTGCTTTTAGATTTTTTGCTAATATATTTGGTCTGTGTTTCATCAATGTGGTATGTGCTTAAACATTCCAGTTACTCTTATATCATCTGTCCCATCTATTGTAAATGGAAAATTTGCTCTAATAAATTTTAACAATACTGAATTACCTCTATGATTTTCCAAAATGTAATCATTTGGCAATACAGATTGTCCGTTTATATCTACTCTACTCTTTTCAACTACATTTGTAAGAGTTCCTCTTAAACTATCATCAACCAAAATATACCCATCTATTATGAATATAATATAAGTTTCATCACTTAAATCGTGAACATCTACTCTATGTGTGCTAGTAGTTACAAAAGGTTTTACTAACTTTTGAAAATTACTCATATTAAGCTATTATTTTACCAACAATAGTAACCTCATCGGTTATAGGGTTTAATCCGTATCCCAATTGTCCACCATCAAATGTAACTACATAGTTATTACCAGTTTGTACACCACTCCAAATAGTTGGTGCTATTTTAACACCATTTATATAAACTTTAACACCATCGGTTGCTGATAATGATAGTTCTTCCGGTGGAGTTACTAATCTTGTGTTTGTAAATGATACTACATAAGTATCAGTTATTGTTCCAATCTTACTAGCATACAAATTGATATAATCAAATAGTAATTTATTATCGTTGTAATCACTCATCGTAATTCCGGCAGTTAATGCATCTCCAACCGATTTGTTTATATCAGTTTCTAATGTAGTAACAATTGCTCTTGTAGATATTGATTTTTTAATTGTACTTTCGTTATTTGCAGACTCCGGTAAAAGATATGCGTAAGTTGTTAGTGAAAAATTACTACGAACCAATCTTTCTTGATTATCTGTAATTTCGGTTAAACCCTCAAACCCATCTATTGTGGTTCTAAACTTAAACCCATCACGCTCTCCCCAATACTCTTGACTAGCCCATTGGAATTGCTCAACTATACTATTCATATGTTCTGTATAGTTTGTCCAAATCATAATATCGTATGTAACATTTACATAATCTGGCATCGTTATATCAATGATTTCTTTTCTAGGTTTGAAATTATTTAACAAAGAAAATTTATCATATCTATTTTTGTTAGAATATCCAACATAAGATTGGTAATGTAATTGACGATTCGGCATTGCCATCGTTTCATTTGCAGTTTGACCAGTGCGTTTGAACATAACCAATGGTAATTGTATCTTACCCCTTTGGTCACGATATACACCATCTATTTGTGCTGATTTCCATCTTTCTGCGTTTCCATATATTATAGGAACTGTTATTTCTTTACCATCCAATTTTAATTTTGGAACAATAACATCTCTCATATACGAAAATATTGCCTCATCCACATCGTATATACTAATACCACGTTTATAGGTAATACCTTCTCTCGGCATTTGTTCTGCACGATTGATTGGTTTGCGTAGTGGATTATTTGTTGCCATATTATTCTACTCTTGGTTTAATGTTCAATTGAGATAAACGAGTCAAACGTGTTGTACATTCAATACCAAAATTATTTTCCGATTGCATACCTACCAATTGTGTTTGGTTGGTATTTGTAATTTCATAAAAACTATCATTGAAATAAAAGAAATCACCAATTTCTGGATAAATATCTTTTACAATACAAGTATCTTGATTTACTCTTACTACTACTTCTTGCTCCGTATCTTGTCCAAAACCATCATATTGTTGTGTTTCATCACCATATTGTAAAACCGCAAATACGGATACTCCATCATAGTATGATTTATCCAACGATTCACCATATAGATTTACCTTTGTTTCACCCACTATCAGTTTATAAAAGAACACTTGTGTTTGGATTACCGAATCCACAAGCTCTCTACTTATATTTTGAAAAAAATTGTAATCTCTTGTACCTATAAAACGTGGCATACTATTATCCTATATAAAATGGCATTGGTATTTTGTTCAACATCTTTTGTACATTATCAGCCTCTTGCATTCTGTATTCCATTTGCTTTGGTCTACTCAACTCTTCCAAATTTTGACGAAGTTGTTCGTACAATCTATCTTTATCGTTTTGTGCTTCTGCTCTTAATGCTGCACCATCTAGCGAAACCTCACCTTCTGGGATTGGAATGGTTGCATATTTCTCTCTAATAGCACCTAATAGTTCCTTTGCTAATGCTAATGTATATTTCCAAATCCATTGCTTACCAACAGAATTGATTGTTCTATATGGAATAAAATCGTAATTTACATTTGAGTAAGATGATACTGCGCCTGGTTTCTTTTGAATTGCATTTTCATCTCTATCTTCAACCACAATATAATCAAACCAAATATTAGCAGGAGTTTTATCGGTAGGAACTGGAAATATGTGTAATTGATTGTTTACTATATTGAATGAATATGCACTTCTACGAACCTGGTCATTAAACTCAATTGCTTGAATACGAAGTAAATCTTCATAAATGGGCATCATTACAAATTGTGCTGCTGGGGAGAATGAACTAAATCCAAACTCGTCCATAAGGTTTAGAGTACCTTTCGCAGAAACTGCGTATGGGTCAAAGAAACGAGAGATTGCAGGTGTGTTTTCATAATACACCTTTTTTATTTCAATTCGTTTACCACTTTCACTTACCTCTGCCCATAGGTGATTCAAATCGTATTTACCTACACCAATCGTAGTTGCAAATGAACCTGATTTTTGTGATGTATAACCACCAACTTCTGCTTCTTGCCCATAAGAGTTTGCAATTTTAATTAAAGAACCCATATTAGTTCCCTCTACATATGTGTTTGTAAAGTTAGAACCAGTGGATTGCCCCATCAAATTAGATAGGTTATTACGGATATTAAATTGATTTACTTGTGCAGAGTATTCACTAATTGCTTCCTCAAAACAAGCGTAAATGTTTTCCGGTAATAGTTCAATATTTTGTATTGGGTAACCCAATCTTTTTGCAACCCAATCACCTACGCGAGGTCCATCGGCTTGAAAGTTTATATCATCATCGTAAATACCAAAAGGTGTTGAACCAGAGATTGCAGAACCACTCCCAGGCCAATTTATATTAGTTACTAAATCTGCTGCCATAATTTGCTGTTATATACCTAATATAAATATAAGATTTACAAATTAGGATATAAACAAAAAGACTACCCACAAAGTGAGTAGTCTTTAACAACCAAAATGAAAAATCAAAAAACTCAAACTATACCCTTACAACCCCTGCTCTCTACGGAGGTCGTATTCTTCTTTATCATACTCCGAATACTCAACCACTTTTAAATAAGGGTCAAACTTTGTTTCATAGTAGCCACGCAGATTAGCAATATCAATCATCGTATCAATAAACGATTTACGGGCATAAGTCATATCGGATGAACCAAACCCCTGGTCTTCTGGCCAATCGGAGTAATCTTCTGCAACCTCATTCAACGCATCAAATACCGCATCTACATAAGTAATTACTCGTTTAGTATAACGTCCCTCAACTGGGAAAGAATTTTTAACAACATCAAACCCCTCCACCAAAGAAGCGGTTTCTAAAACGGAATTAAGATTAAAAGGAATACTCATAGTAGAAATGTTTAAATGTTTAACTCTCAATGTTTAGCAAAGTTACAAATAATAAATGAGAAAGTCAAGTCTTTCTCAAATTATTTTTTAAATATTTTGTAATGCTTTCTGAATTACTGCTTCGGTGTAAGAATAACCTCGCAACTTTTCTATTGCCTGTTCCAAACTCAAAACACCCCACACATACTCACCAGCCATCATTGCCTTCAAACCACGTTTTGCTTCCGGCCAAGTACCATAAGGAGCTTTTCCGTTGAAACTTACATACTTTGCATTGAACTCAATTTCAGTACCATTATCGGTTTTACCATTCTCTCCATATTCGTAGATGTCATGCATACCATCGTAATGACCACCTTTGAACATATTACAGAAAGAAGAAATCTCTTTATACTCCGGAGTTTCATACTCAATCCCTTCACCATTAGGGTAACAAGCATAAAGGTCAGAAGAAGAACCTCCAGCAAAGGTTTGAGATTTACCCCACACTAGCATAGTAGGATATTTAACTTTCATAAACTGTTTGAACATTAAAGGAACTTCTTTACGTCCGATACTGATAACCGGGTTGGAAAGGGGCTCTCCCCAATAAGATTTAGTTCTTAAACAAGCGGCTGGTAACTCATATTGAATACCTAATAAGTTGAATTTGATTGTTTTTTTAGAAGAAGCCATATTATTATCGTTTTATGTTTAACTCTTATTACATAGTAAAGATACGCAATTCAGATATAAAAGTCAAGTCTTTTAGCAATTATTTTTTAAAATTTTTTAAATTTTTTATAATTGCATCCACTCGGAGTTTTGTTTCCAAATTACCATATCCGGTGTAACTTTTTACAAAACAAAAAGTAGTAATATTACCTCCCCTTACAATACAATATATTTCATTACCATTGGATTCACCATTATCATTTGTTAAGGATACCACCAATTGCTTTCCATACGATTCGGATTTAGATGCTTCACTATCAAATTTGGTAGTTGATAATGGGAATTGTGTAACCTTAATACCATAATCCTTATTAGCTGGAAAATTGGTTTGTTCTATATTAGTTACTATTTCCTTAATCTGATTCTTAATCAAATCATTCAGCTTAATAGTACCCACCTTTGTATAATTGCCGGTAGTAGTTTCATACGATACTGGCAATTCCGATTGGGTTAATATTCTCTGGTCTAATCTTTCACTAAAGTGTTTTTTATTTTTCTCCATTTGTTTTTGCTACAATTTCCAAATCACCCTGAACAATTACCGTCCTTCCATATACATCATCAAACATAATACCCTTACCATAAATCCTAAATGAATTTGCGTAATATCGTTTACCATTTTCCGATGTGATTTCATATTTTGCTTTATCACTTTTACCAGGAATTGCAAATGTAAGTGCTACTACAATTGATGCTATTAGTAATGCACCCAATCCAGCCAATATATTTTTAAATGTTATCATTCTTATCAAATTTTTTAAAATCGTTAATTAAATAAACCAAACCACCAAGATATAGTGATGCTAGTAAGAATAGATATATTCCGTCTACTACATAATCTATTGTACTATAAATGTATCCTAACATAATTTTATAAATAACATTGTTTATTTGTAAGTGCTAATAATTTAATAACTCGCAGATTATCACTATCTGCACGAGTAACAGCTCCAACCAAATCATTGGCACATACTGCTTCAACGAATCCTCCTCCCGCGTAAGAGGTTTTATCTCGCGTAACCATAATTGACACCATAGTATCAATATTATGCTCACTAACAACAGGAAATTCATTTTTCCAGTCATTGATAAATTCAATAGCTCGCTCTCTATACTTGTCTCTAATATCCATAAATTTATTTTTTAATTAAAATATTTAAATCAAATTGTTTCTGAATGAAAAAATCTAATTTCCGATGTATGTGGTCTATTTCATAGATGTCTTCGTTTTTAACCGCTTCTACTAATCTAGATGTCCAATACTCAATTTTTTCAAAATAACCATTTTTGTAAGTTGCCATATGTTATTTGTTTAGGATTAAAATATCAACTAATAATCGTTCTGTCTTTTTGTAAAATGCCTTTCCAATATAATCATTGAAATACATTAAATCGTTTTTGGTAATCAAATCAACAACCATAGTACGATTAAGAAAACGGAGTTCTAAACCACCTGTTAAAAACTCTAAATAGTGAGGGAGATTTTTGAATTTCATAACTTTATTATTTTATGTTTAACTGATGTTTAGTAAAGGTAAGTATAATAAATGAAAAAGTCAAGTCTTTTTTAAAATATTTTACAAACTATGTCCAAGTTTTTTGTTGATTGAAATCATATGTTTACAAGGTGAATATCTACGGAACTCTCTAGCTTCACAATTACAGCCGGTAATTTTCCAATCTTCAACTGTTACTTTGTAGTATTTTAACTTACCAGTCTTTTTATCCCTACTACCCATTTCTGTATAAAACCATTTCATATTTTTATTGTTTAGTAACCTAACATTTTTAAAACTCGCAAACCAAACCAAATTGAATCAAAAATTAAAACTTTCATATCATTAACTCTTATTACATAGTAAAGGTACGCAACAATAAGCAAAATGTCAAGTCTTTTCTAAAATATTTTTAATTATTTTTTGGGCATAAAAAAACCCACCGAAGTGGGTTTAGATACTTTGTAAGTCCAATTATTCTAAAATAATTACTGAACCCGTTACATTTATTAAACCAGCTGGATAGCAAGGGAATATTTGATGATTATCAATTGATGCTAAACTAATACTGCCTCCACCTTGCAACGATATACTACCACTTGGATTTCCTTCACCTCGCATTACTCCCCAACATTTTGGGTAATTTGAACCAGGTCCTAATGCAACCGAACTACTTACGATTGATACTTTGAATGCTCTATATTCTGCCATTTTATTTTATTTTTATGATGCTAATGTTACTGCTTTCCAAGCCGTTCCGTTGTAAAAATACAAAGAAGAACCAGATACTGCCAACGAACCAGTTGTTGCTGATGGTAGTGGGTTTTGTGGTAATAATGTTATTTTATCCAATGATGTATGAATCGCATCCAATGTTGAATATGCAAATTGAAATTCATCATCAGTTACCACCATTACTTTGGTGCTACCACTTGGTGCTATAATATCTAAATCGTGTGCTCTATGTAATGAGTTTGCCATTTTAACCCTATTGTTTTTATATTATATAAATATATAGTTTATTTCTTTTTAATAAATCTACCATTTTCATCTTTTTTAAGATTACGATTTTTTAACCACATTCTACGCTCTTCGTATTTTGTTTCACCTTCATCACCATACTTATCAACAAACCATTCCAATGAATATCTACCCTTTGCTTTTTCTTTTTGTATTTGTTTGGTTTCGTTTGAATGAGTTTTACCATACATGCCATTTTTTTCACCTTTGGCAATAATTCTCATTTTTTCAACCCATTCCATATATTCATCCGTATCTCGTCTACCTTCCCAATTATCGCCACCAGCTCCTCTGTAAGTATCGTTATACCCACCCTTTACTGAATTATGTGCTAGTATCAATTCTTCTTCCAATTTTTGTGCCATAGTTGGTTCTACCTCACAAATAATCTCTTTAATCATATTATCCCAACCATATTTACGAATTGCTTTATATAAAGAATTTTTTTTATTTTTGGTATAAGCATTACATTTGTGAGAAGACATTCTACAATCAAAATCATTTGTTCTACCAATATACACTTTTCCATTTGGTGAACTTATTTTATATATTACATCCATAGAATTACTTTTATATAAATATAAGTTTTATGGAAAAATAGCACAAAAAAAGAGAGGATTTCTCCTCTCTCTTTTCAGTTTACCTTTGATTGTTGGATTAGATATTAGCCAAACCTTCAACCAAGATTTTCCCGTAAAATTCTGGTCTCACGAGCTTCTTCGCGTAACGAGTCATAACACCTCTACGTGGAGTAAAGTTATCTGGGTCGTACACTAATGGAGTTAAAATCAATGGTACATATGGAGCGTAAACCGCACCTGTCTCAAGGAAGTTGTTTCCTTTGTAACCTAACAAGATTTCGTTAGAAGTCATGTATGGGTTTTTGTAAACAGTGTAGCGATTTGCCAATGAACCTACTTGAGTTACACCAGCTGCAAATTGTTTAGCATCTTTATCAGCGTTTACAGAGAAAGCTGGGATTGATTCTAAAATAGTACAAACGTCAGGAGAAGCAACGATAAAGTTAGCTCCACCACGCATTGTCAATTGGTGAATCTTGTTAGATACTTTGTTCAATTTAGTTCCCAAAGTCTGGAACCAAGTGTTTTTAGTGTAAGCACTTGCGTTAGATGAATCAGAATCAATTGCGAATGCTGAACCATTCCACTCATTACCAATCTTTGTAGACCAGTATTCAGTAGTCAATGCATTTCCTTTCAATAAATCCAAGATTTCCAAGTCAATCTCTAATGAGATATATTCAGATAACATAGCAGTCAATTCAGCTTCTGCATCAATTGAGTGGTATGCGTTCAAATCTTGTGCTAATTCAGGAGTCCACACTGCTTTCAACTTACGAGTTTTAGCAACGATTGCTTCCGATTTCAATTCTAAGTCAACTTGTGGGATGTTCAAGTTAGTACCTGAAGATGGGTTAGAGATTGGGTCTCTATCTTCGAAGTCACCACGAGAAGTTGCAGTTGGTTGTACAGAGTAAACCAAACCTACAGTTGCAGAAGTTGAACCTGATGCCAATACTGATGAACTTACGATTAACGAAACAGTTCCGTTAGAAGAGTAAGTAGTCAATGCTGGGTAGTAAGTGTTGATTGAACCAGAAGTTCCACCTTGTAATGAACCAGATACATAGAATGAACGAACTGCGTTAGTATCAGCAGATAATGCTGCTACTGAAGCAGATGCTAAAGTAATTTTGTACAAGTTACCAGCAGCCATAGATGCAGATAAAGATGTATCAAAATTCAAATCAGACATTGCAGTAACTTTAGCTGCAGTAGCGAAAGATACGATAGCAGATTGGTCATTAACCGAATATGCATAACGACCATCGCCATAAAGACCGTTTTGAGGAGCGTTAGTTGAACCTAACTTCGCTGCTGATGTTCCACCATACAAAGATGTGCTAGATGCATCACCATATCCTTTTCCAGTTGTACCATATTTGAAATCCATGTAGAAAATCAAACCTGATGGTAAGTTCATTGGTTGTACCGAAACAAATTCCTTTGCTGCGATTTCACCGAAGATACGGCGAACCAATGGTAAAGCTACACCAGACCATTCTTCTGAACCAGCAGAAAAACCTGTCTTTGTAGTCTCATCTAATAATTGTTTTGCTTGGTTTTCCAAGATTACAGCCATTCCGTGCTCTTCTGTTGCACCAGCTAAACCTTCCAATAAACCAGTTTTTTCCCACTTGTTTTTCAACCCGCGAGTTTGCTCAAGCATAACCGCAGTTGGGTTTTTGCCTTCCATAAGCTTGTTTAAATCAAATTGTGCCATTTGTTTTTGTTCCTTATTTTTTATTTAATTAGTCCTGCCAATTTTTTGAATCTATCAGAGTAAGCAGAATTTTCGCTGATGATTTGTTTTTTAACACCTGTACTTTTTTGTGGTTTAGAAGCTCCTTCTGTGATTCTTTTTACAGATTCTACTTTCTTAACACTTCCACCCATTTTCATAGATTCGGCGATTGTTGAGTAAACCAATTTAACTTCACGAATTGTTCCAGTTCTATCGAATGAATCAATAACTTTAGATTTTTGTTCGTTAGTTAAGTTGTATCCTCTAAATAATTTGTTAGAATATAAAAGTTTAGCGTTCAACAAGTTAATCTCATTGATTGTAGACTTCAAAGTTTTGATTACAGAAATTGCTTGTGCTAATTCATTTTTCAATGATTTTGCTTCTGCCACTGCTGCTTTCTCTTCTTCTTCTGCTGCTTCTTCATCTTCTAATTCTTTGATGATTGCTTCGATGTTTAATTCTTCTTCGCCATCTTCTTCTTCTTCCATTGAATCTTCTTCTTCATCTTCTTCGGAGATTGATGAATCTGAATCGTCAGCGTTCATGTAAGTATCAACATCATCTGCATCCTCTTCCATTTCTTCTTCCTCTTCTTCTTCCATTTTCTCTGCGCCCAATTCGTCTTCTAATTCACGAATGATAGCTTCTAAATCTAAATCATCGTCAGATGGTGCATCCATTTCGTCTTCACCTTCTTCCATTTCATCTTCGCCATATTCACCTTCTTCCATTTCCATTTCGTCTTCACCTTCTTCCATTTCCTCTTCCTCTTCTTCTGTGATTGATTTAGCGAAATCATAATCTTCAACCTCATCCTCTGGCTTACCAGAAGTTTTAGTTACGTCTGCTGCACCCAACTCATCTTCATCAGCTGCTGAATCTAATGTTGGTTGTGCACCACCCCCAATGTTAGAAGAACCTAATTCTTCTTCCATTTTCTCTTCTTCTTCTTCCTCATGCATTTCATCAGCTTCCATATCTTCAGCTTCTGCACGCAATTTTTGAGAAAGAATGTTCTTCAAACGAGGAGTAAATGCTTCCTCTAATTGAAGTTTTGCGTTTGCTAATGCAGTTTCTCTAACAGCTTTAGCATCGGCGATTGCTTCTTTTAACAATTTTGAACTTGCCATTCTTTATACTTGATTTTTCTAAACCTATTGATTTCAGGTTTAATAGAATTTTGTTAGATTTTCGGTGAGTTTATATACGGATAAACTATTCATCAACTAACAGGATATTAACCAAATGATATTGGTATTACATAATATACATATATACTTTTTGAAAAAAAAGTAAATTATTTGTATAAACTACGGAATTTTTTTGGAATTTCTTTTAATTTTTTACCTCTGTAAAGGTCTTTTTGCTGAATTAGTTGTTTTCTTTCAGCTTTTTCCATCATTTCTCTTTTAGTAACCGATGGTTTTGTAAATTGTTGTCTATCTCTTAATTCTTTAACAACACCAATTGCATCAAACTTTTTCTTTAATTTTTTTAATGCTCCAGCAATATTGCCGTCTTTTACTTCAATGTTAATCATAACTTTTACTTTTGTTCTACTTTTGTATATCTTTGATTTGTATCGTTTTGGATTCTTTTCTTTGTTGATTTTACTTTATCATAAGATGGAGCACCATTGATATATCCACCAGGTAATGATAAACCTACACCAGCTCCACCTGGAAATCCATCTTCCGAAACTACACCCTCCAATCTACCAGTCTTTTTTATTTGGTCTAATTTAGATAGTGTATCGTTTTTAATTTTAGTATATCTACGAACTTCATTATCGTTTGTAGCTTTTTTTATTTGATTAGTAACCCATTGTAATTGCTTCATCAATTCTTTCTTCATAGATTCCGCACTTTCTTTAACTACGGATTCAGAGCAACCTATTGCATTATAGAATTTACTATAATCAAATTTGATTCCTTCATCTTTGAATTGTCTTACCATATTATCGGCAATAGATTTACGATTTTCTACATCTAATACTTGATTTAGAATATCAATAATTCCGTCTACCATTTCGTATTCGTTATTATCTAACTTTTCGTTTAATATAGTTTTTAACTTTATCATTATCCTATTTTATTTAAATCCTTTAATATAGAATTTACTTCACTATTACTAAAATTATGTTCCGATGCTATTTGTGACCTAGTTATATTTTTCCATATGGGATTTCCGTTTACATTTATATCAGATAGTATATCGTTTTTACTTCTACATCCGTTATAATCGCAATATTTACCATTATACAAAATACAAACGTGAACCATTGCTTTTGTTTCAGGTTCAATTACAGCTACATATTTACCTTTATTTCCTAAATATTTATTTAATGCATCGGCAAATGTATAACACCCACCACTCATATACCAATCTGTCCAATTGGTATCCTTTCTATATTGCTCTAAAACATCATCTAAATCTGATATAGATTTTACACCCTCTACCAAATCCTTTAACTTTATCATTATAGTTTCTTTAATAAACTATCCATATCAATTTCAAATGCGTAACCTGCTCCACTATGTCTCTTATCTACAATGACTTTCAATCCTAATTTCTTTTCCAAATGTTGTTTTAATAATTCTAAAAAATCAGCATCTCCACCTTTACCCATTCCCTTTTTAGATAATGTATATTGAGTAGCGTTTCCACCTAACTTTTGTTTTATTAAATCAATACCATCTACATCTTTCATTGAGCTAGGAACTAAAATAATTTTACCATCTTTTGATGTTGGTGTAAATTTTACATTTCCAGACCAATGTGGGAACTCAAAGCCGGTACTTTCTTTTATTTGCGATTTGAATGCAGTATGATATGGATTAGAATAAACAACTCCTTGTTCAAACTTACCATGTCCTTTGACTAAATCCGTTAATTTTATCATTAGTTAATATAGCAGTTAAGTTCGTATCCGTTTTTCATTCCATATACCTGAATGTGTAATTGTTTGTTTGATGGTTTTCCACCTTTGGTTAATTCAACTGAAACTTTAACAGTCTTTCCTTCCGATGGTTTACGAGGTCCCATTCCTATCTTTCTAAATGAGTCATCATCATCTACCATATACCCTTTCTTCAAAGCGTATTCTTTTGCAGTTTGTATTGCTTCCGTATATGATTTGTGATATACCTTCAAATCGTTTGCTTCGTTTACCGATTCACCTCTCAATTTTCCTAAATGATTGATAGCTTGCTTTTCGTTCTTCTTAAAGTAATCTTCAACTTCTTTTTTTGTATCAAATGATAATTGACCTTTACCCTTTGTAACATCATCTACCCAAAATGAATCAGAATCTCTATCAAATTCGTAGTATCCTACAAGTTTGCCGTTTGATAATACCTTACCATCTTTAGCAACTACACTTTCGTTTAATAAATCGCTTAACTTTATCATCTTATTATTTACTAATCTTAAAAAATTTATTAAACTCATCTCGCATTACATCCGCCTGGTCTTGCTTTGTATGGTTTTGTTTTATAATAAGCTCCAAACCTTTTTTCATTTCAGGTACATTATTACTATATTTTTGCTTTAACATTCTAAAAATGTTTTTAGCTTGAATACGAGTGTTTGCCCACTCATCATATTCGTTTATGTTTTCATCCGTTTCTTTACCTGCTCTTAAATCTGCTAAATCATCTGCTCCAATATCACCATCTTTATCAACATCCAATTTGTGTTGATTACCAACTAAATCTTCACTACGAATACCCAATCTTTGGTTTACTTCTTCTTCACTCAATTCACTAACACCATAGTATCTACCTATAATATGTCCCATATCTTCGTATAGGTTTTCCATTTGTGAATGTAATGATTTTGCTTCGTTTGCAATCTTTTCAAATTGAGCAGATAATTTACCCAATTCATTCATATTGCGTTTTACAGTTGCTTCGTCAAAGTGATTACCAGCTTCTTTATTAGCAAACTCACTAGCTGCATCTGTAATTGCACCCAATGTTTCAGCAATTTGTGCTAAATCATTTTCATTCTTTAACTTTGGTCCAAATGAACCATAAGTAGAAATGATTTCTAAAAAGTGTCTTCTTGCTTCGTTGCTTAAAGTTTGTTTAGGTGCCTTTTTATCTTCACCTTCTCCTAATAATTTCTTTAACTTTATCATCTTATTTTGCTTCAAATTGTTCTATAAGTTTGATTGCCATATCAATATGCTTTATTGCTTCTTTACTATAAGGTGCAATGTTGTGCTTAACCTCTTTCAATCTATCTAATGATTTTTCACGAGTCATTGCGTGCATTGCTGCTTCTAACAATTCTCTTCTTTGCTGTTCATCCGATTTGGCTTTAATCTTATTAGAAGCCATATATTTTGTTATATCAAATGCCATATTTTTATTAGTTTAATTCTTCTATTATTTGCATCATTAAATCTTGTGCTTTACACCACTTACCACACTCTTCAATTTCTCTTTTAACACTTTCATTCATAGCAGTTGGAGACATAAATGCTCCATGTGTAGATGGGTTAGATACAAAATCCCAACCAATTAGTTCAAAATCTTCTTGTACCATTACAGTATTCTCTCTCATAGGTTTAACTGAACCCATGCCTCTACTGCTAATACCCAAACGGATATTGTGTTTGAATAATTCTTTTAAGATGTTACCAGATGGAGTTGAAAGAACTTCTACTGTCCCACATAAGTCTTTACCATCCCACCAAATTTCTTTGATGTTGTGTGATACATTCTTTAAGTTAATAACAGTTGAATCTGGATGGTCTAACTCACCCAATGCTCTACGCTCTTGTATTAGTGTTTCGTATTTCTTTGCTTCCCTTTGTAATATATTATAAGGATAGATACGATGATTTTGGTTAGGAGCGTCCGCGCGTTGCAATACACCTTTAACCAAAAATTTGCCATTTGCATCTTCCTGTATAGTTCCTTCAAAAAGGTTATGTTCTATTAATAATCCCATATCTTATGCTAATAAATGATAATACTCTCTAAAATGTTTCTGTCTGTCAGCCAAACCAATTGTACCGCCATTTACTCTTTTTGTAATCTTTGTTACTACTGCATCAGAACTACCTTCATCTGCTATTTTGTTCAATCCGTTTTTAGAGAAGAACCAAGCTGCTGATAATAATGCGTATGCTCCAGCTACTTTATCTGGATTTGCTACCATATCTTCACCGATAGATTTACCAAATGCAGTATAGTTTTCTTTACCTGTCAATTGGATATATCCTCTACCTCTGAATTTGTATCCCTCACGAGATGCTTCGTTTCCGTTACCCATTCTACTTGCATATACTCTACTTGCAATAAGTTCTGGCTTTCTTTCGTATTGTTGTGCTAATGCTACTGTTGGAAAGTATTTCTTAAATATACCCAACAAACCTTTTGCTGAATAGTTTAGATTTTCTTGTGTTGCTCTAAATCCACCACTTTCGTGTCCACATTGTGCTAAAAAGTGTGCTAATCTTAAAGGTGTGTTGATGTTAAACTTTGCAGCCGTATCAGGAATCATTGCTATTACATTAGCAGGAATGTGTCCTTTTAATTTATCTAACTTTAAGCCAGGATACGATGCTAATGCCGGAGTAGGTGCTACAACAGGTGCAGGAGTTGGTGCAGGTGTTGGTTGTGCTACTGGTTTAGGAACTACGGTAATACCCATAATCTTATTCCAAGTATTAGGTCCAACTATACCATCAGCTGCTAAACCATTTTTGGCTTGCCATGCTTTTACTGCATCTTCTGTTTTTGGTCCAAAATTACCAACTGGGTCTAATCCCAATTTAACCTGTAATTTCTTTACATCTTCGTTATTATCACCCCTTTTTAACAACATAATTATTTTCCCTCACTTTTAGCTTTCCAAGCTGCATCTACTTTATTAAAAAATGCTTTCTTTTCATCATCACTCATAGATGGAATAGATTTACCAGCTTTATCCAATACTTTTTGGAAAAACTTTTGGTATTCTGCTTCCTCTTGCATTACTTCTCTTACGATTGATTTTAATGCTTCTCTCTTTAATGATTTTTGCTTACCCATAGTTTGTGGTAACCCATTTGCTACATTTTCAATATCTTCGCTGATTTTATATTTCATTCCCAAATGCCCTTTACCCATATCTTTTACATTAAACTTTTGGTGAAATGTAGATTGTTGTGCTGCTTTTGGTGTAATATCTAAAATCCAATCATTACCATCTTTTGATAAATAGTATGCATTTTTATCACCAGTCAAAGTTCTTACGATTGCATCTTTTGATATACCTTCGGTTACCGCTTCTTTAATTTTTTTAGATGCTAATTTAGAGTCGTGTTTTGATTTATTAGATGTATATGAACCATCACCCCACCATGCTACAATTGCATCAGTATCAGTAGTTGAATGAAACCCAGAACCTGCATTAAATACATCTACAAATTGTAATCCTTTTTTAGATTTGATTAGGTCTTTGGCAAATTGAATTGCTTGTTTTTCATTACTAAACTTTTTGGCAGCTCTTATACCATCTGAATAATGAACTTCGTATGCTTCTTGAACTTGTGCAGTTCTTGAACCAATTGGTCCACCTAATGCTTTAAGAGTAATGATGCCCGATTTTTGTAAATGTCTCATATTAAAAATCTATAATTGTTCTTGCTATTTTATTTAATCTTTCTTTTATACGAAAGATACTTGTGTTTGTTCTTTTGTAGAAATCCTCGTTCTTTACTCCGTTTTCCATTTTAAGTTTGTTGTACCAACCTAAAAACTTTTCTACTTCTGCTAATTGATTTTTGATTTCTCTAACACCTAAATTGATTTTTTGTTCCGGCGAACGAGTTTCATCTCTTTTAAGTGCCAACCAACGATTTTCAGCCAATTCATATCCAGCTCCAGATGATTTAGCTTTACGCTCTTTATCGGCTTGTGTATTTCTACCAAACGCAAATGGAGTTTGATACCCATCTACCGAAGCAGTTGTAGTTTCTTCGTTAGTTGTTGTATTTCTCTCACGAAGTTTTTTACGAACAATTTCCTTTAATCTATCTCTACTAGATAATTCCATTTTGAGTTCCCTTTAATACTTTCTCTAGCTCATACCCCATAATAACAGATGTAATATGTGTATCTGTAATTTTAGATGCCGTTTTGATTTTATTCAACTGATTGATTGTTTCAGCTAACTTTATTTTGGTAACTTTATCTTTGATTTCTTTACCAGTTTTAGTTAGTTCTTTTGTTAAAGTAACAACTTCGTTTGTAATAAATGCTTTAAGATTATCCGAATTAGTAAATGAGTTGATATATTCTTTTAAAATACCCTTTTGCTTATCGTTTAAAGATTTGTATTTTTTATTAAAGTTTTCTACCAACATTTTATATGTTAGTAAACGGATTTCTTTATCTTCTTTTTTAAGAGCTTCGTTGATTTTATCTACCGATTTTGCATTTGCAACTGGTTTAGATGTAAGGTGTTCTACTATTGCGAATTTAGTATTCACAAAATCTTTTGGGTCATAAGAACTTTCAGTATTTAAATTAAATTCAAATATCTTATATACCGAAGCAAGAACTTTATAATTTGGAACTTGTGATTTTAAAAAATCATCTATTTGATAATTTTCTTTAATATCTTTGATAAGATTATACTTTTCTTTAAGTATTTTTTTCTCATCTAATTTTTTACGATTATCAATTACTGCATCAATAAATCTTTCAGCACGATTTTCATTGTTATATTTTTCATTTACAATGAATTGATATAATTTTAATTCGTTTGCTAATTCCGTTTTAGAGTTGAAATACTTTTTTAATAATCCCTCTGCAATACTTTTACGATTGGAAAGGATGTCAGAAGTTACTTGACGAACCAATAGTTCGAAAAGAAAACCTGTATTTCTAAACTTTGAGTGCTTTATCTGTTTCATTTATTACTTTATTCCAAATATAAATATATAATATCTATTTAATAATAATTTTATTCGATTATATTTTGCTCATCCATCATACTCTTTCCTTCCAATATCACTTTTGCTCCACCGGATTTTAGAGTTTTTTTGATTGATTTGATGAAACTCTCATTACTTCTACTTAATTTCTTCAATTCTTTATCACCCAAAGCATCTCTACCATAGATGTGGTCATCTTTACCCATACGATTTACATCACGAGGTCTACCTGCCGCTTTTGCTTCATTTGGATTTTGTCCCAATTTTGATTTTAAATCCTGTATTGTTTTTTCAACATCCAATGGTTCTCCGGTTGGAAACTCATCTTCCGGCTGCTCTTCTGGTTGTTCTTCACCACCCATTTCAGGTTGTCCACCCAACATACCACCTTGCTCTTGCTGCCCCTCTGGCTTTCCAGTTGTTTCTAAATTATTTAATGTAAATAGATTTTTAGCATCTTTAATTAAACCTTCTTTCATTTCCGAAACATCATCATCGCTGAAATTAAATATATTCTTATATACCCAATCCTTTGAGATAAGTTTTAAATCACCCATTGTTCTAGCCAAATCTACTTTAGATGACCACAATTCAATTTTAGATTGTTCATAGATTGTATATGGGATAGTCAATGATAGCTCAAAATCAGCTAATTGCTCATCCTCAATACCCTGCGAATATAAGTGAATAATTGCTATCTTTTCTAATTCAGATGTTACAATTCGTTGTACTCTTTCGATTGTTTTGGCAAATCTCATATCCATAGCTGCTAATGTAGCTTTTGAATTACCATCTTCCAAAAATCCTAAATGTTGTTTTGGTATTTTTAATGCCGCAAACATTTTATCTTTTAAGTAGTTTATATCTTCAATAGGAGCATATTCCAAACCATCCAAATTAGAGATTTCAGTTCCACTATCACTACCACGAACTGGCAGATAGAAGTCTTCCATCAAATTTTGGATGTTATATTTTAAGTTGTATTCACCAGTATCCGCATTGATAATTGGTGCTTTCTTTGATTTGTTGATAATACGCTGAATGTAGTTATCAATTTCGTTTGTAGGAATGTTACCCACATCAATTTTGTAAATACGCTTTTGTGGTGCTCTTGATATACGATGTATAATCATAGCATCTTCCATCAAAGTAATTTGCTTCCACAATCTTCTTGCACTTTCTAACATAGATTTACCATAAGGTAAAAAGTTAGTGTCTGTCAACATACGAAAGTGAGCAATCTCATAGTTTTCGTATTCTGTTTTTTGTCCAGCTACATAAAGTGATTTAGTTGCTAATGGGGTGTGTACAAATTTAACTGATTGCCAATTGTTCGGGTCATAACCCTCAACACGAGTAATCTCATAAACCGAAAGTGGTTGAATACCTACAACACCTAACTCTTCTGCAATCTCAATATGTAAAAAGTGGTCACCATATTTAACCAAACTTCTTACCCAAGGGAATAAATTAAATTCAACATTTATAATATCGTAGAATAAGTTTTCTAATATGGATTTTATTTGTTCGTTATTAGTTCTAACTTCTAATACTCTTCCGTATTCATTTTTGGATGTAGATTCTTCTGCATAAATATCCAATGCGGCACCAATGATTGGGTCAGCATCCATAGCATCATAATCTCTAAAAAGTTCTTGTCTGATTTGTTGGTAAGCAAGATAATTCTCATAGGTATTATTCATAGCCGATGAGTGTAATCTCATATATCTATCACGTAGATTGGTAGCAATTGCTTGCGTTTCATCGTAATCAATTACCTTTAACCTATCTCCCTGCTTTCTTACGATTACCGATGTAGAGAATAGTTTGTTTAACCTACCAAAAAATGATTTATCTGTTGCCATTTAGCGTTCTGTTTGTTTAATTATATAACCTTTATTATTTTTACTCTTACCACTTTCTACAAGACCAATATCTTGCTTTGTGTCTTGGACCAGGTTGGTCACAATTATGTCTTGCTCTAAAAGACCTTCTTGCATCTGGATTAGATTTTCTTATTCTCATTGTTTTTTCACCTTTAGATGCTGCCGATGTACCACCATGTCCAAAGTTTACTTTAACAACATTACCCGCTGGATTTTTAACATATACTTTGAATTTTTTAACATCGCCCCTCATTGGTTTACCCAATTTCACTTCTCTACCCCGATATTCAGCTTCAAATACACAATTGCAATTTGCTTCATCTAATGTATTTCTGTATGCTTTTAAGAACTGAATGAAATCTTCTATATCTTCTCTATCAACATCTAACTCATCGTAATCATCTTCCACCTCATTTACAGGTACACAATTTGGAACTTGCTTTCCACCTTTATCTTTCATTCCAACTTGCTTATATCCAGTCCAACAATCTTCACATAATGCATTAGATTCACCTTCGTTACAAGTCTTCCAACCCCCACCCTTTGCTTTGTAGTTTTTTGCAGCCCAACCATTAGCATATGCGGATGGATAAACATCAAATTTTGATTTAGCTGCTGCTTTTGATGCAGACCATTTTGCCGGGTCAGTTGGACAATTCTTTTCTAAAAAAAGATTTAATTTTTCGTAGATATTCATAGTTTCATTCTTTTTCTTTCCTTGGCAATGTGCTCTTTGAGAGAAACCTTTTGGATTGTTACAATCTATACTATTTTTGTATTTTTGGCTCCAATCTTCATTTTTTGGCTTTGTAGAAACATATATTGGTGTTTTTCCTTGCCCTTTACTATCCTTACCACCTCTATCTGCATCATTTTGTGCTGCTCTTTTTCTGCGAGTTGCACTTTCTTTTTCTTTTTTACTCATTCCGGCGGCTTTTGATGCTGGAACACATTTAGCGTATCCTTTATTTTCACCAGAAGTACCACATGGTGGATGTTTTCCATCAACTTTCTTGCCAATGTTCACCCACTTTTCTTTAAACCACTTGCGCAAGTCTTCTTTTACTATATTACGCAATTTAATATTACCATTCATATACAATATATAAATATAACAAAATTGAGTTTAACCTATCGTAGTAACCATCTTAAATCTTCAAATCCATCACCAACGCCGGTTTGCATCTTATATGGGTCATCTCCATATTGACCTGGTGTGTATAAACTATCATGCGATGTTTGTACAAATCCATCCAATGAACTTCTAGTTAGATTGATACCTTCCTGTCTTAAACGCAAGGCAGTATCTCTAATCCACAATCCCATTCCCAATGCCATCACCAAGTCATCGTTATAACCTCTTGCTGCTTCTGCTCTACCATTATTCCAAATAAATGTAAAGAACTCATCTATTGTTCTCTTACTATGGATAATAACACTCATATCTCGCATATAGTTATCTATCTTTGATATTACCAATGGACGAGTTTTAGATGATATACTAAATCCTGGCACCATTTGTTTTTCATCTCTGTAAAACTTATTAGTAAATTGAGTATCAATATCTACATATTTAATATCTCTATTAGACCAGAATAGATTTTTGTAGTTTCTATCTAAACATTGTTGGATTGTTGTCCAACCAATTGATGCGTTATCAATGATTAGTAAAGCATCGTTATATTCAGTTGCTAAATTGATTAGGAAATTACCAAAATCTTTTGGTTCAATCTTACCTTTGTATTCTGCAACTTGCTCACAACTTTCTGCCTCTATAACATGAGCAGTAGAGTAGTCTTCCCCATCACCCCTTGCAACGTCGGCAGTTACTATATAACTCTTTGTGTAATTTACATCTTCCCAAACCCATAAGTTATTATCAAACCCACGTCTATACATTGGTTCTTTAACATATGCTTCATTATATTTTGCTAATATTTCCGGTTGAACTACCGTTGCTCCGGAACTGATAAAGTCACAATCACATTCCTGCGCTGCTCCCTTTGGTCCCAATTGCTTTTCTTGCTCCTCTCTCCAACTTGCATCTCTTTCAGGGTGAACAGTCCAATGGAGTTTAATTGTATGGAATAAATTTTCTTTATTTTCTGCTTTTACCCAAGTTTTGTGAAACCAATTACCCATACCATTTGGTGTAGATAATGCGATACAGCTACCACCCGTTGATAGAGTAGATTGTGCCGATGTCCAAATTTCTTCAATATAATCAATAAATGCTGCCTCATCAAATACCAATAGGGATAGGGCTTCCGAACGTCCTGCGTCTGGTTTAGATGAAATTGCTTTGATTTGAGAACCATTCTTTAATCGTAGAGATAGTTTGTTATCTTCAACCTCTGCAACTCTTAACCATACAGGTAAGAATTGATTCATTACTCTTACCTTTAATACCAAGTTTTTTGCAACCTCTTGTTTAGTTGCAATAACCAACACGTTATAATCTTCGTTAAAAATCATACACCACAATGCATAACCTGCAACTAATGTAGATATACCCAATTGGCGGGATTTTAGAACAATATTAAAACGATTATCTTTGAAATCATTTAATACATCTTCCTGAAAGTTATATAAATCAAATGGTATTTTCCCACGAACTGGGTGTTGGATTTTACAATACTTGCGCATAAAATAGACAGGGTCTTTAGCGCATTTTTTATATTGCTCTCTTACTGCATCTTGCAGTGATTTTGTTTGATTGGCCATAATGCCTCCCTTATTATTTTAACTTTATTTTCCAATAAACACCACCACCAATGTATGGAATTATTTGGTTTCCACCATTAGTTGATTGTTGATTGGATATACCAATATTTAATTGATATATTTTATCTGTTTTAGTTTTAAGGAGTACACCACCACCAAATGAATTGCCGAAGTTTACTTTATCTAAAGCGCCATTCACACCAACATATACTTGATTTTTAGGTAGTTCTTTTACTATCTTTGTATCAGTAATTGTTCTTTCTTTAATTTGTGCGTTCCACTTTCTTCCAATGATTTTGTTTTTAGAAATTGTATCGGTTAGTTCAATAGTTCCCAATCCATTATCTAAAACTAATTTATCTTTATATAAAACCTTTGAATGATAATCTTTTAGTATTCTTTCCGTATCTGCCTTTATATAAACAGGTACTTTAGTTTCACGTTCTTTTTCAACAATTGTTTCGTGGTATATATCCTTACCTTTTACATATTGTACTTTTGTATGCTCTACAATTACAGTATCAATTTTGTGTTTTAACAACTCATAGTTTTTACCATCTACATTTACGGTCTCACCTACTTTACCATCGCCGTTGGTACACTTATACCATACGATTCCGCAAGTTGCAAAAATCACAATCCATTTGATATTATTCTGTAAAAATGTTAGCATAATCTTCTTTTATTATTTCCCAACTATCATCTTTTATTTTTTGATAGCCAAGTATGTTTTCTTCTGCTTCGGCTATATCTTTTCTGATGTTAGATTTTAATTCCTCAACATCACCATCATATACCCATTTTTCAATCTTACCTTCGGCAGTTACAAATTCGTGTTCTTTATCTGCTTCTACCAATGCATCTTTGAATTTTTTAATCAAATCCGTTAGGAACTCAATTTCATACCCGGCAATCTTCCACTTTTCATATTCGTTCCAATTTCCGTTTACTCTAAACTTTTGTTCCTTTTCAGCTAAACAATCAATACAATACCCAGTCTTACGAATAAATTGTAAGTGTTTTTCGGTTTTTTTAATTGTTTTACACCCTTTGTTTTTACAAGTTGATAAAGATTGAATATATTGCCTTACATCATCAAATTTAGATTTAACAATTTTAAATCCTTTTTGTTGTACCCAAGTTACACCATCACTATCTGTCCATTCATCCCCAACTTGTCTATCTTGCTTTTCAGCCCGCCAACCATGTGTATTTGTACCACCATTATCATTACCAAAAGCTACATCCAAAATCTTTTTTCTGGATGGGTGCATATACTTTTTACTCATATAACTTATTGTTTTGTTTTGTATATATAAATATATACTTTTTTAATTTTAGTAAAATATACCCAGCAACTGATTCAATGATGCAAATGCTCCAGTCATCTTAAATACATTACCTTTGTATGTAAATATAATTCCTTCATTTGGAACTATCTTATCAAATCCACCAATTGAATTTAATCTTTCTAATTCCAATTTCATTTTTTCAATTTGAGCAGGAGTGCCTTCTGCTTTTATTTTATCTATCGTTGCATCTAATCTTTTACGGATTGCTTGTAGAGCTTCGTTTGGAGATGCGGTCAATACTGATTGCATAAATTGTAAAACTTCTGCACCCACACCTAAAAAGATTTCTTCAAATTTCATTAGGTTTTCTTTTGCAATTTTATCTTTACTTTGCTTCTCAATACCATCAGCCCATACTCTTGCCTTCTCATCACCTATCAAATTGATACGGAATGATTTATCACCAAATGCCCATCTTTTCGTTAAACCTTCAATTTCCAATGGTGTTAAACCTTTAGAACCTTTTTGTATAAAACTTTTCCACCAAGCCTGATGATAATCAGCTACACCAGCGTTATCTGGTAAACTAAACTCACCTTGTAATTTGGAAATCTTTGCAAGGTACTTACCTTTTTGTGAACTTAAATTTTCACTCTTTGGTAATTTTACAATAGGAGGTCCTTGTATTACATATTTAGATTGAACGTGAGCGTTTACTTGCTTAATCATTCCTGCTAATATACTTTCAGCTCCTTTAATTTGTCCTACTGCATTTCCAGCTTCATTGTATTCAACACAATTGTGGAATACCAATAGAGCCTGTCCATATGGAATAACATTTACGGATGTTGGATAGATAACCTCTAAATTCATAAATGCTTTACCATTCATAAATATCTTATCCTTTTGCGCTTGAGATAATCCTCTAATAGCACTTTCCAAATCTTTCATAGCAAAGTTGTAAGCATCACTTAATGCTCCTCTACCAGCGAATTTTGCAGCCATACCAGATGCGTCCAAAGCACCTGCTCCCGCATTTGCTAAATGCCCTTTGTTTCTTGCTGCAATCAATCTACCATTCTTCCAACTTATTGCCAATGCTTGTCCATCGGTTTTTTCTCTAACAACACCCAATGAACCATCTAATGCTTTAGTAACTATATTTTTTAAATCTTTAAATGTAAGATTTATATCAGTATCAAATGGATGATGCATATGTCCATAAGCACCACCTTCGGTTAGTAAATCTTCGTTTACTTTTTTATATGGCTCGTATCCTCTTTTTTCTTTATCTTTTGTATCAGTTTGATGACCTGGTTGTTTTTTTCGTGTGTCATCAAAATCAATCGTGTCTAATTCGGGCTCATATCCGTAATCTGGCGCATATGTTGATGTTTTGTGATGGTGATTAAAGTTATGGTCAGCCGTTCCAACTGGTTCATGGTTTTTTGTATTTATAGCTTCAAACGCACTTTTCTTTACTTTGTACCAACCACCTCCTGGTGCTCTAAATATTCTCGCCGGTATTCTAAATGTAGAACCAATTGGTAATTTACTGAAATACTTACTATCTATGTGTACTACCTTTGTAATAAACTCTTTTGTTTTATTATCAGCACCAACCAATTCAACTTCAATTTTTACCGGTTGTCCACCAATTTTGATTGTACCACCAAATATACCCTTTGTTATTTCGTTTAATTTACCTTCTACTTGATATACAGGTGTTGATGATTTGAAATCATCTTTTCTCATTATAGTTTTAGCAATCAATTTATTTGCTTTAACCATAAATGGGATGTTGATACCCGTTCTCTTATCTTTTACTACAAACTCGTTGTATTGTTTGATAAACTCTAAAAACTTTTTCTTATTTTTTGCTAATCTCTTAAAGAAACCAGTTAACTCTGCTGGTGATATTTCTTTGCCATTACGAGGGTCATTTAATCTTTGAAAAAAATGGTCAGTTTCTTTTCCCAAATCAACATCTTCAGGAGATAATTGAGAGTCTGCGTATTTCTCAACCTTATCCATATCAACCTTTGCCATTTCTTTTAGCTCATTTGGAGCTTCCCAATCTTTTTCACTAATTTTACCTTCTTCTTTGTCTTTATTATATGAATCTACTGTTTTTGCCCAAACCATAGCTGGTATTGCTCCGTTCATCATATTATCGGCAAGTTGTAATGTAAACCATTCTATATAAGTTTCATCCGTAATATTTTCTGTACCTGCGTTTATTGCTGCTTTTATAGCTCCACCAAGTATGACCTCACTTGCCATATGTTCTGCTAAATGTACACTTAAATTACCCATCAAACCACCAACACCATGTCCTATTACTGCACCAACGCCACCCGTTACAACCATACTAGCAACCGTCAATCCAACCGTTTTACCAATTGCTATCATAGCTTTCTTTTGATTTTCATCTGGCTTTTGACCTGAAAATACTGCCTTAAATCCAGCACCAGCTACATCTAACTCATGTCCCAAATGTTTAGCTTCTCTAACTACACCCTTTACAATACCCTTTGCCTTATCACCAATCCATTTTCCAAAACTACGTCTTTCTTTTGATTGTGCTTTGTGTGCTCCTCTAAAAAATTCTTTTTCTTTAGTACTCCACTTTGATATTTTTTGATTTATATAGTTTCGTAATACTTCTGGTTTATTTACCAATGTTGAAGCAACTTTCCCAACACTAGCTTTTGCTTGTGTATTTAATCCAGTATCTTTTGGTTTTTGTGCTTTTTGCTTAACTTTTTGTAATTTTTCTTTATCAGAACCACCAGCCTTTGCAACCAACATCATTGCTGCTTTGTATGCTGGATGGTCTCTCTTATAGTTTAATGCTGAACTTACTTTAATATCTTCACCCGTCTTTGGGTTCTTTACCAATTGGTTTAGGATTTGTGGTGAATAACCACTACCTTTTACCGATGCTTCTTTTACGATACCCTCGCCATAACCAGTATATAATCCTAAATTAACTTGATTTACTTTATCACTTTTTGGAGATTGTTGTCCTTTCTCTATGTTACCAGGTACTTGTCTTTTATCCATTAAAGCATGGACGTGAAGAACTCTCATTGCTTCTTGTCTTGCAAACTCCGTTCTATCTAATTGTAGAGCATCTTTAATACGATATTTCTTACCAGTTGCTGGGTCTGCGATTTCCATATTCATTATGTTATCCCAATCTACCGAATCTGGTTCGTAGTTTATATCTCCCTCAATTGTTACCAACTTATCGTAGTATTTAGGGTCTTCAAATATATGGTCTTTTGCAATCTCTGATGCTATTCGTATATCTGTGGTGTGTTCCATTTCTACATTCACACCTTTCTTAAACTCTTTCTTTATAGTATCCAAATCCACTTTATGTTTATCAGCTATTTGTGCCAATGTCATTCCTTTAGATAATCCACCTGGTATAAACTCTTTGGTTTCGTTTAATCCTTTATTCAACATTTGGAATACATCTTTATTGTATTTACCAAAAAACTTTTGGAATTGCTTTTCTTTTTCATCTGCTGATAAATTACTACGGAACATATTTCTCACATCGGTTGCACCAAATGAATTTGATGGAGTTTTAGAATATACATAACCCTTCGTTGAATAACCTTCCATATCCTTACCATTAGTGTATGGTTTAAAATATTGTCCACCCAATCTCATAGCATCTTTTTCTCCCAATGCTACAACTAATGCAGTATTGGTTGAGTCAAAATCACGTAGGATTTCTACGGGTTGGTATGGTGATTTTACTTGAATGAACTTTGATGGTGGGATACCAAACACTTTAACTGCAATATCACGTTTCTGATTAAAAGAAAGTGGTGATTTACCAGAGTCTTGTACATTTGATGTTGCGATATAAACATTCTTCGCTCCAAATACGGAACATAGATGTTTGTATGTCTTATAGTGTCCTGCGTGGAATGGTTGAAATCTTCCACCATAAACTACTACCGTTTGCTTTACAGCTTCGGTTAGTAAAAAAGTTTCCACTAAATAGTTTGATAATTCATTCATATACTATAAATATATATTTTATAGAGAACCACTAATTTTTGCCTCTAATTCTTCTACTCTTTTATTTAAATCTTGTACAACCTTTATCATAGATGAAAATATGGATTGATAATATACACCATCTACACTTCCAGAATTATCATAAATTACCCAATCTTTATAATTCAAATCATCAACTTCTTCTGCTATAAGTCCTGCGTGTAATACATCCGAAACCTCTGTATCTTTATCTTTGAAAGATACGATGTTCAAATTTAAAATTCTTTTTGCGGATGTTAGTGATAAAGAATTTATTTCTTTTTTATATTTTCTAGATGATGAAACCTTTTTTACATTACCACTCCCATCAACGCCCAAAGTAGTTAAACCGGATGCCGAATATAAAAAATCAAATTGTAAAGAATTATCATGTCCACCTTGATTTTGAACATTTTGATATAATCTCAATCTTTGTGTAAACATTGAGTAATCTTGAACTTCGGAATTAAAATTATAACTTACATAACTAATACCACCACTACTTAATCTAAAATTACCAAATGTTACACCACCACTACTAATGGTTACATCTCCAAATGTTCCACTTGCACCGGATATTGAACCGGCAAATGTTCCAGTTGCTCCGGTTATGTTTGCGCCACTTAAATTTCCACTAAAAGTACCACTAGCTCCGGTTATATCACCCTTAAAAGATGCATTTCCAGATGTATCTATATAAAATTTTTGAGAAGAAATGTAACCACTAGAACCCAATCTTATACCTTGAGAAGTATATGAGCCATTACCACCTCCAGATGGTGAACCACCTTGAATTTCACTTGAATTGATTACCCAACCACCAACACTACCTGCTGTTTTTGCATCACCATTGGCTTGATACCCAGCGTTATTAGTTAAACTTGTAATATTGTTGCCACTTACAATTATACTACCAGCACTAATAACCCCACTAACATCTATTCTATTTGCAGAAACAGTACCAGTAGTAATAGCATTTCCGCTAATGGATGTAACATATCCATTTACATCTCCACCACCAATTTTAGAATTTATTGTGTCATATGTAGTACCACTTGTAATTGTAACATTACCACTTATAGTTGCAGATGCCGCGTATAATGAACCATCAAGATATACTCTAAATGGTGCTGAATTAAATGATGCATTACCTAAATAAATACCGTTACTATCTGCTTTAAAAATACTATTACCACTACCAATTGAAATCGTACCACCACTCAAAGCACCAGTAAATGTACCGCTTGCCGCACTTAAAGCTCCACTAAATGTTCCACCAGCTGCTGATAAGTTACCACTAAAAGTACCACTACCATTTATGGATAAATTAGTACCATCAAAAGTAAGTTTATCCGTTAATGAAAATTTACCATCACTATCTAAATAAACTTTAGTGTTACTATTATTGTATGTACCAGTACCAATGTATATTCTACGAGTAGATGTAGTTGCATCTAATACAATTGAGTTGGGTGGCGCACCAACAGTAAACTTACCACTTATATATCCGGCTTGTCCACCAATTACAGGTGAAAATACAGTTGTATTATCTATAAATGTACCACTAAATCCACCATTAGCTAATGTTTGTAAATTAAAAAAGGATTGTGAATAAGTAGTTGCAACACTTCTACTTACACTTTGAGATAATTGTGATACGGAACTTGATATACTACTTGTTAAACTACCACTTAAACTATTACTACCACTAAATATATCTTCAAAATACGAACTTGAAAAATTTGTTATACTACCACTAACAGCAGATACGCTACTTGCTATCGTTGTTAAATTATCATTACCACCCGTAAATGTTTGAGATGCCGTTACTGCTACTGGAATGTAATTATTATTTACATCAAAAAACTCAAATTTAAAGTTAAAAGTTTCGTTTGATATATTTGTTGGCATTGATACAATGAACGATACCTCATTTGGTGAAAATACAGTTTCTGATGATGCTCTTAAACTAATATCTTTTAAAAACCAATTACCTTGCGTTTGCTTAAAATATAATGAAGCAGTTGATTCTGAATTTGGTAAAGAAAATTGAGATACATAATTTGTTAAATTACGAGTTGGAAATAATCCATTGATTGTATCAATTTTTCTATTACCATTTTGAGAACCACTAATGTATATTTCCAAATTACTTTGAGATGAACCTGTGTAAAATCCATCAAATGCCAATTCATATACAGTTATATCACTCAAATCCAATTTGGGTATGTATGTAAAATTACCATTACCATTAAGTTTAACCGAAGTTGAACCTGAAAATTGGTTTGTATCCAATGTTGCCGTTAAAGAACCACTATTCCAAAATTTAGAAAGAACTTCCGAATTAAAAAATCCAGTATCAGTTACTACACTTCCAGTTGCCTCAAAAGATTGTAATAATTCCTTTGCTTCAATTTGTATATCTTGTATTAACTCAAAATCACTAACAGTACCTTCCGATGTACGATATACCTTTACTCTCTTTACATCACCAGCAAATGTTTCTAAACGAGATAATTTAATGTTAGCGTATGATGCAGTAATTGCAGAAGCAGATACCGATGAACCAGATACATTGTAAATTGGTTTTAATAATTCGGTAATAGTTGCTTTTGGTCTATAAAAGAAACGAACACGTGTTGTGTTTGCAAGATTTGGATTTATATTAGCTTGTCCAATGTAACGAACATTGTATTTACCTTTCCATATTTCAGGTACTTCCGTTTTACTACCATTATTATCGTAAAACTTTAACTCACCTAAAATTGTAATAGTACAAGGACCAAATGCAGTTGAATCTTTAGCTTGAGCTACACTATCATTTGGATAAACATAAACAGCTACTACTTTTGATATACCCTCATAGTATTCAGGAGAACCATCGGATGTTTCTGTATAAACTACTCTACCATTTGCATCTCTAATCTGAACAATTACTTCGGTATTTGGTTCTAAATATTCCGTACCTGCAATTAAGAAAGCATTTTTACCACCTGTAAATGTGTCAGGTAGTTCTGTTAGATTAAAATATTGTGATGTTACACGTCTATCTTCAAGGAATACTGATGTGTATTCTAACCTCTCGTCAGGCGCAACTTTAACTTCTACTGCCATAAATGTAGGATATTCTTTTATATAAATATCCTACTTATGGTTTTTTGTTATTTGTGTGAGATTTTTGAATATCCGTTTTCCTTTTTGATTTCAACCAACGAATCTACTACATCACGAATTTGGTCCAAATGAGAAATGATAGTTACAAAATCAAATTGTGTTTTAAGATACTGAAACAATAAGAATGTAGATTGTAAGTTTTCACCATCCAATGTTCCAAATCCTTCATCCAATACCAAAAAATTAGGACGAGGTAAATTACATACATTGATTAGTGCAACTCTAATTGCCAATCCACTAATGAACTTCTCCATACCACTACACATCTCCAATCCCCACTCTTGGTCTTCATATACTATGTTGGCATTTACATTCTTACCATCCATCGTAAGAGTGATACCAAAGTCTACAATTTGAGATAGAATATTGTTTACTTCACCTTCAATTACAGGTAAGGATTTTGCAATCAAATCATAAGATACACCATCTCTTTTAACCGCATCTAAATAGTACTCATATGTAGAATATCTTTCCTCTAATTCTTTGGCTTCCTCAATCTTTTCGTTAATACTAGCAATCTTTTCTTGTAATCTTGATATTGAACCAGTTAATGACAACATTTCTTTTTGTATGGAGGAAATATTTGTATCAACATTTTCAATATTACTTTTAGCAATATTGATGTCTTTTTGAAGAACTTTATTGTTTTGGATTGTTGCTTCGTTTTCATGATACTTCTGGATTAAAGTTTGGATATTTTGTAACTCCAATTCAGCTGCTTGCTTTTTACTTTCGTATGATTTAATATCAACTACTAACTTTTCAGCACTCAACTTACCCTTATCAAACTTTTGTTTAAATGATTTGTACTCATTATAATTATCAACTACACCATTTAATTTTTCTAATTTGTATAGAGTTTTAGAATAATTTTTTTCCAACTCTTCCAATACAATCTTTTGAGAATCAACTTCTTCTTGTGTTTTTTGCGCATCCTTTACGAATACATTGTTCATACAAAAATTACAATTAGGGTCATACTCATGCTCCGCCAAATGTACCAACTTTTCTTCATTCTTTTCCAATGAAATCTTACACTTTTCAATTGAGTGTAAAGAAGATGTTTGTAAGTTAGATAATCGTAGATATTCAGTATGTGCAGTTTCAATATCCAATTCCCCAAATGTTGCTAACTCATTTACACTTTGTGAGATTTGAATTAACGCATCTTTGAATTGCTCTAATTGGTCTAACTTTTTAGCTTCATCATCTTTTAGTTGTTGGATTTTATCTTCCTGCTCTTTTTTCTTTTTTTCCAACCCATCAATATCAGCAATACCAGCATCCACTGGAACTAATTGTTGTGTAAGTTCCAATAGTGTATTGTTGTAGTTTGAACGATTATCTATTAGTTCCTTATGCTTTCCTTCTTCAACGGAATAACTATCGCTTAAAGCAACTACTTTTAACTCATCATTGGCCAATTCGGTAGTGAAATCATTTGATTTAAATTTCTTTAATAAGACCTGAACCTCCTTAATATCTTCCAAAGCATATGCGTACAATTTATCAAATACATTGATACCCATAAATTGTGCTAACAAATCCTTTCGTTCCGATTGGGATTTATCAATAAACAAAGCATTATTACCTTGTAACGATAATGCGGTTAATACAAAATCTTCATAAGTTCCCAAATATTGAGAGATGTTTTTATTTGTATCTCTACGCTCTGTACCATTTAATAAGATTTGCTGTCCATCAACTTCTTTCCAGAACTGAACATCTACCTTTACATTTGTTCCTTTTGAGTTTTGCTGTGCAGTTCTTTCAATGTAAAAATCTTCATCGTTTATTTGGAAATGTAATTTACACTTAAAGTTTGTTTTACGATTGTTTAATATCGCTGATGCTCTAAATGCTCTACTACATTTATCAAATGCACAAAATGATACTGCATCAAAGATTGATGATTTACCACTTGCGTTTGGAGCAAATAATCCAATGATACCATTTAACTTTGTGAAATCAATAACATTATCTTCTCCGTATGAGAACATATTTGAAAACTCAAATTTAATAGGTTTCCATATAATGTTTTTAGCCAAATCTTCATCTGTCAGTTTTTTGTTTAATTCCGTATTTAATGATTTTACATTTGCAAGAGATTGCGCATCAATTGAAAAAGAACGAACTAAATAATCTTCAATCAATCCATTTTGGTAATCTACATCGTTAATATCGCCAATGTTAATTTTACCATCTCTAACGCCGTTACGGAGTTTAGATAAACTATCTGTTTTAGTAATCGTAAATTCATCAACATTATATCTTTTTTTAATTTCAGTAGTAACTCTCTTCATATCACCAACATCCGTATTGGATACATAGACACGAAGACGTGGTTTTTTTGGCATATCCGTAACGGATGGAACTATACCATTATCAACATGCAATGTATAGTAACCATATTCGTTTGGAATATCAACATAGGTAGGAGTCAAAGTATCAACATCCCAAATAGCATATCCGTGATTTTCTAATGCCTCACCATGCGATTGCTGAATAAGTGAACCCGGATAAACTACGATTGGGTTTTTATCTTTAACAGTTTGTCTTTTATGAATATCACCTAATAGTGCAGCATCATATCCATCAAAAATATCAGTTGTAAAATTACGGGAACTTACCACATAACCAATATCGGTTTGTGATTTATCAATAGGCCCGTGAAAAAGTGCTATCTTAACATCACCCTGAATATCGGCTCCTTTTGGCCAATTCTCCTTCTTATCAAAGATGCTGAATACACCAAATGTAATATTGTGAACCTTAACTACATCGGTATCTCTTAAATAATATAAGTTAGGTAAATTAAGTCCATCAACAATAGGAGTCAATGCATCTAATCTGTGGATATTATTTAGATTACAATCGTGGTTACCCGCAATTAAAAATGTAGGACACAACTCCGAGCATTCTCTTAAAAAATCTGAAATCTCCTTTACCAACTCTGGCGATAATTCCAATTTAGCATGTGCAATATCTCCAGCTAAATAAATAATAGCGTCATCAGTACCACGTTGCTTAATATCTGAATATAATTTACTAAATACTTCTCTGTATTCATTGTGTCTCTTCAAATTGCGAATGTGGACATCTGCAATATGATAAATGGTCTTAATTTTCTTAAAACCTAAATCTATATTTCTCATTTAATAAAAGATAGTTTCTGTTTGATTAAACTTTCAAAACTCAAAGTTACGGAATTTTTCTGATATATCAAAATATCTTTGAACTTTAATTCTCCAGCATCCTTTTCCTGAAAATCTATTAACTTTATTGTTGGTATTATTGTATTATATTTTTCGTAAATCTTTAACGAATCTTGTTTAGCATCGTTATCCAGTGCAATTACTATTTCTTTAACTTCACCATCAGCTACTCTTTTTCTAATTTCAGTATCCAACTTTCTTGGTACAAATTTACCAAACAAAGGAATAGCATTTCTCTTTAAAGCAATTGCATCAAAAGCACCTTCGCATAATGTAATTGGTTCAGTCCAATCTATTTGATTTTCAAAAGCAATTATATTTTTACTTACAGGTGGATTCTTATATTTGTATTTACTTTGTGGGTCAATATGTCTTGCAATAAAATAGTTCAACATACCATCTTTATCATATGATGGAATAATTACTCTATCCTTATACATACCCTCCGATGTAAACCCAATGTTATATTTAATTATTTCTTTCTTACTTAAACCTCTATTTTTTAGATATTGGATAGCATGTCCCTCAATTGGATTGGTAACATTTGGTTTTAGTTCTAATGCTGATTTGAATCCTGGAGGTAGCGATAAGTACACATGGTTTTCAGCATCTTCTTCCTCATACTTTTCCCACATATCTAAAAACTGCTCATTAAGAGTTTTGTTAGAACTCATAGCAGTTTTTAATTTAGTATTAGATTCGCCAAAGATAATTTGTAAATCATCGGTGTTCATACCAATTCGCTTTGCCAAATATGTTATACTACCACCTGAATTACATACCCAACAATGGAACTTATTGGTTCGTGTATTGACTTGTAGCTTTGGTTTGTGGTGATGACAAAATGGACAATGAAAAGCATGCTCATCTTTTTTGAGAGTGAGTGAACTTCCTAAATACTTTTGAAAAAGACTTATTACTTGCATACATCAAATATACAAAAAATAATTCACATTTCCAAATTATTTATTACTCATTTATCCACTCTTCTGGAATTGTTTTATCTGCGAACTTAAAGCCATTCTTATTACACCAATCGGCATATGTAGTTTTAGATGCTTTACTGATTTTGTTTTTGGATGATGTAAATACAAAACGAATATCCAAATTAGGATGTTGTTGTTTAATTAGTAGATGTTTTTTTCTATCGGACAAAACAAATCTACCTTTGGTTTCTACTATGATACCATTTGGTAATTTGAAATCAGGAAGATATTTGTGATTTGTAGCAGGAACAATATAATTTACTACATTATCCTTACTTTCGTATTCAAACTTGATTTTTTTAGAAGTGAGTTGATTAGATACTACCTCTTCCAACCCACTTCTAAATCCGTTTGCTATTGCTGTACTTTTATAACTTCTTTTTTTAGCCAAAATTTTATTTTGTTTTAGGGTCTATTGTTTTTAAGTATGATTTTTCACTATTAAATGGTGAAATACCACTTTCATTAAACCATTTAAATCCTGTATTTGTTGATAATTTATCAAATGGTTTATTTGTTTTTTCCGTTTTCATATTTACCATTTTGAAATCGGTTTCTCTCCAACCTTTAGCTGGTATATTTGTTCTAAATCCATCAACAGATTCTATACCTTCATATGGTTGTTTTAAAAAATCTACACCCAGTGCCTTATCTACACCCTTTGAATCTCTATTTTCTCCTGCAAATTTATCATTACCATTGTAAGTATCTAATATACTACCTTTCCAAATTGCCTTTGCCATTTTTAATTTTCTCCTTTTATATAATATAAATATATAGTATTATTTTTTAAGTATCTATTCTAACAATAAAGTTTACTGGGAAATCTGGTAGTGATTTTATTGGCTTACCCAATTTAGCCACCGCAACCATTGTCATTGAATCATCGTATAGACCAATTGTGGTTATGTATGGTGCAAGATACGAACCAGTCGGGTCTATTGAAGAAGATACTTCGTAATCGCCAAATCCACCCTTTGTTACACCATTATGTAGAGATGTTATATTGTAATCTATTACATTACCATCTGATAGTGTACTTTTCTTTCTAATGTATTTTACACCATCTACATGGTAATAATATGGATATGTCTTTGTATCATGTGAATCTTTACTAAAATCCCACAATGATGAAGATGCAATATACCCACCAACCTCAACTATTGCAGTTGGATTTGTAGATACATTAAATTCATCTTCTCCAACTATAATATAATATTCATTTTCATATATTGTATTTGTACCCTTATATTCTATTTTAAAATTTGTAATTTCGGTATCAAAGTTTGTACTTTTTGTTAATGTAATAATACCATGTTCATAGCTAACATTACCAACTACATTTTTTGCATATTTAAATTGTGTTATATTAGATTCGGTTTCAACTTGACCTATATTGTATGCTTCTGAATCACTACCATCACCTTCGCCAGATGATAATTTAAATACTATAAACCCACTATCACCTAAATCGGTTTGAACTACCAATATTTGAGTTTCAGCATCAAACGATACAATAGTTAAATCTATTATATTACCCACACCATCTCTAATTTGAAAAACGGATGTTTGTAGATTTAACGCTAATACATCAAATATTTCTTTATTACTTAAAAGATTACCATACCCATCATCTATGATTAACTTTGGTGCTTCCGTTTCTAAACTATCAATATCGGTTAATGTTATTGATTTCGGTTTTATTTCTTCACCATAATGATTTTGTGGTATAGTAAATACAACGCACTTATTACCCAATACACGCTTACCATATGTGGCTGTATCGGTTACATAATCGGGTATTTCTCTACTATATGTTCTTAATGGATTGTATATTTCATCATAATACATTCTGTGGACTTGGTGCCATAATGAATGTAAAAATAATTCATTAGAAGTTAAAGTATGCTCTGGTGCATATTTGTTTTCTGCTAAATATCTATAATAACCACTACCACTATCTGCATTTGTTGCAGTATATGATTTGTAGACCTTAAATGGTCTTATACTAATATCACTTTTAGGTATTTTCTTCATCTATAATAAATATAATAAAAAGAAAAACCCATCTTTTTGGGATGGGTTTTCAATTTGAGTTATTGTTTATTAGAAATCCAATTTAACTTTTAATACCAATTCTTTTGAGAATGATTTTTCAATTGGTTTAGAAGTTTTTGCTACTGCTAATAATTCGTTTGCATCGTTATATAGACCTATTGTTGTAATATATGCCTTTGGGTCTGTTTTAAATGTATCTTGATAGAATGTTCCTTGTGAACCGCTTGTGTAAGTTGGGTTATTTGAGTAGTTAAATTCTCTATTGAATACTCTTACAAAGTAATGTGATGTAGAAACATTTTCAGTTCTTCTTGCTTCAAAATCCGCACCACCTTTGATTGCGTTAAACAATCTTCTATGATTAAATTCATAAGAAACATAAGAACCAGATGGAGTCAATTCAGCTCCAACTACTGTTGCTAATGCAGTAGGGTTCAATAATATAATACCTTGTTCTGGGTAAAACTTACCATAACCATATCCACCAGTTGCCGTACTTCTACTTACAATAGTTGCTGCGTTGTTAGTTCCCAAATTCAATGAACCAGAAACCATATTAAATTCTCTTACACCATAGTTTGTTTGATAATCAAATTTCTGTCCACTATCATCAATCAAAGTAATTGTACCTGCTGAACCCGATAATGTCAATGAGATATTTCCAGCATCCATTCTTTCTCTGTATCTTGCACGAGAAACATTTACGATATAAACATCATCACTTTCATAACCATCTGCTGTACTACCTGTATAAAAAGTAAATTTAGGTTTTGCTGCATCTAACAATAAAGAACGATATTGTACATATGTTGCTTTTGTTGGTAGAGTAGATATATCATTTGCTGCTAAATTAGGAGCCCCAGCACCACTAATGTGCCCATAAGATACAGCAAACTCAACTTCTGCACTTGCGGTTGTTTCTGATGCGTAAATATTGTAGTAGTATTCATCGGTTGCTGAACCACTTTGACCCGCAACTGCTGATGTAGAACCGGTAAAGAATGTAGTTAAACTACCATCTCCACTACTCCACAAACCAGTTGTTACGATTTCATTCTTTGCAGTTACAATATCAGTTGTATTGAATTGCTTGTAGATTGAGTTTGTAACAACACCAGTTTCAGTTACTAATTGTTCACCAGTTGTTAAATATCTGTTAATGATTCCAGCCAATTGGGTTGTATCTAATGCGCCATTAGCTGCTTGCTTTTGCCCATTTAGATACTGTGCTAAATCGTTAATAAGTTGGGTACCTGTATTTTGTCCTAAAGTTGCCATATTTTTTTGTTATCCAATTTTATTATTCAGGTGTTACATAGGTTACTGTAACTGGAATTGTTACCGAACCACCTGTCTCATTTCCAAATATTGTTATTGTTGTTGAGATTGTAGATGTCAATGAGCTATTTGGTATGAAAGAAAAAGTTAAACCTTTAGCAACTTCAGCGGTTGTTGTTATATTAGAACCCAAGAAAGTTGTTGTAGTTGTATTTGCACTTGTCAAACCTTCACCAATAATAGAACCTGCGTTTTTGTTTGCCAAAATTGCCGTATAACCAGCGTTTTTGTTTCCAGCAGGAGATGTAGTTGGTGTGATTGGGAATTGTCCCGATGTTGTTTTAGCAGCTACCGTAGTAACATTCAATGAAACTTGTGGGATTTTTGTAGTATTCTTTGGTAATGTAACCAATTTATACTTCAATACTTGAGTTTCATCTGGAGATGCTTCTAAAATTGGAGTAGCTTTGATTGATGCATCATAATAAGCAGAACCCTTTGGGTGAGCCGCATCATATAATGCGTAATCAATTTCATCATCACCCAAAGCAAATTGTGTAATGTTTAATGATTGTCCCGATGCTAATTTTTCTCTTCCTTTTTTTGTAAGAATAGCATCAACAGTAATTGTAGTATTATCTAAATATCCCATATTTGTATTTTATATCATTAATAAATATATAATATATAATTTTTTAATTTTTTTTCAACTTTATTAATCAACAACCAATATCGGTTCATTGTTAGGTCTTCCATTTTCATTAACACGTAGGATAGTAGGATTAGATACGAACTCCTCAACTGCCTCTCTACCATCAATAGTAGTTGCGGTTGTTTGTTTAGAACCTTTGAAGAATGTGTTTTCCAAACCTATACTTCTATCTTTATTATATATATAGTGAGATTTTAAATATCCACTCGCGGTTGTGATAGAAACTATATTTAAATCACTAGCCAATGAGGAAGTTTGTGAACTCTCTTGCAATATTAGTTCTTGCTTATAAACATCGGTTAGTATATCTTCATAGATTGAACCCGAAATTCCACTCACATTCATAGGTATTATCAAATCACTTCTGCGAGTAACAATAAATCCTCTGACTTTTTTTGATTTATATGTTCCATCATAATCTTCGTAATTCAATCTAGCCCACCCATTATCAAAATAAGTATTGTAGCCAACATCACTATATAATTCACCAACATTTACAACTGTGCTACCGAATAAGTCAAATTCGGCCGTTAAACTAGCAGAAATTATTCTGGTATCAATTGATGCGGTTTGATTGGTTTCTAAAAAATTATCAGTAGATACTAATTCGTTTACATCAAAATCTACAATTGTACCTTCATAACTATTATTTTCAACTAACAATTCGTTTGATGTTTCTAAATTAACAGATGCAGTATAGTTGTTAAACTCACCAACCAATATAGTAGATGATGTCAAGTTTAACTGTGTATCATATATACTAACATCACCCCCTATCAAAGTAGTATCCATTGTATTTACAGATACATCACTTAAAGTAACATCTTCTGCGATTGGTTTATGTACTTTATGCTTACTTCTTTCTAATAAGTGAGGTGCTATTAATAAACCAGTTGTTGCTTTAACCCTTGCAGGTAACATTTCTTTAAGGTTTGCAAATAACGATTTATCGTAAAGACGAATTAAGTTTATAAATTGATAAATATCTCTTTCACCAATTCTTTCAAAATAGTAGTTTCTTAAATTTGTTAAATCTTTATAAGTATCTTGATACTGGTCATCGTATGCACCAATATACTCATCTATACCAACTCCACCAAACGATTTTGCTATATCTAAATCTAAATCTTTATTTGGAGAAAAGAATAATCCTAATCTATTACTATCACGTTTTGAGGTTTCGTAAGCCTTTTTAGTTGAACGAGATTTGTAAGATAAATCGCTTATTAAAGTTTGGTCTTCAAATCTTACCTTATTAGAACTATAACGAGATGCACCTGAATTTGGAACTTGTAAACTAACTGTCCTATCTATAATTTCATATTGATACGGATATGATGTTGTATTTATAAATCCGCTTGCACTCACATATGTTTGATATGTATTATTTGGAGCCACATTCTTAACAGACGCAGTTGTATATAAATTTTTAGGATATTCAAAATCTAAACGAACTTGTAAATCTTTTGTGGATGATGATATGTGATTACCATTTATAGCTTCAGGATGTAAAACATGCAAATCAAACGCACTTTCACTCAATGCGGTATTCCACATACGGAACTCATCTATTTCACCAACATAAGTTCCACCAATTTGAATGGTTGAACCAGTATTCCAAATTGCATTATCTACAATATGGTTAAAAGAACCTTGCTTTATAATTCTATCTTTTTCACCATTTTTAAAATAGAATGTAAATGTAGATGATGTACCTTGTGTTTCATTATTCAATAATATACTATGATAATTTCCATCATAGAATTGATATTGATTGGTTACAATTGTTTCCAATCCACTAGATGATGATACAGCTAATTCTAAACTACCAGATGTTTGAGATGCGTGATTACCTGGCACCAATGATAATGTAAATGAATTAGCTTTAAGTAAAGTCATTCCACTACCAGAGTACGCTGGTTTGATTCTTAACTCGATTGCATTCGAACCACTCCACTTTGAAGTTAAATAAGAACCACTTGTAAAATTTAAATTTGATGTTTGCGTATCATAAATATATTTAGTGGATTCCAACGCATCATCCATATCGGGTCCACCAAATTCTACAACCGATAGATTTGAATTTGGAATACCATAACAATTTAATAATGCCGATATACCACGCCTAGTACCTTTATGTTTTAATAAATAAGGTAAGTTGTTAGCTATTCTTCTCCAAACTGATTTTGTTCTTTGTTGTGGTGTTAATTCCTGTTGCGAATTACCATCTGCATCTGTACCAAATAAGTAACTCCAAAGTTGCGTATTTGAATTTAGATTTTTAGCATTCCACCCAAATGATTTTAGATAATCATATAAGAAATCATCGTGAATACCATAATCATTTCTTTCCGTAATGTTTTTTGTATCTACAATTCCTTTAATATACGCCCATATTATGTCAAAATGATGACCAATCATATCCAAAAATAAAGGATATTCTGTGGTTGTGCAATTAACATCATCTAAAATGTATAATGGTATATTGTTTTTTAATGCATTACGATTAGATGCGTCATATTGTTGAGCAATTACTAGTTCGGAATTAAACCAAGTTGTTGTACTACCAGAACCAGTTGCAGCATATTGAAAATTATAATTACCATTTGAATCAAACGAACCAGTTGTGAATCTTCGTGCAAATCCATTTACATCTTTTGGAAAAGTAGATTTTGATGATGATACTAAATAATTTTCCCATGCATCAAGTGCATTTAATAAATTTACCTTTTTAGTTTCAGTTGAAGTTATTTCATTAATAGCATTAACCGAACCCGTTAGTGGAAGTAATTGTAAAATTTTATCATCATAAAATTCCAATAATTCTTTTTTATACTTAAAGTTAGCTAATCTTTCAACTGCTGAGCTATATTTTATAAAGTTGGAATAGTTGGAATAATCTATATTTACTTTATCTACTTCTAGGAAATTATCATATAAATATTTATCTACAATTTGCTGCGAAGTAACCGAACCCGTTAGTATTAAGTTATCCAATGATTCAAATGATGTAGATTGTTCTTTTACAAAATCAACATCAATATCAAAATTAGGCCCACGTAAATAAGTAAGAGGTTGCGAACTTTCGCCTGTTAGGGTTATTGTTCTTACAATAGGTAAGGACATAATCTCACTAATCCAAAGCGTATCATTTTTATTGATATTTGTTGGTAGTGGTTCATATAGTTTTAAAACTATACTTCTATTTATATTAATTGGTATTTGATTACCTAATTCATCTATTCTAAAATTTGTGAATGTAGCTTCATCTGTTTCCCAATTTGATATTACAATTTGTTTATCATTTTTATCAAATTCAGAAATATGATTTAAGTACCTAGGTCTATCTTGTAAATTAAAATCTATATTTTCTGCTATTGCATTAAATAAATCTTCTTTTAATTTATCTGTTGAAATATATAAAGCGGGCTCTGTTACTGATATTGTAATTTTAGTTTCATCACCACGAATAGCTTCCATTACGGATTGACCATTCACATTACTTTCATCATACGGAACAAATATAAAATCCATCTTTGATGATGAATTTAACGCTCCCTTTCTTTTTAAATCATTAAAGTTAAAGTTTAAAGTATCAGCTTTACTATATTTACCAATTATATTTTTATCTTCTTCCGATGTATGATATACAATTACATAATCCGCCGTATCTGAACGATACGATACTCTGAATGGATATTCACCCAAAGTATAGGTTGGTATCGTTATAGAATCTGGAAAATCTATTTCATTTATTAAAGGTACATCATACCCTTCACTTAAATTTATAGTAGTATAGCCAGGATTTGGTGTATCACCGAATGCACCATTAGTTGATACAAATACAACTTTAAACGAACCAATGTTATTTTGGAAATCGGCTTTTAAGTCTAATGTAATTACTTTATTTTCGTATGTAGTACCAGCGGTAGCACCAACTACCCTTTGCCCAAATGGCGTTTTAACAATAACACCTTCTGCATTTCTTATAGCAATTGGTACTTGTATTTCTTGCGTTTTATATTTAGAACGCAATGCTGTTCCCGAAATTTTATAATTATGTACACTATCAATTTGAACACCAGCTATTTTATTTTGGCTTGGTTTTAAATCAACAAATACATCTATATTACGAATTAGTTTGTTAGTTGGAATAGTCAATTTACCATCACGAAAACCTTCGTTAGTGTAAGTGTTATCACCTGAATAACTCCACCGTAATTCCACCAAATCATAATTACCTGTATTTGATACGGAAATAATTACATCACGCAACGCTCGGTTATCACTTGTAATAACGGCTGCATCTGTCGGTTTAATCATCATTGTAGATGGTAAATCCGGACTTTGAACCATTATATTAAATGGTGATTGCGCATAATTCGTTAAAAATCCAATTTCTTGCCTTACAGTATATGTAGTACCACCTACGATAGTTCTTTCTAATGTTTTTGTACTTGGTTTGCTATTAGATACATTTAATGCTTCATATCTATAATTTAAAGTAAGAGTCGCTGGTGTTTTATCAAAAAATATTGGTTCTTTCGGTGTACTACCTTCGATTTCACTTAAAACCAAACCATCACCATTTTTACCAATTATAAATCTATTTAAAACGGTGTATTTATTTGTATCATAATTTGGATAAATTATTGTAGTATCATTAAATTTATTCAAATCAAATTGAGTGGTACTACCTTCATCTACTTTTTGACCATTTATAGTATAATTTGTAGTTCCCTTTGATACTGAATTATTTATTACTTTTACATTGATGGTTTTAACTGGTGCAATGATTGGATTATTTACAGTTTTACCAGTGTTGTTGTCTAAATATTCTATATTAGTAACATCACGCATTAAATTATCAATAGCTTTTTGCGATGATAAATCTTGCGTAGGATTAGTTGTTGATATAACTGTTTGAGAACCATCATCTTTTGTTAGAGTGATACCACCTTGTATTGGTCCTATTGTATCGCTACCTAACATAGTTAGTGGATTTATATTACCAATGTTTGCAGCTATTCCAGCTTGTAAAGCAGCTTGTCCTTCTGCTGTATTTATACCACCAGGCGCATTGAATGATGTAATTGCCGCATTTAGTGCGTTTATATCAATTGTAATACCCTGTAATGCCTCAAATGTATCGTAGGGTATTCCTAATCTATCTGCTTCCGCTTTTTGCTCTGGTGTTAAAGGCATTTTATATTATTTCTTTACTATAATTATTACTTTTTAGGATTTTGAGTTTATATCCTATACGAAGCTATCTACCGATGTATCGGATAAATTATTTGTTCTACCACCTTCACCGCCACCACCACCGGCTCCACCACCACCAGTAGTGGTTGTACTATTATTTGGAGCCGCTGCTCTTGTAGGTACGGTTATTACTTCTCCACCACCACATCCGGCTCTTTTAATCTTTGTAACATTACCAATTGCAGTACCTTCGTTTGCACAAACAATTCTGTTTGCCCTAGCAGGAACTACAATAGTCAATCTTGTTGCATTAGGACCAACATTATATGATACGGTTTGTTCGGAATCTGTTTCGTTATCCAATGTATAATAGAATTGTAATGGTGATATAGAGGTAGATGTACCCTGTGGTATTACAGGTTCTAATGGAATAATTGGAGGACCAATTGGTACACCAGGAGTAAATCCATAGTTGCTTGTTTCAAATCCAGCAGATGGTTTAGCTGCTGCCCCTGGAATCACATCAGAAACCTTAACAGTACCAGCCGGCTCTTGATATGTGATGGGTGGCGTATATGGTTGCTGTGGCGGCAGTTTAATCTCTTCATAAATAACTCTATCTTTCTGCGTTGTTGTAGTTTTATTTGTTTGGTTAGGATTTACGCCAGTTACATCTTGAATAGATTGTAATTTAGTGACCGAATTATATCCAGTATCTAATAAAGATTTTAAAATAGCAGATGGTTGGTACTGTCCGGCTACTGCTTTAAATGCCAATGAGTATTCTCTTTTTGGTAAATTTTGAATACTAAATTCAACACATTCTCTTAATCTATTGATAAGAACAGTTGTAAATTCCGCATTTGATATAAATTCATCAAAATCAAATGGTGCCCTAACTACTTGTCCATAATTTGGAGCACCCAATTTAAACTCTCTTCCATTTATTTCGTGCATTACAGATTCTCTAAAATTTCTATATGCCTTATTTTTAAATGCAATGTATCCGTCTTCGCCACCAAATAAAAAATCTTTATTTATAACTTTAATGTATTCTTCGCCAAATGATTTAACAAAGTAATCATCAATAGTTGTGGATATGGTTAATTCTGCCTTATCTAAAAATTTTTCTATTTTCTTATATGAATATCTAAATTCGGATACATTATCTATAAATGAATCGTATCTATCTTGTAATTTGGCATTTACTGCTAAATCAGTACCCAATAATGGTAAAACACGAATTTCAGTACGGGATGGTGATACCTCATGAATCCAAACTCTGTGTTGTTTATTTTCATTTCCTACATAATTTTTAAGAAAACTAAAACTTACCCTAAACTCACCATTTGCATAACCAGCTTCAAACACTAATTTTTCAACATCAATTTCAAATATTTTTTCACCAGTTGTAGTATCTAGTGAATTTTTTAAGTAATTCGATAACTCATCTTTATGTATATATCTAACTTTGATACCATTAGACTGTTCTAATAAATTATTAGATATATCATATAAACGAAACTCTATGACATCATTTTTGGATAGTCCAAAATCTTCTACATTTTTAGCAGATGTTTTGAATATATTTAAATCAGTTGGATTAATTAGTTGTGCAGTTTGCTCTAATTCCTGATTTATTTTTTCAATATTTTTAAAATCGTTTATAGCCATTATCTGTTGTTCATTCTACTATCAAATGTTGTTTCTTGTACTGTACCATCCGATGCGGTTGCTTTCATTCTTATTTTGAAATCATACTTTGTTGCCGCTGTTTTTGCACCACCTAATCCACCTTCGTATCCACCATTACCACTACTTCTTACAGCTGGATTTCTTAAATTTATCGTTTTAACTTGATTTGCTTTTAATACAACGGGATTTTCTGTCCATTGATATAAATTAGGACCTTCAAAGTTACCATCATCACTAATTTGAATTGTAACATCCTTCGCTCCTGCTGATATTTTTAATTCACCGGTTCCAAACGCTATGTTTGTTGAATAACTATTACCACTACCCTTAACTCTATTTATTTCTACCAAACCAAATCCACCTGATTTTGAATTTTGTGGAGCAACTACTGCTAAATTACCTAAAAGTTTAGCACCTGCCTCCGACTTTATTTGGTTTAAGTTAGAAGTTGCTTCTTGTGTTTTAGCTACTGATTGTTGTGCAGCTGCAACTAAATTATTTAAAGTATCAATTTGCTTTAATAATGCTGTTTTTTGAGCAATCAAACCAGCATTCTCTGCTTCTAATCCGGTTCTTTCTGCATTTTCAGAAATTGCCTTTTGTAGTGCAGTAGATACATTAGTTCTCAATTCACTTACGATTGTATTGTTTGCTTCTAATTTATTTTCTAAATTTGCGTTTTGTAATTTAAGAAAATCATTTGAAATATACAAAGAACCACTATCAGCTGTTTTTTGTTGTAATTGGTCTGATAAGTCTGCTATTTGAGTATTTAATTCTAAAATTTGAGCATTTAATTCGGCATTTAAATCTACCTCCGCTTGATATATTGGACGAGGTACTAAATCTAAATTTGGAGTTGGTAGGGGTTTTATTAACTCCGTAACTCTTGTATCAATAGATTTTTCAACCTGCCCAGCATTCAATGTATCACTATATAATTTAGTAGATATTGTCTCTGACAGGTTATTCGTATAATTTATATTTTCTCTTTCTATTGCCATTATTTGATTATTTCAAAATCACCTAATTCAAATTCTTCTTCGTTGTAATCTTCAATTGTTTTTACTACCAATGTATAAACTCTACCATACGCAAAGTTTGTAAAGTTCAATCTAATTAAATTACTATCAGTTCCCATAATTACTTTTGAATTTACATCATAAGGAACAATAGTTTCTTTTGTAATTGTATCTTTAATTGTGTAATAGCTTTCCGTTGGTAATTTATATCCAGTTTGATATTCAAATGTTGGATAAACATTTCCAGATGTTATTGGGTTAAATTGTTTAACTGGATATAATTCTCTTGCTAATAACTTAATGGTTACTTTTTGATTTACTTTATATTGGTTCTTCAAATTAGATGAATATACTCTATATTGTCTATTACCAACTGCCGCTAAACTACCAGTAGATATGTTACTTTCTTGCCAACTAATTCTTAACTTTGGTTGGTATATAGTGTTGGTTTCTTTTGAAAAAAACTTAACACTACCATAATCAACTCTATCTTCTTCTGCTTCTGAATTATATTTAATAATTAACCCATTATTATCATAACTACCACTTAACCAAGTATGTATTTGGTTTGTTAAATCAAAAGTTACATCATCTAAAACATATGAGTATGTGTTTGAATCAATAGAAGATGTGTACCAAGTACCACCATATCCAGTCCAAGAACCAGTGGTACCTGCGCTGAATGATGCGGTGATACCAACAATATCATCGTTCCATATAGAGGTTGTATCATCTCCATTACGATAAATCCAAGTTACACCATTTGTAGATATTTTATCAAAACGAGTACCAGTTCCATTCTCCCAACTTTGTGATATTGGATATGCTTCTAATGTTATAGTTGCAGGTATCTCATTTGCTTCTGCTAACTTCAATTCTAACGATGCGGTAAAAGAGCCGGATGGTATCTCACCACTTGCTATACTACGAGATATAGCAGTCAAATCGAATTTGATTAGAGTACGAGCAACATCCTTTGTATCACCATAATATTGTTTTGATACTTCTAATATCTCATCAATACCGGTGTTTTGATACGGTTGTTGTAAATAAATACTTGCATCAAATGATGCGGTGTAAAATAAGTTCATTATAGTGCTCTTCCTTTAATATCTTGCGTTGGGTATTTAACTTCAAAAACAGCTGGGTCTAATGATGGGTATATTATTTTGTTTCTAGTTGCCTCTTTAATATTATATGCATATGTAGAGTAATTACTACCTTGCAAATTTATAACATCAACATTTTGTACAGATGAAACACCCTCTATATTTGCTATTTCTAATTCAATTTCACTTAAATTTATAGGTTCGTTAATCTTCCATTTGGTAATATCAAAATAATTAATCAGTGCTTGATTTGCTTTTAGTAAAACTTCACGTTTATTGTAGTTAGCAAATACTGTTATTTCATAATTTACACCAATGTTAATAACAAATCCATCTAACATATTAACCGCATCTGTCAACATTCGGTATTCTTCTAAATATGTTTTAAGATTTTGCTTAACCGCATCATTTAACACTGTTAAATTACCATTTGAATTATATCCTAATAGATACATATTAATTGCAAATGGATTATTAAATTCGGCATTTATAGATTTTTGTTGTAAAATATACCTTTCAATTTGGTCACCAATTTCGGTATCACTTTTACCAACAGAAGATTTTACTAAATTTAAAAATTGTTGTTTAGCGGTATCATCTCTTAAAACAGCTTGAACTTTTGTATCATCCAATGCAGTATCTTGTGCTACAAATACCTTCGCTATACTACCAAATTGAGAATCCATTGCTAGAGCTCTAATTTCATAATCTCTGCTAGTTACTGCTCTATTTTGAGAAGCGTAATTAGCAATAGCATTTTCTCTAATCTCATCAATGGTTTCTCCTCCACCCCCACCAACTGCCGGCTCCAAATTGGTAACCGCAACAGATGCTTTAGATTGATTATAAACAGGATATGTTATTGGCGTATATTGTAATAAGTTTTCATCAAATTCAATCAAACTAATTTTTGTTAAATCGTTTGTTTGAACATTTGATGCAACACCCCCACCAGACAAATAACTAACTATTATCGTTGTATTAGCTGGAGCTATACCATATGTAGATGTTTTTAAGAAATTTGATGGGTCAAATGTTTCTCCTAACTTATCTATCGAATTGTTCAAACCCAATCCAACATTTTTAGTAGATGGTATTAAAATTTCATCACTTGTATCTCCACTACCGCCGCCAAATCGCAATTCAACTTCACCTGTGTTTAATATTTTTGTTGTAAATCTTCTTGGTGTACGAATTAATTTTAACAAATATGGTGTAGTTTCTCTATATTGAGCTAATGTAGGGTCATTTGATTCTACATTTGGTGTTTTTGTGTATATCATATCTTGAGCCAAATATGGAACTTCATAATATACTTTATTATCAATATCAACCACCTTTGTTACTGTAATAAATTTATCATCGCTGATTGTTATAGTTGGATTTTTTATAAAACTACCAAAAGTACTTGTTATAGTTTTAGTTTCGGCACTTATTGCTTTTACTTTTTTTGCTAAAAGATATAAAGATGTTTCCGCTCCATTTGTTTGAAATACACTAACTTCTCTACCATTTGGGTCATTGAAATCAACATCATCGGTTGTAGTAAAAATCAAAGTATCATTCAATGTCGATTTAACCTGCATACCTTGTTTAATTTTCAATGCATAATTAAAATCCGGTTTGTTATTAACACCAATACCAACATTTGGAACTGTTTGATATACAGTTAATGTTGTAGTTGCTGGTTTTGATATTTTTGGTTTGTATCCTAAATTTTGAGCTTGAGTTAAAACATTGTTATAATTTCCAGCTAAATTAATAAATGATTCTTTTAATTGAGCATCCGTATAATAAGATAAAACATCACCAACAAAAGCAGCTTGTTCTAAAAACATCATACCGGGAGATGCGGTATTAAAATCATTAAATGTATCAGAATAGTATGTTTTAGTAAACTCTACTAAAGCCGCTCGAAGTGAGGCAAAATCTCTATTTAGATATTTTACATCTCTATTATTTTTACCCCAGTTTTTTTCGGTAGGAAGAAGTGCCATATTATACTCTTATATTTATTGAATCTCTTGAAATATCACCAGCAAATGTGGTTGTATAATTTAATTGAACATCTATTCTATTATTATCTCTCGATTCGTTATCGGATATTATATCAATGCTATTTACTGTAATGAATGGTAACCAAGTAGAAATTGAATTTTGTATTTCATTTTGAATGTATGCATATGCATCGGGCCCATCTTGTTCAAATATAACTCGTCTCAAATCACATCCAAAATCAGGTACCCCCAACCTTTCTCCTCTATTTGTTAAAATTAAATTCCTTAAATCCGATTTTATTTGTTCTTTTGTTGTATAATTTACAGCAAAATACCCATTATTACCTCTGGTCATACAATCGGATACCCCAATACTTTTGTCTTGGGTATCTATAATCAATTTTTTGGTTACACGATATGCCATTATTTTTTAAACTTCTTAACTAATTGTGAGTAATCTCTGGTCATTGCTTTCATTAATACATCAACTCCCTCTGGATTTTTATGTGCCATCATTCTTGCTTGCTCTAATACAGATGGTCCACCGGCCGAAGCACCAAATTGGTCTGCCATATTTGATTCTTCACCAAATGAGTTATCTCCGTATCCTAACATATCCGGTGTAATTCTTGGTGTATGTGGATTTGCATGTCTCTTATCAAATCTCATTTCACCCCAGCTACCATCTGTTTTGGATACTGATTGGTAATTTTCTTTTATTTGTGGTTTAGATGGTGCTTCTAATTCTTCATTTAACACCTCACGTACCGCTTTGCGTATTTCTTCTTTAAGAGTTTTTTTCATATCTTCTCTTAAAACTTTTACTAAACCTTTAATTAGTTCTGTTTGATTCATAATAAATTGTAGTTTATCTTATATAAATATATGTTTAGGGGATTTTGAGTTTTATATGAAATATATCTCCTATTCTCCAATTGATATGTGCATTGGGTCATTATTACTTAACCAAGTACATCCATTTTTCACAAAAATATCAACAACTTTTTTAAAACCTATATCGTTGGCATTCAAATCTCTTATTTTTCTATTTCCCATATAAATACCACTATTTGTATATCTACTACCAAACGGATATGATGCATAATCTGCTATATCCATTGCTAACCCCCACGCGTGATTTGAAAGTCTAGTACCATTTGTAACACTTCTTACAACCAACCCACCTTGTGGATTTATAATATATTTTTCCAATCCTTTTTGTTTTATTTCAGAAATTGAACGATTTACAATTGATGCAAAATCTTTATGAAGTATGACATTCAATGGACCTGTTGAAGTTGGTATTTTAACTTTTACACAGTTTTTATTAATATATTTTTGATTTACTTCATACCAAATTTGATTACGTGTTTTACTTGAAATAATAAAATTTGGATAATTACCTTTCGCAGGCCATTCACCATTTCCATATTCATCATATAATACTCTATCTTTATCAGAACCACTACTTGCGGATATTTTTTGTTTTTTACTATTTGTAGCAGATGCATCAAAGTTTGTACCAATGTATACTTGATTTGGATATGATTTTTCGTAAATCTCTATTGCTTTTTTAGATGCAATAGAATCTGCTAATTTTTGTTCAAAAGCAGCAATTTCACTTTGTATTTCTTGAAGCTCTTTATCAATATCAGGATTTGGATTTGTATATAGTTCTTCATCAATTGCCGCTCTTCTTTTAAGTAATTCTTCATATCTTGCTTGCTTTTCGGCAGAAATATTATTTGGGTTAGATGCCGAAAGTGATGATGATTCTGTTTTTGCTGGGTCAACTGTAAATCCAGTCCAAAGTAATACGGCTGGTCCTGGTGAAGCAGGTGGTGGATATTGTGAAATAGTATTACAAATACCGCTTATGGTTTGTAAATGTAGTGTACCTAATAATATAAACCCATCTATAAATGGGTCTGTTGAATTACTAGGTAATAATGGTAGTGGTGTTGCCGGCCATACTCCAGGATTTGTTACTGTATTTGAAACTACTGATAAATTTAATACTGTACCTGGTGCTGGAACTATTGGTGGATTTTTACTTAATTCTGCGCCTGTCCAATATGCAACCGCACCCTTTCCCAATAAACCAAATGATTTACTATAAAATAATTCAGTTTTACTCTGATTACCGGTTGTTAATGCTATTATTATAGTAGAACGCATTAAATCGGTATTACCTTTTATAACTGTATTCTGTGTGATATTATCAATACCACGCTTCATACATTCATCATATTTTTTTGTAAAGAAATCGGCAAAATCGGATACATCATTCCACTTTGGGTTTGACATACTCAATTGTAATTCTTCCTTAAAAATACTCCAAGACATTATATTAAGTAATTAGTTTTGGATAAACACTCTTTTAACTTGTTTCCAATTTCATTAAATGGTGCTGGGTTTATTGGACCAGGTGCAGATGGCCCCGATGGTGTTGCTATTTGCATTTGAGTTATAGCATCCAAAAGTTTTGCCATTAGATTTACCAATTTGTTTCCTAAAATCATTTGTTGGTCTACCGTACCACTTCCTAAAAATATTTTTCCGTTTTCAACTTCAAAAACAATATCTTTAGCATTTTTTGCATTAAAAAATATATCACCAGTATGTGTAGTAAAATCAATAGTGCCAGTATCTATACTAACTATATTATTAGAAAATAGAGATATATTTTTATTTGAATACAAATACATACTATCAGCTTTACTTGATAATGTCAATCTATCACTATTGATTACAATTTGGTCACCTTGTGCCGATGCTGGAAATTTATAAGAACTTTTTGCAAAATTTACAACTGGTTTATAACTTGTTATATACTTTCCGCTTGTTATGTGTATGGATGAACCATCATTATTTATATCTTCATCGACAATATCATATACTTTTTTAAGTCTATTATCAATTGATTCACCATTTCTTATTGTTATTGATGGGAAAAAATCACCATTTGTTCTACTATCATGCAAATAACCACTTAAACGAATTGAATTACCAAATCTTCCCTGTATTATATTATCACCTTCTTTTAATGATAACTGATGTATTCTAACATCTCTTTTAAAATAATCACCTTGAAACCCCTTTTTTACAGTTTTTTTAGTTGCACCATTTGATTCTGTTGAATTTGCAATACCACTAGCTGCAACTTCATTTATTTGAGAAGAGTTTGTTTGCGAAATATCGCTTTCGTTTGATGTTTTTTTTGTTAAGGCTACTAATGTTTGATTGGTATTAAAATTTGGTGTATTACTATAATTAGTTAATGTATAATAAAATAAACCAGATATTTTTTGAACAAATACCATTTCACCAACCACCGGGACCATTTGGTTAGTTTTACTTAATGGATAAGCAATTGGTAGTTTATTTTCATTTATCTCTACGGCAGATGGAAACCTAAAACGAATAGCGCCATATATATTTCCATTTTTTGTGATATATTCATTTGTTGGATATTCTTCGTATAGTTTATCAATTGGATTTAATGTATTTTCTATAATATCATCAAATGATGTAATTACACTATGGACGATAGCAGCAGTTTCGGATTGCTTTGTTCCATATGATGTTAGAGATGATGTAGAGGTATGTCCTCTATTATATTCAAAAGCCATTTTACTTTATCCCTCTTCTTAAATTTTCTAATTCTTCTTCTATTTCCTCTAACTTTTCATCAGTCTTTTGCTCAATCTTCAACGCAGTATCTTCAACTTCTGCCATCAACTCTTTTCTTTCTTCTTCACTCATAAATCCAACTTCACCAGCGCTTTTACCTTCCGCAAGAATCAATCGTTGAGCAATAGTTGCCATCTTAACTAAATGGTCATCATTACTAATTGATGAATTGATTAACGCTGTAATCATTGGTGTCAATTGTATAGCATCTTGTGGATTACGAATCAATTTCCGTAGTTCCTCAATAAGACCTGAAATGTTTTTCTTTTTACCTTGCTGGTTTTCGTATATATCTTTTAATAGGGAAGAAAATGATTTTCCCTTAAAGATTTCAAAATCCATATCAATATTACCCATAATAACTCTTTGTTTAGTATAAATATTAGACATAGAAAAAAGGTGGTATAAGACCACCTTCTAACTATCGCTTAATTGTTTTTGCCCAAAATGGGTCTCTTTCATCGTCCATTATATCACCTTCATCCAAAAATTGGTCATATAATCTAACTTGCGTTTCTTTCATTTTGGCCACAACCTTTGTAATGTAATGCGTTTTGTGACCAGTCATTTCCCTAACTAAAAGATATAATGATTTTTTATTGAAACTTTCAATATATTCTGCTCTACGAAATAACTCTAAAATAGAATCTGCAATTTGAATATCTCTTTTCTTTGTAAAAATACGATTTAAATTCTCATCCCAATATTCGAGCATTCTATCGTTAAAGATTTTGAACTCTTCATTGTGAGTTGTTTCTTTGAAATCATTTTCAGGATTCCAATTCTCTGGCATCTCTGAAATCTTTGATGTACTTTTGTATCTTTTGTAATTAGAATTGTTATTTAAGATTAAATAGTTTCTAACTGCAATTGTAAAGTATGAGAATGCTTTTCCTTTATCTTGTTGGTATTTGTGAATTTTTTCCAATAAGAAAGAAATGACTTCTTGTTTCGTATCTTCTTTATCATCATCAAAGTAAGTAAACTTCCAAGTGTTTAAAACATTCTCCGCTAACTTATAAAAAGAATAGTAGATGTGGTCTCTAAACAATCGGTTTCGTTCTCTTTCATCCGTTGAGTTATTATAAGCAATGATGGCTGCTTCCGTTTCTTCCGTAAAGTAACGGGTATCTTTTTTCTTCCTTCCCACTATTCCTCCTCTTTTTTACCAAACTCCGAATTTAATAGTTGTTCGTTTCTCTCTACTATTTCTTTCAAATCTGCAAATACAGAACCTACTTCATCATCGGATTCAAATGCTCCTGTGGAATCTATCTCTTTCATAGTAGTATAAATTCCTCTGAATATGTTTAAATTGCTTTCAATCTCATCTTCCAAAACTTCCAACTTACGAAATAAGTTATAGTTCACATATATAGAACAAATTAGAAGCGAAGATATTATAAATGTAGTTACTATCATAATTAAATTACTTCATATCCCATTTGTAGGTACTCTTGAACTTTCTTTTTCTTAACCATTTCCGTTTTACCTTGTGGGGATTTTAACATTAACTTTTCATTTCTACCCAAAGTTTCGTAAGCAGTTTTGTGAACAGTTGTTGTATATTGTCTATCACGAATAGTTAAACCATTTAAATGGTCAATCTCATGCTGAACACAAATTGCTTCTAACAAATCAACATCATCCATTAACTCATAACCATCTTTGTATTCTCTACGATGTGTACCAAAGTGTAACTCTTCCGAATAGTTATCAGCTTTAATAGTAACCTCATAGTTACGAATTGTTTTTAATGGTTTTTCTAATGTTTTTGGAATAGATAAACAACCTTCTAAATAGATTACAGTATCCTCACTACTTTTAACAATAGTTGGATTAACCAAAATCATAGGTTCTTCTCTTACATTGATTACACAAATTCTTTTATTTAATCCAATTTGGTTAGCACTCATACCTAAACACTTATGTTCTGCGATAGCAGTTAAAAGTGCAGCAGATGCTAACTCTTGTTCAATCTTACTAAATTTAGTATTAGCGATTGGTTGTTTTAACGCATGAATATCTGTTACTAATTTCATTTCTTTTATTTTTTATTTACTTTTACAAATATACAACTTTTAATTGGGTTTACCAAATAATTGTTAGGTTTTTAATAATCATAGTGAGAGTGTCTATCTCTGAACAATGCAAAATCAATCATTCTTTCTCGTTTTATTTTATCTTGCAAACCTTTTTCGTTTATATGTTCCCAAAAGTTTTGCTCACTCCTATCTATAAATTGAGAATGTAAATGTTTGTTGTAGTAATTTGTAAACAAATCAGAATAAACCTTTACATAGTTTTCATAACTACTTATTCCCCAACTATCATCCCACATATGTGAACCAGCCCAAGCTGCTTCTGATACATAAATGAAATCTTTATCTAATTGTGTAAAATCTATTTTGTGTCTGAAAAATATATCGTATCTAGTTCTAATAACAAAATCATAGTGTGTATTAGTTTCATCTACATATTCTTTTAGAACATCACATCCACCTTGCGTTGAATACCACATTGGTGCATTGTTTTGGAATTTAGGTAAACCCGTTTTGCCAATGTAATAATCTTCAAAGTTGTTTTGTGGTTCAACTTTTACTCTCTTAAAATCATAACAATCAAAACACTCTGTTATTACACCACTATGCCAAATATGCCCAAATACATCAACATCGTTTCCATCCAATATATTTTGTTGGAATGAATTAAAGTTTTCTTTTACATGCCGAGGTTGGCCATAAAATACTAATGCTATTTTCATTTGTAATTATTTATATAATCTGAACATACACCTATACACTCCGAAATACTTTCGTTATGGATTTCAGGCATTACTGCAATACTACCAACTATTGGTTGTTTACCCGAATGAACCCACATATAGTTTTTTGATGTTAAAACCATAGTATCGTTTTCATGCCAAAAGTAATTAAATAACCCCATCATATTAAACCACTCTATTGCTTCAACATTTTTACAATGTATCCACAATTTTTCATAACGAGTGCTTAACCAATTCCATATAACTTTATATTGGGGTTCATCGTGACCTAAATAAAATTCATTATCAATCATCCACACATCAATTTCCACATCGAATCCAGCGTTAATTGCTTCATCAATGTAATCTGGATGATTTTCGTTGTTGGGTATTCTACCAGTTAGATTTCCTCTATGAGATATGAGTATCATAATGTTTATCGTTTTTAGTTGCTGGGTCTTTGATTACTAATAAGATTGTATCCTCCGAATAAGTTACATAGCTCTTATCACCTCTCTCATACACAAATATATCGCCACTAACCAATTCCTTTCCATCTACAACTGCTTTACCTGATAAAACTATATTGTATTCGGTATGGTTTAGGTGATAGTGCCCATCACCTCCCTCGCCTGCTTTTAGAAACAAAACACCAACATCGTTGGTTTCGGTTTGAAACAAAGAAGGTTGGAAATTACCAACCAACCAACCTCCCTTAAAGTTTTTTATATTATCAATTTTCATTTAATCTCTGAACTCTGTTTATATGTCTACCACCATCAAATGTATTATTTTGTATTTTATCAATACACTTTTCCATTAAATCTTTATCTATATTCTTTTCGGAAAATGCAAATACATTTGAACATCCGTGTCTAACTGCCATCTCTGCCGTCCACTCATCTGAAATTAGGGATGAACGAATACCTTTTTGTTTATTTGCTGCCATATTAACACCCTGTCCACTTCTGCAAAATACAAATCCAAAATCACAATATTTGTCTTGAATAAATTGAGTAACTGATTTTACATAATCGTTGTAATCACAATCTTTCTTTACATAAGTTCCAAAGTCAATATACTTCAATCCTTTCTCATCTAATATTTGTTTTGTAATTTCTTTTAACTCAAAGCCAGAATGGTCTGAACATAAACCGATTGGCTTTTCACCAAACTTTTTGTTTACATGATTTTTGAAAAAGTTTAGTTCATTTGGTGTACCCATTAGATACATCTTTTCAACTTGCTTTGTTCTAACCTTTAATCCATCTTCAATCATTAAGTTATACAAAGGGCAAACATAGAACTCATTATTAGTTCGTAAGTTTTTATCAATCATTTTCTCCGCATACTTTACAAATATACTACCCTCTTTGAAATAGTAAATACCAACTGCTGCGTTTTCACTTATCACTTCCTTTTCAGCAGTTCTCAACACCAATCCGTTATCATCCAACTCTGCGTATGAATATGCTGGATTGTTTGCCTTAAATGTTAAAATAAATCCATCAGAGTCTTTATCAACATCATTTATACTAAATTTGTTTTGAAAATGAACATCCAATGTGTAGATAACCAATTCTTGTTCGTTATTGATAAAATCTTTTGCCAATAAGCAAGATGCTACTGTACCACTTGTTATTTTATCCGTTTCAACTATTTTAATATCCTCACCAAATTTATTTCTTAAAATGGTATCCATTCCAAAGTTGTAAACATGCTCCTTACGAACAACAAATACCATATCGTATTCATCTTTGTTGATTGATAAAAAAGACCAATCAATAATGTGTTTATCGTCCACCATAATAAGTGGCTTTGGCATGTGGAAACCATCATCCACAAATCTCTGTCCTTTTCCTGCAATTGGTACTAATAATATTGGTTTCATATTTTGTCTTTCAAAAAACTAATTGTTTCGTTATGTGCTATTTTAATTGATACTTCTATATCATTTGTTTGTAACATAAAATTGATGAATGCTGATGCAAAGTAATCACCTGCACCTAACACATTTACTCCATCTATTGTTTTGTGGTTTGTTATGATTGTAGTACCATCCTTTTTGTAAATCGTACTACCCGAATTACTATGTAATATAACGCAACCTTTTATTTTATCCAATAGAACATCCAAGTCAATAATATCTTCATCTGAAATGAATAGATAATCTATATAAGTAAGTATATCCAAATCAAATTTTCCTTTACCAGCAACATCGGCTGATATGATTGAATTTTGTATAGATTTTACAAACTCTAAATCTTTAATGTGATTTAAGTATAGAATATGACTCCACTTTGCGTCTACTATTTTTGGTTGATTTACTTTTAGATATAAATTGGGTTTAGATACACGTGTATTGTTATCAGTATCCACATAGATTAAAGCAGTACCAATTGTTGTTGGTTCAATGTGTATTGCTAATTTTTGATTGAGTTTAACTAACGCATCCCATACATTTCCGATTGAACCTATGGATGTAGTTTGCTCAAACCCATTAAAGATTATATCTTTGGTAAGATTACCATATAATGCTACATCTACCATATTAAAAAACTTCTTTTTTATCTAATTCGTTTATTTTCTCCATTATTTCATCAAATTCCACAATTTCAACAATTTTATGTTGTTCGCAAAACTCAAATAAGGATAAAATTACATTTTCTCCACCATTTTTGGGTAAAGTTATACATTCATCTTTAACCATCAAAGGAGCATCTTTTGTACAAAACGCATAACCAACTTTACGCATTATACCCAAATCAAACAAATCATCACCCACATAAATCATATCATCAGCAGTACAATTGTATGTTTTTTCTAATTCTGGGATAAAATCTGCTTTTTCTTTACCTCTACTTAAATAAGTTGGAATATTTCGGTTTTTACCAATTGCTTCGTTTATATTTGCATCACCCGTTAAGAATATAACTGGAATACCCAATGCTTTGAATCGTTTTATAGATGTCCAATCTTTATCTGCAAATGTTTTGGCAAATGGCATACCATCTATACCATAGTATTTCTTACCATCGGTCATTACACCATCAACATCTAATACAACTAACTTTATCATACTTAAAATAATCTATAAATTTCTTTTAACTCTAAATCTCTTTTTAATATTGCTTCAATTTCTTCATTTTTTGATAATTCGGTAGTTGTTGCTGAAATATAACCATTTACCTTAAAATTTGAAATCATAAGATTTTGTTTTCCTAAATTTCTATTCTTTACAAACAACCAATCATCACCACAATAAATTTTCATAGTATCCGGTATTGGAATCCAATTTGATTTATGAATAAAGAACGCAGTTCCAAATCCACCAACTCTACCTTCTATTGGAATTAGTTGTAAATTTGTTTGTTTATCTTCTATTGTATAATTTGCTTCACACATACCAATACATGCATACTCTTCTGTAACAAATTGAGATAGTGGAGTCATAACACCCCAATCAAACCAAGTATCATCGTTTAGAACTAATATTTTATCATATTTAGATAAACTCACACCTTTATTCCACGCTGGGTTTACAAAGGTGTTTTCTTCTTCTAAAATATAATTTAATTTTTCTAAATTTGGTAAATCGTGCTTAACGCCACTATTATCAATCAGAATTATTTCACCAATGATTGGATTATTGTTTAATTCAATTAAAGTTTCCTCTAATCTATCACATTTCCACAATGTGGGTATAATAACTGAATACATATCTATTTCTTAAAGTAATCTTTTAATGGTTGAATATCCGTTGAGCAAAGTAATGGTGCGATTTCATTTATAACATTTGTATCTAAATCCCACCACTTTAATTCCAATAGAAAATCAACATCTTCTTTACTAAATCTCATTTTTCTAACTCTACCTGGATTTCCAGCAAATATACTATATGGTGGTACATCTTTTGTTACAACACTATGTGCTCCAATTACTGAACCATCCCCAATCGTAACTCCACTCATAATAACAGCAGATGTTCCAATGTAAACATCATTACCAATTATAATATCACCCTTTGTTGATGGGTGACCTTTACCATTAAATGTATGAAATTTATCTTTGTGTATGTGACCAAACGGATAGGTTGTAATCCAATCTGTTCTATGATTTCTACCCAAATATACTTTTATATCTGCTGCTATTGAACAAAATTTACCGATTTTAACATCAGCACCGTCCAATACGGCATGTATATTTTTTTCACCATATGTAAAATCACCTACTTCCACTATTTTCTTTTTAGGATAGTTAAACCATTGTTGTTTGTAAATCGTTCTGCTATTTCCCAATCTGGATTTACTTCCAAAAACTCTTCAATTGCTTTCCATAATCCTTTACCCTCTTCAAACCAATCATCACCTGATGTATATCGTTCACCGATAAACTCGTAGGATGTTGTATCATGAAATCCTAAATACTTACGAGCTTTGTTTCCGTGTATTTCTAACTCAATCTTTAATTGGTCATAATGATGTAATGTATCAATGAATAAAAAATCAGTTTCTTCAATTTCCAAATCACGAGTATCCGCTTGCTGAAAGGAATAGTTGATATTATTTTCATTTGCCAATTCTACAAATGTACCTAAACTTGGACATGGGTTGTAATCGTATGAAATTAAAGTTTCCGGCTTACCCATTAAAAATGCGTAAGTAGATGTACCATATCGTACACCCATTTCGGTAATATGTTTACATTCTTCCGAGTATCTTTTTAATGTAGGTAAATGCTCGTTTATATCAGATGGTATTGAGCATTTTTGCTCGTAAATCGCTTGTAGTGCTGACATTTTTAATTGTTAATTCGTTAATAAAAGGTAAAATTGCCAACTCTTTGGCTTTTGCTTCAACCATAACATCTACATCAATGTTGTAGGTATCGGGTAGATTTGTAATATAATCACTATGTGCTTGTGGTTTTAGTTTTGCATCATTTTCGTGCAATGATTTACTTTCTGAATAGTGCACAACCGGCTTAACACCTGATTTATTCCAAGTAGATACAGCAAGAATAAGAGCTTGTTGTTCGGATAAATCGCCTGTACAAAACTGATGGTGATGGTAATCAAATACAATTGGAATACCGATACGATTATGAATATACATTAAATCTTTTACAGAGTACATACTAGCTTTATCGTCATTCTCCACAGTCAATCGTTTCTTTACCGAATCCGAGAGTTTCTCGAAGTTCTCACAGAATCTATCCATAGCAGATTGTTTATCTCCGTAGACACCATTACAATGAATATTAATCTTATTGTATGGAGATAATTCTAAACCCATTAAATCAAACACTTTACCATGTAGTTCTAAATCTACAATTGTGTTTTGAACTACTTTTGGGTTTGGTGAAACTAATACATTGAATGGACCTGGGTGAGATGTAATACGCAAACCATTTTCTTTAGCATAAGTACCACATCCTTTGAGTACATTTGCAATTTTTGTATAATCTGGTAAATCTTCTAAATTATATTCACTACCCCAAGGAAATACATCGGATGAAATACGAAATATTTTAATTCCATTCTTTACATTCCATTTGATAATCTCAAATAGGTCACGCGCATTCTGCAATCCTAATTCGGAAGCATAAGCAATACCACGTTCGTTAAATGTTTTTTTGACCATACTACGATTGGTAGTAATACGAGGAGTTTGAGCTCCTAATGTCATATTGATACAAGCGTAACCTAAATTCATATTTTATAGTTTATAGTTTAACTGAAAACCAAATATACAAATAATTTTTGAGAAATCCTAATTAAATTTCCCATTTATTTTCAGGACAAGCTGTTTTTTCTGGTACGAATACTTTTGCTTTTAAAACACAACCGCATTGTCCACATATTTTAATTTTTCCAAAAATATCACCCGATTCGGTTATAAAAGGACAAGTATTACAAGTTTCCAAACGCTTGGCTGCAATGGCTGATTGTTCGGTTGTTGGGTCTACCATAACCCTATACGCATTAAATATTTCCTTTATTTTAGATAAGTTCATATTAATAATTTTTTGATGTAAAGTCTTCGTTTTCTTTTAATTTATCCAATTCTTTTTGATTTCCATTATAAGTACGCATCCAATACTTTATAGCATGTCTATCATTAATCCATAATGATTTATTATCCCAATCAAAATCAGGCAAAGTATAATATGGCGCCTTTGGTGTAATTGAGACGGTTTCTTCTGAAATTGGCACTTCTTCTTCAATTTGAGTTTCTACAACTTCCTCATCTCCGTAAATTTCATAGTTTTTATCAGCTAGGTCGGTAGCTAGGTCGTTTGATGGTTCTTCAACAATTTTTTTAGGTTTTTTCTTTGCATCTTGCTCTAATGCGGTGTTAAATGCAATCAAAAGCGTTACCGCCATCGGGTCAAACACAAAAATTAGTAAAAATATGAAGAATTTTACAACTGAATTGATTGGTAAATCAAATGCTTCGGCAATAAATTTAAATCCGCCGATTTCTCTTTCCAAATCTAGGTTATTATTCTTAATTTCGTTGATTTTTATGTTCCAAACTGCTATTGAGTCATTCAAAACACCAATTTTAGTAGATAATTTGTTAATTTGCTTATCTCTGTTATCAATTGAACGGATTAATCGGTTATTTACCTTACCACTACCCAATAAAGTACCTGAATTTTGTTGTAGATTACCCATTTGTGAGTTAAGTTGGGTAATTTGTTGCTCATTTTGAGTAATTTTACTCTGAAATACACCAATTTCTCTAGTAACCACATCACTTTTTAAGGATGTTGATTGATATGCGTTTGATAAGAACCCAAAAATACCCGCAGATGTGATTATAACCAATATAAGAACACCCAAAAGTAGGTATGTTCTCAATAATTTGTTAGTTTCTTTCCAAAATCGGTGCAAATAAGACGCAGCTATAAGTTTAGCAATCTCCAATGATGTTCCCATCACCCCAACTGCTAAACTTGCGCCACTAAATAATAATGCTAAACCTGTTACTGAAAAGAATGCTGCACATCCGGCAACTGCGAGTGCCGCTAATCCAACTAATAAAGTAAATGGTTTCATTTGTGTTTAGTATGGTCCTTCGTTATTCTCTAAATCAACTAGCTCTCTAATCTTTTGAGAGGTATAGCCAATTTCTTCAATTAACTTAATTGCATCTGCTTGGGTTGCTTGCGTTTCACCTTTAGCTATTTTCATTAAGTAATCTTTACGAACGTCCACTCTTGATAATAATTCTCTAACTTGGTCTCTGTATTTCATAAAACATTTCTTTATTATAAGTATTATAAAAAATAAAAGGGTAGAAAATCCACCCTCTTATTACAAATATACGAAACAAATTTTACTTTAACAACTTTATTGGTAGTTTTTTTGCTAATGTATCCTCTTTCTTTGGAATAACGATTAAAAGGATACCATTTTTGATTGAGCACTCTGCCTTTTCTAAATCGTAATCTTTGTTGATTGTAATTGTATCATCAATTTCTTTGATTAAATTGGATTGGATACTCTCAACATCTTCTTTTTTAGCCTTTACCTTTAAAACATTGTTGTTGGCTTCTACTGTAACATCTTGTTGTCCATATCCCAGCACAGAATAGGCAATTTCTAATTGTACATCATCTTTTGATTGATATACCGCGTTGTGTGATAAACGAACTACCGAAGATTTTTCGGTTGTTGGTGTGTTTTGTAATCTACTCATTTCTTGTAATAATTCAAACATAGTATTTTTATTTTTAGGTTAAACAATTAAATTATACCAACATAATATCAATTGTTGTACCAATTATAAAACCCTGACAATTTGTCATAATTATTCATTAGTTTGTGACTCAATTACAGTGCTCATGTGGTCAGCCCAATGCATAATGTAAGGAATTTTATATTTCATTCGCTTGGTAGTATCAAATACTTTCAAATACTTAACATTATCTTCGTCATACATACCATCTGTAAGTTTCATCCCAAAGTATTCAGCTTCTGAAACTTCAATACCATATTGTTGTAATAAAAACATAGTTCTATCCGTATGAGTCATATGAGATAACTCTGGATTAGGGATATAAACTTTACCTTGATTCTTTACATGCCATTCGGATTGATTTACAACATAGTATGGTTTTCCTTTTGTACCCAATTTACCCAAGTCGTGATGTAATGCACAAAAGATTAGTTCTTCATCGGTAAAGTCAGTGTCACCACCCATAGATACAAATAGTTCCTTTACTTTTAAAGCATTCTTACATACATTAAAAATATGGTCAATGTATCCACCTTCATAGCAATTATGGTATCCCTTATTTCCGCTTGCAGGTGAAAGAGCTAAACTAATTCCCAATTCTTCTTCGGAATACATTCGTAATAGTTTTTCTAATCTATCACCAGTAAAATATTTGTTGATGATACCAATAAATCTTTCGTAATTTTTTTGTAATTGCTCGTCTGTGTATTTTTTCATAACTATTTTTTCTTTTGTACTAAATCTTCTTGTGTAATTATCTTATAAAGTAACTCTACATCTTCTTCGGTTTCCAACAAAGGTAGTTCGCCATAATCAAATACGGAAATTTTATATTCACCTTTTTTTACACCAATAATGTTACATTCATCGGATGCAGTTGATAATAGAGCTGGTCTAGCACTCATATCTCCTTCCCAATTATTGGGTAATGGCAAAATATAGTAGTGATAAACTTCACCAGTTTCCTCACTTTCTTCTTCGTGTTTGATAGCATTCCATTTTTTAAAGGAAGCATCTGTAATAGGTGTTTTTGGAAATGTTAGCATGAAATAATTGACATCTTTAATTTGAACTCAAAGTTACAAAATTTTGAGCACATTGTCAAATAATTTCAGACATTTATTTTTGAGTTGTTACCAATGTAGGTTCAGTTTGTTTTTTAGCTCTTTTTCTTTTTGGTTTTACAGCTATTAACTCTTTAACTTTAAGGTCAGCAATAAGGTCTCTGATTTCAGCGCATATTTCATACTCTTCCGTTTTTTCATAGTATTTAATTATTTGAGCTAAAAACAAAGTATAATCCTTTGATTTGATAGTTGCATAGATTTTTGTTTCTTGAAATCGTAGGATAGCAACCTCATCCAGCTTATGTTCAAGTGAATACTTTATAGTATCGTAAAGATGTGGGAATATAGTATCTTTATTATCGGAAATATATTTCTTAACGGATTCCGAAGCATCCTCTCCAAAATAATCTTTCCAGTCAACTTTAGCGTACATATCCGTAATTTTTAATAACTTTCGTACATCCATATTCTTTCAATAAATATAAAGCGTTTGATTAAAACTTTAAGAAATCTGAATTTGCGGATTTTAAAGTATCTACTGTTTGGGTTGCTGCGTTTTTAATCATATTTAATCCTTCACCTATACTAACATTTCCTATTGTTGAAATTGTTGATTTACCAAATTCTGCTACATTACTTACTTTATTAGATATACCTTTTGCCTGTGATGCTAATGATACAACATTTGATTGTGCTTGCGATGCTAATGATGTAGCTTTATTAGCTATATTTTTTGCTTGTGATTGGGCTTGTGATGCCAAAGTTGTAACTTTTCCAATTGCGTTTTGCGCATTATTGGCAGCATCTTGAACTTTATCCAAAGCGTTTCCAGCTGAATCTATTGTTTCACCTAATGCTTTCAGTTTAATAAGATTTCTTTTTGGTATAACAATCGCTTTAGCTGGATTTTTTATTTCAATTTTTGGTATTACTGGCTTTTTAAATATACTAATTACATTACTAACGGCTCCGGTTGCAGTATCCTTTGCATTAGATAATCCACCTTGAATACCTGCAGAAAGTGCCGCAGCTCCGGCTTGTGCTTGGGCTTGCGCATTTGCACCGGCAATAAGTGCCATATTTTTAAATTCTTCGGCTTGCTTTAATGCTTTTTGTGCTTTTAATTGTGCAACTTTATCTACACCAGCACTAATACCACCTACTAAAGCCGCTCCTGCGGCTAATCCACCAGTAAACGATGATAATCCAGCCAAATTTCTACTTACACCATTTATTAAATTCGTATCTACCCCAAGTCCATCAATAATTTTACCTACCGATTGTAATAAATTTGTATTTGGTGCGCCTTTTGTATCGGATGTTATATTTTTTGAATAAACTGAATTTACTTCTTGTAAACTTTTACCTGCGAAATCTTTTATAAAATCATTTAATTGGCTAACTGCACCAAATGTATTAGATTCTAATGATATGTTTGATGTACTATTTAATAAACCTTCCTTAAATTTACCAGCCGAATCAAAATATTCTGTTTCATATAAATAAGACCCTTTGATTCTACTACTGGAGTAATTCCGCGCGTTTACAATATTTTCGGTAACTAATTCTACATTTTTTTCTACAAATATAACCTCATCTTGCTCATCAAATAAAAATAAAATTTGTTTTATTATTGACTCATCATCCGGTTGTCCCGATTCCTTAAACCCAGCGTAATTGGTAATTGATGTTACGCCAGCATCTTCCAATTTAGATAAAATAGCAGAACCTTTTGGTTTTTCAAATTTATCTTTTAAATATTTTATTAAAGAGCTACCGGTACTTGTAAAATCTAATTTAATTACAGTAATTTGGTCAATTGTATAATATGGATTATTTTCATTATATGCGATTTGTAAATCCTTATAGATGTGTTGTGGTATATATATATTTTGAGGAAAATCTCCACCAACTATTTGAATACCAAAGTTTACATTTTTTTTTGGAGATACAAACACTTTATAATTGAGTTGTGCATCCGGATTTTTTGTTGGTAATACAATATTGTTTACTTCAAAATCACCCTGCAACTCAATACTTTCTCTATCTCCTGGAAGATAAAACCCATATGTGTTTGTTACATTCTTCACTATTATCTACCTTGTCCTCTATACTTCTTTGGTTTTTCTTCGTATTTACCATACGATTTCTTTGCCTTACCTTTACCTCTCTTACCGAAAGTTACTTTTTTGTTGCTAGAACCAACACTTACTTTAGCTTTTGCCATAGTCTTAATTATTATAGGTTTATTTCCTATAAATATCGCAGACACAAAAAAAGTAGTAGATAAAATCCACTACTTTTTTATAATCGAGTTAAACATAAAATCTTTTGTACGGGAGGTTGGTGGGGGTTCGGCTTTGTTTCTTTGGGAGTAACTATGGACCAAATTGTTGTCCCCACCAACATCGTACTTTATCGTAACCTTAATTTGTATAGTTCAAAGATACGAAATATTTTCCAACAATCAAAATGTTTTAAGGTTTTTTTTAAAATTGTACTATATAAAGAACCTTTTTTAACTTATTGGGAAAATCCTATTTTTTTGATGTTTTTAGTATTTTTCTAATATTTATATACAAATAATTATATTTAAATAGATAAAATACAAAACAATGCAATTACTTTTAATTCTTACTTTATGTGCTAGTTTAGTTAGCGGTATATTAGTTAAATTCAATACGGATTCTAAACCAGCTAAACATCGTTCTCACTTAAAAAATTTGGATACGAATAAATTGTGGCCTAACTAAAAGAAAAAAGCCACAAATAAAATTATTCCACCCAACCAAGCAGTTTCTCTACGGAATTGAGAAGTTCTGAAAAAGAATAAACCATTCTCTTCCAAACTATACATTAGGTTTATAGCCCAATATACGATAAGAAATCCAATAGCGGTACTTACATTTATCATTTCTTAAGTCCGTTTAATTTCTTTTTATCTGCTCGTAATTGCTTTGCAATATATTTTACCCATTGATTATAGGTTAATCCAAATTCGTTTCTTTGTACTGCCATTATTTTATGTATTGAGATAGTAAACGATATGAGTATTGTAACATATACTCTTGAAAATCTTTTTGGTTTGTAAAATCAACCGATTCAGTTTTTATATAATCAGTACAGAAGGAAGCCAGTTGTTCCGGCTCCTCATCTATATCTGACCTTAAGTCCATTATCGCCTCTTTATATCCAGTTTGATAACCGGAATCGTAAAGCTCAAGCAAATCAGAGACTTGTGTGGTTGAGTTTTGTAAATTCATATTTGTTGTAGAAAAGTTCAGCAAATACTCTACCTTTTGATTCAGCAGATGCAAATTCTTCAAATACTTCGGTTGGTACATTTTTATACACATAAGTAATCGCAGTATGGCTACTCTTAAAATGTAATACCATATCTAATGTTTCATCATTGTGTGATGCTGAATGTACTGTACTACTATCAGCTTCTGAATTAAATTCTCTAATCATTTTTATTTTGTTTTGGTTCTGTAATTGATAATATAAATATAACTAATGTAGCTACGATAATAGGTACATATATAGGGGCAAATACTATCCAATATGGAATATCTATATACCACTCCCATTTTATGAGTAACATACTCAATGTTAAAAATATTGTAGTTGCCATAAAGGCATCCCCTAATGAATTGAACTTTCTATCATTCATAATTATTCATTTATAAAGTTCTCACCAAACTCTGCTTTCAGGTCACGTGTAATACCATTTGGTTTTCCACTACGAAGCGATTTATCGGCTTGTAATTCTAAAAACAATTGAGTAGCGTAACGCTGGGCGTTCTCTGGTGTAATAAATGTCTTTAATTTATCACCAGCTTTGTTGAATACATTATATACAACACCCAATGAAGATGATTGACTTTCTTTAATAATAAACGGATTCTTTTTCAATTGTGCCATTTTAGTATTTGTTTAAGATTTAAGAATTAGTGATTACGGCGTCCTCCGCCTCCTTGTGAAAAAAGGGATTGTGAACTTGCATTTCCCAATGGATTCCATTCCCTACTAACGGTAACACGACCTTTCTCAACATATCGTTGACCATTTAAACTAGCAGCTTCTGCTCTCAAAGCAGCGATTCTTTTTTCAATTGAAGTTTGATTACTCATAGATTTATTGTTTTATGTTGAACTCTTATTACCTTATAAAGATAAGTAAAAAAAATGGGAAAGTCAAGTCTTTCCCAAAATATTTTTTAATTATTTTACATAAATAAATTTACGATTTCGATTTTCTTTTGCAATCTCCTCTTCCTTTTTCCATTCGTTAATTTGATTTAGTGCATCTTGTTGTTTATTAAATGAATAATAATGCTCAACCCAAATGGGAAATGGGTACGATGCTGGAATAATGCGTCTAGATGCCACAAAGTATTCAGCAGTTTCCGTTTTGTGGATTTCAATACGATAAGAACTACAACTTGCTACCAATACTCCCACTAATAGCAACACTCCCAATTTTAGTTTTAACATTATTTTTTATTAGTTTAATTTTAATAATCCACCAATTCCAAAATATGCATTTGGCCGCATTGTACCTTCATGCACATTACCCCCAACTTGGAACTGAATTAAATTATCATTTAAGGATTTACGAACAATTGATAATCCAAATGATTGTAATGGTTGTGTAAAGTTTGTAGTAATATGTGGTCCCATATACCATTGTACTGTTTTAGGGCGATAAATTTCTACAATCTTTTCTTTAATTTGTGGTTTAATATCAGCTAACCACTTTCTACTTACCAAACGATTATGTGAAATGGTATCGGTAATTTGAATATTACCCACACCATCTTCTAATGTAATTGTTTCTTTGTGTACATTTGTTGGATAGTATTGTTGTAAGATTGCCACCGTATCTAATGCAGTTACTGGTGTTTGTACATTTACAATTTTATATTCCGGTACTTTTACAATTTCCTTTTTAACAACAACTTTTGTTTTTGTCTTTGGTACAATTTTAGTTTGGGTTACATTGATTGGTTGGATTATATTGTAAGTCTTTGTACCTATAATTTTTCCATCTTTGTATGTTTTAACACGCAATACTTTTGGTGTTTGTCCAAATGCTAACACTCCCGATAGCATGAGTAATCCTAATAATACTTTTTTCATTATCTATAATTTTCTACTATTTCATGATGGTCATTAAACATCATACTTTTAATTGGTTGGTTTTTCATAATAGATAAAACCTCTTTCATTTCAATTGGAAATAAATTATTACCTTCCACACCAACATCCATCATCTTTCCAGGTCCAACTCTACGATTTGGTGGTAAGTGAACGTGGCCATGCAAATGTATAAATCCTCTTGCTAAATTATCCCAGCTTGCAATTGGAAAGTGCATGAGTATAAACTTTGCCTCATCTTGCATTGGTGTACCAACATTCCACTTTACAACCAAATCTAAAATATTATTTACAGAAGAAAATAACTCTTGTATGTTTTCTTTGTTTTTGGCTATATGCTGGTCGTGGTTTCCTAAAATAAGATGAATGTTTTTACATACCAATCTATCTCTAAACTGACGGATACTATCAAATCCACCAAAACTCCAATCACCCAAATGGAACAAAATATCATCTTGCCCAACTACCTCGTTTATACCCTCTACCAATCTATCGTTCATAGCTTCCAAAGATTTGAACTCTCTGAAATTAGAACCAACCGGTCCGTTATCCCTATTCCAAGTTGTGGTAGCAGAGCAGATGTTAGCATGGTTAAAGTGAGTATCACTTGTAAACCATAATTTCTGTCCTTTGTTTAGTGTAATTTTCATATATCAAAGGTAAGTAAAAAAATCCACAAATCCAAATGTTTAATCGAAAAATTCTACAATAATTCCAGCTTCTTTAAACATTTGATTTGAGCGTTCTGCCGATTCTTGCCACTTTGGGCTCATAGCACCTTTACCACTTCGTAGTACAATCTTCTTTACACCTGCTGATATAATTGCTCTTGCACAATCTGCACAACTAATACCACAAGTCATATACATAGTAGTACCTAATGTAGATACACCTATACGAGCTGCGTTGTAAATACAATTCCGTTCCGCGTGTTCAAACCAAAAGTATTTCTCTGGCTTTTCTTGTCTTTCTACAACATCATCGTTGATACCACGAGGAAATGAGTTATAGCCGGTAGATACAATCTCATTGTTCTCACCAACTAATACAACACCAATTTTTGTATTATTATCTTTTGATTTCAACTTCACCTGTTCGGCAATGTTGATAAAATATTCATCCCAATTCATTATCCTATAACTTCTCTTATGTAACTTCTTATAAATAAATAAAGTAATTCGTATTGTTTGATTACTACTAATGGTATTACAGTATCTTTGTCAATAGTGGCTAATGGTGTTCCACCTTCCCATAGAGTAGTGTGCAATCTACAAATATCAGTATCCTTACCTCTCTCATCTATCCAGTTTTGGATTTTTCGTTCTAATATAAAATAACCTGAATATTTTGTACCTTTTACATTATTCGTATAACTAAATGAAAATGAATATTTTTCATCAGCCGTTGCCATTGCATCTATACTAAACTCAAACAACTCACTATTACTACCTTGTTGTTTTTTACCGATTAGTAAATCTATATTTTCTATGTTTATCTTCTTCATATGTTTAACTGATTAAAGTGCAATATAGGTATAATAATTTACTTTTCCAAATTTTTAACACCATATTTTATGTATTTGTACCAAAATCTTTCGTGAAGAAAATAGATGAATGGTTTTAAGAATAACTCACCCAAGCCAAAGGCGGCTCCAATACGAACATCACCACTCAAATACCACATTGTTAAGAAACCAACGGTGGTACTGATTATTCTATAACTAATTGTTTTTAGTATGTGTCGTTTTACGTCTACCATTTTTTGTAACTACATAATCTATAATAAAGTGTACCCTATCCTCATCGCTTAAATTTTCAACAGAGTGTCCTTTTGAATTATCAATTTCCCAAATCTCACCCTCCTTCATATTTTTTTCTTCCATTTCAGGATAACCTACTATAAAAAATACTTCTGGATTTGTTATTAAAGCAATATGTGTTCTGCGTGGAATCACCAATCCTCTACCCGTATCCGCATGTGGGGTTATATCGTGATTTGCCAATAGCTTAACTAATATAACTCTGTTAAAATAACCATCACCATATTTTTGTCTATATAATGGTTCAATCTTGTCTAAAAACTTTTGGATTTCCAATTCATAAAATAAAGGATGTTTTTCTGATACTTCTAATGTATCAACATTTTCTATATCCCACATCAATGGTAAAGATTCTGTATATCTATGTGCATCATACATCTCTTGTCGTTTTGTATATGCTTTCCAATACGATTCATCCAACGATTTAACTTTATGTTTTAAATCGGATACATCAACAATACCAACATAATTATAGTTTACATAATCAACTGCCATAATATATTATATTAATTATCTTCATTTTTAAAAGGTTTTTCATACTTGGGTTTAATCATACTCCAAATTAAATGGTCGTATGGTTTTTTATCCCACATCTTAAACATCACCGCAGATAATTCTTTTGGGAATTGTTTAGTATATTCAGCAAACTCTTTTTTAGTTGGTTCTACTTCCTTATCATTATACTTACCATAACGGAATCCATCATGCAACTTACCTGCTCTTTCATCTATTGAGTAGAAACTATATCGCAAGTTCATAACCACTGCTTTCACCCATTTATCAAACTCATCGGGTACTCTCTCCAAAAATGGTTCTAATGGTTCACCATTCTTCAATAGTTCCCAAATATCTTTGGTAGAAAAATTAGTAAGGATTCTATGTAATCTCACATACTCATCACCTTTAATCTTCATTCGCATACCACCTGAAAAACGAATTACATATCCTTCGGAATCATTTGAAATCATTTTTTTCAATTTGGTATAATCATTCACACCATCGTATCTATTAACAATATCCCATCCCTCATTCACCATCTCATCAACCTCAACCTCTTTACCGGTTTCGTTATTGTAAGCACCTAACACAACCAATTTTTCCTCATCACCATAATCTACAACGATTCGATTTTCAGGATAAATGATTTCAACTAAATAAGTGTAGCCAGGTATTAAAGCAGTTTTGCTTAATTTATCTAATAACTCCTTACCTTTGATAGCTTGTTCGGATGTAAATGAACCACGAGTTGCCATATGCCACTCACCTTCGTAGTGGAATATAATACCCAACGAACCATCCATCTTTTCAAATACTTCAAAGGGCTCATTTGGAATGACACTACGCATTTCCCAACCACCGCATTCTTCAGGGTGAGCACAGTTAATCATACCTGATTTTCTACACCCTTCACAATGTGCATACTTATCATCTTTAATTTCTTCGTAGTTAAAGAACTTTGGGAATGGTTTGGCAATAACATTACCTTCGTTATCCAATACTAAACCTCTACAAGCCAATGTATATCTATCCCAATTACCATCGTATTGTGTGGTGCGGGAATAGTTGTATATAGACAACGGAAGTGTAGGGTGATTTTGTTTAATCACCTTACCCGTATCAATATAATGTTTATGTAAAAGTTCTAAATTGTATTTCATAACTTATTTTTTAATAAACTCAAAAATGTGCCAAACAAATTGACCATCCTGAATTGTGTTGATATATGTAAAATTATCTGCTTCTGGAAAGTCATGTCCAGTACCAACTATTGTAAAATATCTAAAATCACATTCTGCATCAGTATCTACCAATGCCCATATATAAGGTAGACCATTTTGTGTTTGGATTGTTAGTACCTTTGCTCCAATTGGCATTTCAATACCTCTACCATCTTTAAGTTCGTATTTGTAAATCCGTTTCATAATTTATAATTTTACTTCAAAACGATTTCTCATATTACCCAAAGATGCATCGGGTACATTGTGGATACTCTTACCTTCGTGTCGGTTCTCTACGATTACTGATGTTACTTTGTACCCGTAGGTTTTAGCCAACTCATAGTAATCTTCCATCTCCCACTCTTGCGTAAATGTGTTTGATACTATTACCTTTGGCTTCTCTCTAACCATAAAAGATTCGCATTGTTCTTTACACCAACGATGTGCTTCTTTGATTTTATTAAAATCAAACTTATACTCACCATCTACCATAAAGTACATATCTGCCTCACAACGGAAACCACCAATCAATTCAGCGAATGTTGATTTTCCACTACCCGGCAATCCTCTCAATAAGATTAACTCTTTCATTTTTTTTCTTCGTATACTTTAACCGATGGTAAACCACTATACTCACAATATAATTCTTCTTTCTGCTTTCGCATTAATTCTTTGATACTCTCATCAAAATATACACCATCCGATTCCATATCAGCGATGTTCCGTTGCATTGCATTATACACAATCTGCTTTTCTTTTTTTGTTAATGATTGGTTACTTGCCAAATTACCAACAAAGTTTACTAAACCGGCACGGGGACCTGATTCTTTGGTATGTTTGTATTCCGTACTTTCCATAACATTGAACTCTCTATACACTGCGATTCCAAATACAACGAATAAAGTAGCCACTATGGATGTAAGTATTATAACTTCAATATCCATTATTTTTTTGTTTTAGAGTTTATATAATTTAATAATCCCAAAATGGTTGGTGGCCACAATCCAATAAAGATTGCCTTATTCACATCATTCTCAACTATGTAGTGATATTCACTAACAAAAATTACAATAATTGTGATAACCAAAATCAGTATTTCTGATGTCTTAAAATTCTTAAACATATTTGTTTGTTTTTGATTACATAGTTCCACACTTCAATACCAACAGGCATAAAGCGAAACCAATGATAAAAAGTAGTAATGGTGTTTTAATCTCTTGCATTATGATTCCTTTTTAATTTGTTTTTTGTGTTTAAGGATAGCTTCACTTAATTCATTGTACTCCATTTCCAAATAGTTTGGAATACCTTTCTTCTTTGCAATAAATCTTAACTCATGTAAAAACAATTTGCCTGATTGGATGAATTGTTTAGCAGGGGCTGCATCGTATTGAAATTCATTTGGGTGTGTCATATATCTTTCTTTTAGTGAATAACAAAGGTAAGTAAAAAAATCCACAAATCCTAATTATTTTTACATTATTTTAAAACGGAAGTGGTCCAAGTCCAAAACGAGGATGATTCACTACATACTGATTGATAATTTGACCTAACCGCATCATAAGATTGTTTGGTGGTTTCCTTAACCAATTCAAAGTACAAAAGTGTTCATATACTGCAGTTCCATTTTCAAAATCAATAAACACTATCTTATAGACTTTTTCTTTATCTGCACTCACTTCCATTTCCACATTTCTATGTAATCTAATTATTACAAATTTATTATCAGCATCATACCTGCTACCCATTTTAAATTCGTAATACTCTTCGGTTGGTTTGTACATCAACAACGTCCAACCATCAAAGGTATTTAGGATTCTATAATCCTTTAATCTTTCTTCAAAGTTTTGTATTGTTAGCATTATAGTAATTGGATTTCGGTTATCAATTGTGTTACACCTTCTTCAGTTAAGAACCCAATCACATCATCAGTAATTGGTGTATCGTATGTAATCTCACCTTCGGTATTCAATACTGCCAACTCATACAACCCATCCTTACCTCCGTATGAATATTTATGACATATCACACTTACACCAAATCCGTTCTCAAACATAGTACGAGAGTATATACCTCCTCCAAAAACTTCCTTAAATTCTAAATCTTTAAATTCTTTCATATCTTTATTTTAAATTATAACCCAACACCTCCGGTCGGTCAAAGGAATTTTTGATAGTTTATTTATTCTTTAATTCAAAATCAAAAGCATCTACTACGGATTGGATAAATGAATCTTTATCCTTTAATCCATTAGCGGTTATCCCACCTTCATTAAACTTCTTTCCATTCAACCATAGTTCGAATCTATATTGTTTCTTATACTCATTATTATACTCTCTCGTCAATAGCAACTTACCCCTATTCGTACCCAAAGCGGATACAAATGAAATTAAGTAACACTTTGGTTCCATGATATTCAAATCCGAATCGTATTTATACATCTCATCGTATAGTGAATCAATACTCCACCCATTACAATATGTACCTTCTAATAATCTAAAGTTATGGATTGTTAGCATGTGATATAATTCTTCTTAATGTTCTTAACATAGATGTTACACTTCCTATATTTGCTTCGGTTACCCAAACTGAATTGAATGGTTCAAATGTATCCGTAATCTTATAATATTTTGCACTTAACATTGCATCAAGCCCTTCTTCTTCTTTTAGGATGAATACTCTATCATCTGCAGTAGCGGATGTTCTTAAATGGATTTGATAATCACCTTCAGGTCCATAAGTATGAACTCCTACAACTGTCCATATAGTAGTTGGGTTTGGAACTATAAATTGCTCCCCAACCAACTTATCTGTATTTTGGATTTTTAGCATATGTTTATCCTTACCAAATAATGTGAACCAATCCAATTTACTAAATCTTTTGGGTCTTTTAGATATTGTTTGTGAATTTTATTTAATCCTCTACTTGCATAAGGTCCTTCGAAAAAGGAATCCGTTAAATACTCAAACCCATTATCTTCTACTTGTCTAAACACCTTTACAAAATGAGCTTGATGTATAGAAAACACACCATCTATTTGGGGTAAAAATGCTATCTCATACCAATTCTCACTTTCCTCAATCGTAGCTACCTTCCACCTCTGCCCCATACAACTTATATTGGCATTCGTTATTTTATCGTAATTCTCTATCGTTAGCATATCCTTTGTAATTTATGTATTAATTCGGTTACCTGTGATGCTAGGAGGTAGGGCATTTGCAAATCATCTATATCAACCATCATTTTTACCCTAGTTGCATATCCTATTATAAACAACTTATACTTTCCTTGCGCATTGGGTGTTCTATCTAAACAAACCGCAACATCATCTCCATTTAACTTATATGCGTTTTGAACTCTGGTATTAAAATCACTTACTCTAAAATAAAATACATACCCTAATTGGTTTGGAGTCATATCAACTTTGTGTGCAAATTTACCATTACACAACATCATTTTAAACTTATCCGTATTATGTATTGTTAGCATATTACATATGTTTTACTATTTTATCTGTCATCCAAGTATAGAACCCAATTCTATCCTTTAGGTTAGCAAGACCCACAGTACCTGCGTAAATCAAACCTTCACTTTGGACAAGTGACCAATCCAATCCTTTGTGTTTCTCGTCGTAAATCTCAAAGTTATATATGGTTGGTTTATTGAACAATGGATTTCTTTCTAAAAAACATTTGAATCGGCGAGGTTCATCATTATAATTCCAATAGAATGAATAACTATCACAATCACGAGAAGAACCATTACCTACACCACCATCCTTATTGCACAAACCAGCATCTACCAATTTGAATGAACCTATTTGGATTCCGGTCTCGTCGTGGGCACCTCTCCTTGGGTTTTGAATTGTTAGCATGGGTTATAATGTAAAATTATCCAATGATTTTAGTAGGTTGTCCATATCCTTAATCCAACTTGCGGTTACACCAATGTGAGTTAGTCTACCATCCGCTCTTTTGAACAAATAAATGTTCTCACCATTCCTTACCTTTGCAGGGGTTCGTTGTAGGTAAACCGTTGTGGATATGTGTGATGATGATTCAACCAATTTAATCTCATAGTGTTTATCGGTTTCATCGCAAAAAGAAACCTCCCAACCCTTTCCTACGGATTTACCACATAACTTATAATAGTGTTTTATTGTTAGCATATCTTATTAAAATTCAAAGTAATTGTTCCATAAACGAGTCTGAATACTAATCCACATATTGAATCGTTTGAAATCTAAAAAGTGAGTTGGTCCAAACTTTTCAGCTGGGAATTTGGTGTGGAAGTTTATCCCATCACCACTCCTTGCTATGTTAAGTGTGTAGGTTTCCCGTTTCCAATCAAACTCTACTAATATTACATTACGGCATGGAAGTTGGGGGTATATCCACATATGGTTGGGGTCACCCATACTATCTCCCAATCGGAATGGTATCCCATCCGATGATTCAAAGCTATGTCCTTTAATCTTTTCAGCAAAATTTTGTGGTGCGTTCATACGATTTATATTTAACTGATGTTTAACAAAGGTAAGAAGAATACTTGATAATGTCAAGTCTTTGGTTAAATATTTTTTTAATCAATACCAAGAAGATTTCGCATATTATCCGATGAAGTGCGGTATGGGTGTTTCAATTCTTTATGGAGTTTTGCAATACGTCTATGTGCAGAAGAGAACCGAATTACCCGACCAACATCTGAAACATGATACTTATTCAAAAACGAAGGAAATGAAGTTGAGATATATGGCATATTACCAATGTAAATTATCTCCGTATCAAGTGAGTTTAATTCACATCCCTTCGGAATGTTTTTATCCAATGCTTCATTTAATAGTTTATTTGGAATAATCCGACCATAAACCAAATGGCTTACTATCTCAACCACTATGAATATAAATGGTAAAATAATACAAAGTTTTAATATTAAATCGTTCATAATTTTATTTGTTTTAAGTTTACCAACCACTATGAGTTCCACCATAGTTTTGTTGTTTAGCTATTTCTATAAGTTTGTCTATACAAGCATTCTCTGCTTCTTCGTAGGTGTCATAATCACAATCTCCACCACCCAAATCTGTATTATTTATAACAAATTTTTGTTTCTTAATATGAAGAATATCATAACCATAAAATATGTGGTTAATTTTACCAGACCATATATTAGGTAATAAACTATACTTCTCCCTAAACCATCTAAATACTTGTTGTTTAAGTGGTGCTAACATCTCATCTATGCCCTGAACGTGTTTATCTTCAATAATACCTCCAATTCGTAGATGTGAATTAGTAAACCACCCAAAACAGCTTTCATCAAAACCTAATTTCTTTAAGGCTAATGCTTGTTCGTATGTTACAAATTCTTTATCCATTGTCTTTGCCATAATTTTCGTTGTAATATCTTTCTGGTGAATCTTCGTTTACTTCATTCCAATGTTGGTGATGTGAGCCTATCTCATAAGCCTCAATTATCTGCTTTTTCTCCATTTGTTTGGCTTGTTCAATATGAACTAATAATGATGGGTAATCGTCACCAAAATCGGCGCCATTATATACCATATTTTTTATCATATCTTCCAACCATTCAACACTTGTTTGTTTATTTGCCATATCCTTACCAAATTATAGTGAAAGTGTACGATAGCCAACCAAAATCAATCTCTCTTTTCTTACCATCCCCACTTATAGAGAATGCTAATAGGGGTAATATCAAATAAGTTCTATTCTGCTTTTTCATATCCATTTTAGTTTTCGTTAAGTTCAATTTCGTAGAAGTGTTCTAGCAAACCATCGCAGTAACAAACCTCCAAATTATAGGCGGGTAACTCTACATTGTAGTACCCGTCGTTAAAATCAGTTAGGGTAACATCCAACCAAGTAACATCAATTTTGTTCTTATCGCACCAAGCATCGAAACCAACGGCATCGTTACTTAAAGCAGCATTGTGAATAGCGGTGATAGTAATAGGATTCATAATATTAAGGGATTTAAAGGTTAATAAAAATAAGCATTCCAAATACGGTCAATAGGGGCGAGGTAACGAGTACCTACTTTCTCTTCGTTAAGAGAACCACCTTGCGTCATAGATTCATATTGTGATTTAACAACCTCCATCAAACACTCATTTGGATTCTCCAACACTAATAATAACTTTGCTCTTAAAGTTGGGGAAAAGTTCTCCGAAACGGGAGTACCAATCATTTTGTTCAACATATAAACTTTATCAATATTCATATAAAAGGGGTTTATGTTTAACTCTCTCAATGTTTAGTAAAGGTAAGTAAAAGGAAGCAAAATGTCAAGTCTTTACCTAATTATTTTTAAATTATTTTTAATCAGCAAACCCATACCCATGTCGTAAAGAGTAATCTCGCCGTTCCTTCAAAACCCTCTTTTGTTCAACCAACTCATCTATCATCTTATCCCAATGGGTTTTGGGAGCATGTATTGTTCCTCTTTCCGATAGCCAATATAAACCCTTATTAGGATTAGGTTGTCTTCGTAGGTGGGCAATAGTAGCGTTAATCTCATCACACCTTTTCAAATACTCTTTTGTAGTCATATCTCTTATAAGTTAGTAATAAAATAATCTTTAAGTTTTTCCATTGCCCGAACCTTAATCTGCCTAACCCTCTCACGAGTTAATAACAACTCCCTACCTATCTCATCGTAGTTCATCTCCTCACCATTAGGTAATCCAAAGGATAGCTCAATCACACATCTCTCACGAGGAGTAAGAACCCACTCCATAGCCGAACTCAATTCAATACCCATATCCTCAATCTCTAAACCTCTAAATTCTGATGATTGGGAAGGGAAGGATTCAACCTCCTCCAAACCAACATACTCATACTCTAAATCTCTATGATTAGATGGGATGTGGATAACTCCATTTTCAATCTCTTTGTTAATCCGATAAGTGTCTTGTGAGTAACGATTCATATCTATTTTGTTTATGTCTAACTGATGTTCTATAAAGGTAGGCATAATATACCACAATGTCAAGTCTTTTACCAAATTTATTTTTGTTTTCCTGGTTATTTTATAGACCATATAGAAACCCTTAAAAGTGTATAGGGTAAAGAGGGTTTAGGATAGCAAAATGAAATTTAGGATGACCACCTAAAATATACCCTTTGGGGTATAATTGTATATTAAAACGAGTCAGGCCCGAAAACATGGCACCCGTATGAAAGCGTACCCGACTCGGGGGTCCAAGCATGCCTTCGGGCGTGTTACGGGAAATGGAGAGTCTCCATAACGGGGGCAACGCCTCCGCACGAGCCTACGCTCGGGTAGTTAGATAGTTATCTAATCGTTATACGGATTGACGAACGGGTCGTTGGTATTGCTTTAAAGCTTGGGTGACCTCATACTGATGTTGTCTAGCGGAGCGTAGTGTTATCTCGCATTGCTCAGCCAATCCGATGTTCTTCGATGACACCGCTTGTAGGTACATCACAGTGATGTCTTCTATATCGGTTTGTAGTGCCTGTAGTCTACGCTGGAAGAAGTTCACATCATGTTGGTATTCGGTTAGTGTACTCATAGTGTATAGGGGTTGAATTTTGTTTTGCTAAAATAATTTTACCATTGCGGTCCGCAGATGCTATTCCTCACAGACAGTAAACTCAATAGCGGGCCCAAAGGTGATACCACCACTCACACCTGCCCAACTATAACCGGGTTCTAATATCTCTCTTACTTTCTCTCTATCAATGGAGTCGAATTGTATATCATACGGATGTGGTTGAGTCAGATACTCACCAATAGCAGCCTCAATTTGGTCTGTTGAAGCGATACGATATATACCATAATACTCATTGTAGAACTCATTACAGTAGTGATTGAACTGCTTTAAATCTTCGAAGAAAGAACGGCGTTTAACCATAGGAATAGGGGCTTCAAATAGATTGCTCATAGGAATGGGGTTATAAGGGTTTAAAACTAATTTCGGTTTTAGGTAAGTGTCTAACAGAGATAGCCAACACACGCAGGCGGCATGGGTGGCCAGTAGCCATTAGGAACACAATCAATAAGATTAACTTCTCTCTCATCATATATCAAAGGTACGCAGAATATGTGAGAATGTCAAGTCTTTGCTCAATTATTTTTATATTATCCCAAAAAAATTTTAGGGTATAGGGGTATAATACGAAAAACCCCACCAGCATAGCGGGAGGGGTTATTAAAGGGAAAAACAAAACATTAACTAAAACAAACCAAATATCGGTGGGTGTAAGGACGGTATCGAACCGTCTTCTCTGGCTCCACAAACCAGCGCTTCACCTTAAAGCTTCAAACACCATATACTCTACGCTGTGTAGTAGTTATAGTCAGAGGAGTTTAACTCTGCGAGTTCTTTCATAAACTCTTTCGCCTCCTCATAGCGTTTCTTACTCACAACACCATGCCAAAAACAATAGTCATAGTTGACCTCTTCAGCGGTCTTACCATTTAACAAAGCCATAGCCTCAATAAAATCAACATAGTTAGGAAGAGAAAGAGAAGCGATTTGAGAATTTTCCATATCTGAATCGTAGAAGGAGGAAAGTCTGTCTCTCAACTACATAATAAAGGTACGAAGAATATTTTACAATTACAAGTCTTTTCCAAAATATTTTTAAAAAAAATTAAAATATTATTTATCGCCTCCGCACAAGCTGTGCAATCGTGGACGTGTTGAGCGCACGTTCACGTTCTTTGTTTTATCACATCTACTTAACATAATGTAAATTATATAACGAGAATATATTAGAATAGTACAATTATTG